TGTCCGCCATTGCTAGCTGGATAATACATATAACCGCCCGCCCGCTACATATTTCTATACTCAGGAGTTGTATAATAATTTATATTATTCACAGGAACTTGTTCTTCTTTTTTATCAGCTTTTTCCATTGACTCAGTAATAGTACAATAATAAATAGCCTATGATAAATCTTTAATCATATCAATAGCCTAACCAAGTTCATGTGTATCTACTTTTGAAAGGTCTCCAAGCTGGCCTTGTACACAACTCATTAACTGTTCTTTCATTGTTTTTAAAGCATCTGTTGCCATATCCTCATCCTCCTCATGCAATTCTATCAACATCTAAAGAAGCCTTACGTCTTACTTGAATAGATGGAGTCGGTGTTGTAGCTGGATCATCTTCTGTTCCATCTACATATGTACCAGATACTGTTACACAACATCCACAAGGAACTGTGACAAAAGTTGTAGTATTAACATGCCAATAATCTCCTACTGCGGCAGGTGTCACAATAGCAACACTATCTGGAACAACCACACCATTTACAGTAATCCCAACTGCAATAGGAGTGACCGCACCACCAGTAGGAATTTGAATATTACCTTGAAGAGTTACTTCATATCTTGCAAAACGATTAGAGGTATTGCCTTTTAAGTTAAGAATTCCAGGTGCTAAAGGAATTACATTTCCTTTATTACAAGGAATAGAAACACTATCAAAAGGAATAGTTCCATTCAATGCCACTAATGCATCTGTAGTTGTTACATAACTAGCCATGAGCAACCTCCTTATTAGTTATAAAATCCATTTCCGCCACAACCATTTCCACAATTGCATCCATAAGGATTAGAAACTATATAAGCTGGAACTGGAGTAGGATTTAAAGCTCTAAGTAAAGCATTTGTCTGAGCAGTATTATCATTCAGAATCTGACCTGTTTGTTGATTCTGAGATGCCGCTAAACTAGCTAAATAACCTTGCATTTGAAGTTGCTGATTTTGTGCTTTAAGTGCTTCGATTTCTTGTTCACATAATTTATCTAAAATAGCCTGAGTATTAGCTGTATTAGAAGCAATTACATCTTTAAGTGCATCAGAGATTGCGGAGCGGTCTGCGCATGCTTCAGTAGCTACAGTATACTTCAAATCAGCTAAGCCAGCGCGATTCTAACAGCAACAGCTTTGTTGATTCATTGCTATTGTGTTTAACTGCGTAGATAAATTAGCTTGATTGTTATTTAAAGTTTGAAGTACATTAGCTTGAGAATTACATCTTGAAACCTCAGCATTGGCAAAACCATTACTGACTGCTGATGTAATTCCACTTAGACCATTAATAACTGCGCTCTGGTCAAAACCTCTCTGAATATCTGAAGTGATATAGCCAGTGTTGCCACCTCCGCCATATCCTCCTCCATTCCATCCATTACCCCAGCCTCCCATTAAGACAAGGATAAATAAGAGAAGAACCCAAGCACCATCGCCGTTACCAAAACCAAATCCATTTCCATCGTTTCCAGTAGCAGCCGCAATATCAGCCAAAGAATAACCACCATTATTATTAAACATAGTTAATTCCCCTTCATTTACATTCAATTCACTTTTCACCTTAAAGAATTTCTAAAATTATTAAATTCTTGGTCAAAATTTAAACCTCGTTGAGATGCTAAATTTCTAGCAATTTGCTATAAAGCTTGAGTATTTCCATTTTGAGCAAGACCCATCGCGTTTTGAACAATAGGATTGTTGTTCCCCTGTTGTTGTAGGATACCCATTAGTAACTGTTGTGGATTTTGTCCACTTTTTATTAACTGAACTAACTGCATTGGATTAACATTCATTTTATACCTCCCTATTAAAAGTCGATCTATGTTTTATTAGATGCGGACGCCGGTGGTTGCGAAGGTTGAACCTGGGTTGCCGCCATTAATGCTTGTATGACTTTATTGAACTATTCTCTTGTCACGTACTAACTATTTGCATATGGATTATCATTTTTATCATACGCATACGTTCTAAAAGATGCTGTTCCATCATTATTAATTTGTTTAGTATAAATCTTGTCATTTCCAACATCAGTAAATACCCAAAGCGAACCATCTAAATCAATTTGGAAAGCCATAGCTTCCTATTTAGATGAAACTGGTCTACATTTCAAGAATTGATTTTGTTGAAAATTCTAATAAGGTTGTTTTGTTAATATGTTACTATAATTATTTACTCCATATGGATACTGAGTTGCTATCGGAGCTTGCCCCGTAGTAGGATACCCCATTTGAGGATTATAATTCTGCATTAATATTTCCTCCTTTTTGTTACGCGTAAATTATTTGTATCTATATGATGGAGGTGATCAGACTCCATGTTTTTTAAAAGTACGAAGGGAGTATTTAAGAACAAAATATAAAGATGAGTAAAACAAAAATGATATGTTTTTTATTTAATTTAATTATTAAATTTCTCTTACTCCCCTCATACAATTATACTTTAAAATTGGATAAATTTTATTAGTTGATTTTGTCCCAACTTTTATCATCTTAATTTATCCACTATTATATAAAATTTATTAAAATATTATTTTCTAAATTTGTCCTTCTCAGCCTTCTTCAGGAGTTACCTCAGGTTCAGGTTGAGCAATCTCATGTCTATAGCACTGATTCATAATTGCTCTGCCATCAGACGTAAGAAGAGTCGCGCTATGCTGCGGAAGTTCACTGACTGCCGCTGAAGCAAGAACCTCATGATACTTAGCTTCAGCTTTCAATCTAGCCTTAGTTGCATTTTCATCGAATGCGAAATGAACAATATGTCCAAATTCGCCGTTTGTATATTGCTGAATTTCAATAATATAAAATTGATTCATATTTTTTCTCCTTTTTCCCCTACGTATTTTTATAAAAAATCTGTTAGAAGATTTGATTTTGTGTCCTTATTTTGGTACTAAAATTTTATATCCTGCTTCTATAAAATCTTCATCCCTTGGATTTATTACTTGCTTATTTTCAAACATTAAAATATTTTTTCGATTAGCAAATTTAATATTGTTTTCATTTATAAATTTTACTAGTATTATTATCACCTCTTATCCATATAAAAATTCTCCTGAACCTGCATTGGTATAAAATACATCGTTTACTGTGTCATACATTCCTATTACGTTTGATGGATTTTTGCAAGGAATGAAATTTCTTACTAAAACACCAGCTTCGTAAATTTTTAAATAATAGATTTTTCCAGAAAATTGATTTGCAAATCCCGACCTAGTATTTCTTCCAAACATAAACATAGAATAATTTGGACAATTTGCAATACTTTTGTTCATATTTAATATTTCTGTTCCATTCCAATATGCTTTTCGAGGCGTAATTCTTAGAATATATTCTGTATTGACTAATGGTGTTATGCCTGAAATATTAGTATTATTTAATCCATTAACAATCCATAAAGTTCCACTAATTACACTCATTAGAAATTGTTTCACAGACCCATCTGAGTCTCTTACACCAAAGACACTTGATGGAGTATTGTCAATAAACTGATTATACATAAACTTACATTCAACGTCTGATAAATTATTAGGATAATATCTAGTATCAATATACTGCGTCCCAGTGCTTTCAACATACTCCACTTCTTGATACTCTTTTGGCAGTCGGCTCTTCTTCCCATTCGCAAGCAAAACGCTTCTCCTCATCATCAAGTCCATCCAACTGCCACCCCCAATCCGTCCATGATATTGATTTCATAGGTTGTGTTAGCATCAAGTGCGGTCGGGTCAAATCCGTTTGCCCATTTAACCGTACTCGGAACTGTTAGCACTGTCGGAGTACTACCAGATATAAACACCACATCGCAGATTCCTGTTGCAGATGGGGTAAAGTTTAGACTTAATACTTCTCCACAAACATATCTAATTCCACTCATAGCATTAATTGTAGGGTCTGTTCCACTTACTTGGACTGCACCATTTAACATTTCGGAGATTGCGGATTTTGCATCTTCAGTGTACGTTCCCACCGCATTACTGCTCTGAGATTGGGTGGTGTCGCCTGCGGCTTTGGCAAGACCGTAGAAGGTGGATTGATGTTGTCTAAATGGAGAAATTGCATAATATTGACTAGCCCCGGCTTTAATTATTTGGTTGGTCGATGTTGTCAAGAACAATTGTCCCGAATCATTTATGCTAATACCCAAAACGTAATTGACGCTTACCACGCCTAAAGCAGAAGTGCTTGCCTTCGGCACATTCGCCACACCATCACTGACGATGCTTGTACCGTTAATCTGCACATCCGTCAAATACCCACTCAAATCAATCTTAGCACTACCAAACATTTCCCAAGCGCCATTTACATAAACCCATTCGGTAAACAAATCTGGACTTGTACCGTCTTCAGTAGGCACTAAATAAAATGTACTAGAATCAGGATTAACAATAGTAGGCATTCTAGTTTCAGCATCGTATTCAGTTATACTACAAATATGAATTTCCATATTTGTTCCAGGCTAACCAGGGTCACCTTTATCTCCCTTATCTCCTTTTAAACCTTGCGGTCCTTGGGGTCCCGCAGGACCAGTCTAGCCTGTATCTCCTTTAGGACCAGTATCTCCTTTTGGACCTTGAGAACCAGTATCTCCTTTTTCACCTTTCTAGCCAGTGTCACCTTTCGGGCCTGTCTAACCTTTCTAACCTTGAAGACCTCTCAATAGCTCAAGTTGTTCAGGTGTAAAATCTTCATAGGTAAATGCGGCCCCCGTTTCACCTCTCGGTCCAATCTAACCTCGAGGTCCTCTCTATCCAGTATCACCTTTCTAGCCTTTATCACCCTTAGGTCCAGTCTAACCTTGCGGGCCTCTTAGTCCTTCAAGTTGTTCAGGTGTAAAATCTTCATAAGTAAAAGCGGGGCCCGTTTCACCTTGTGGTCCAGTCTAACCTTTTTCACCCTTTTCTCCAGTATCACCTTTATCACCCTTAGGTCCTTGGATACCTTGCTAACCCTGCAGGCCAGTCTAACCTTTAGGACCTTGGATACCCTGAATTCCTTGCTAACCTTGCGGTCCGCGTTCTCCAGTATCACCTTTAGGTCCTTGTATTCCTTGAATACCTTGTTCTCCTTGTGGGCCTCTAACTGAAGTGGTATTAGAATAATTACCATCAGAGAAAAAAACAGTTAAACTATAATCATCATTTAATCTAATAAAAGTAATACCATTTCCAGTATCACCTTTATCTCCCTTATCACCTTTCTAACCCTTATCTCCTTTATCTCCTTTAATAGATTCAGTAGTAAATTCAGTTTCATCATCAAGAGTAACAGTAAGAGTGTAGTCTTCATTCAAGCGGACGTCGCTTACACTAACTCCAGTTTCACCCTGCGGTCCAACCAGCGCCCGCAACCATTCATCCTTACTTCCTTCAAATCCCTGTTGTAAAGCAATTTCATAAGCAGAATATCCGCGATAAACAGTTTGTTCATCACCGCTAGAATTTAAATTACCATCTAAATGAATTAATGGTACAATATTTCCTGAAATGTTATCCATTCTCTCCACCTCCTTTACTCTACTTCAGGTTTTAATTTAAACTTCCCACTAATAAAAGTATTAACATCTCCATTAGCGAAAGTAATCTATATATCATAAACATATTCTCCAAATCTTAATCTCTTAGTATCCTAAGGTTCTAAGTGAAGAATACAATCATTAACTGATATATCTTTATGAATTAACAATTTGGAGGTATTATATGTATTTTTCATAGCAAAACGAAGAGAATCTTCTGGTCTAGGAATATATTCCTCTCCATTGATAAAAATATCTATCTTTACCTTTAATGTATCTCCTCTTGTTAATTCAATCTCTTTTGTTTTATTATTAACTTGATACATATTAAATCTCCTATATAATATAATCTATAATTACGTCATCTGCCGCATCTAAAATTTTTAATCCTACTATTCTTACATCATTTATTTCATAAAATCCAGTTTCTCCGATAATCATTTGAAAAACTTCATTACCAGTTGGAGTATAGTTTGATAACTAAAACTGAGTTGCTGGCTTTGCTTGGATTCCCAATCTAGTTAAAGCAGTTCGAGAATTCTACGCTTTAATTGCAGGACTTAAATTTTCTTCAATTAAAGCGTAGATATTTGTGTTCTCTTTAAAACCTATTTTAGTAATAGAATCTTCTTCATAAGAATAATTTATAGCGGCTATTTGACTTTGATAACCATTTGCTGCCATAATATCATCCCCTTCTAATTGTAATATCACCTTTTACTTCAGGTATATAAATCTCTTTAGTACTTGCATTAAAATAAGATTGAATACTGGCATTATCTGTTCCTGTCATTTCAATAATTAAATTTTCAGAAGCAGCTATATTATATATTTTATTTTTATATTCACTTCCTAATTTAATTTCTTTCATTTTATTTTGTACAACTAAAGGATTAGTAGTATCGGGGAAAGAAATTGAACATATATCCTATTTTTTAGTTAATAAAATACCGCCAGCCTACGGAAGATTAATATTTTCCCCAGGCTTGCCTACAGCAGTATTTTTACCTGTCTAAATTCTACCTAAGAAATACCAACTTCCTGCTTGAGATATTGATCTAACCTAAATTGTATCTTCAACTAAAACTCTCTAATAGACAGTTTTATTTTTAAATTGGTCAAAAGCAAAGAAATCTTTTAATTCTGAAGACTCTCCCGCGGTAATCAATCTAAATCTTTCTGTTGTTATATTTCCACTTGGATCAATATCTGAAACTAATCCATCTGGATATATTAAATTCAAACATTCTACGACAACATCTAATTTATGTTTTGTATATTCATTAGTATCTGCTAATATTGTTCTTAAAGTAGCATATTCTTCTGCGGTGCCCCATAATTCATTTTCTAAAATGATACTTCTAAGTTCTTCTCTACTATAATTTCTTGCGATTCCCATTACAGGTAAAGTTTTAGATAAATTTCCTAAATTAATCCAATATTGAGAAGTAGGATGGTCTGAATCATTTGAAAATTCCGTATCAGAAATTATATCATACCCAGTTTGATTATTCATTTGAACATATAAATCTAAATTATCAGTAAGCTAAATGTCTTTTAGTAATGGTAAAGTACCTATTTGAGTATAATTATTTTCTCCAGCTCTTAAATATTCAACATTATCATTCTAAATATTATATCTAATTCTTGAAGGATAATGTATTGGAAATACTTGTTCTTTTTTATCAATAGATCTTTTTATATATAAATTAGATTCTTGAGGATCGTATTCAAATCTATCAATAGAATAAATATTACTACTGATAACTTCTGTATCTCCATTGATATAATTAATATTTAAATTACCCGTTTCTTCATCTAACCATATATTTTGTAAGGTCTTCAATGGGAACGCCTGATACTCACGGTCGTCTATCTATTCCTTTATTTCTTCCGCCATTTCAGTATCTAAAATCAAAGGATCTGTTAATTCATTTCCTGCATTTTCTCTAGGAATATTGTATACAATAATAATTTTACCAGTAGTTTCATCTTGAAGAATCTTTTTAATAAATTTCATTTGAATTAAAGATTCTGAATGTCCGCTATTAGGCCCTATAATATGATAACCAATCCATCCTGAATTTTCATCATATTCAATATTATTTACAAAAGGAATATATGCTCTATATTCATTACCGTTATTAAAAGTTACTTTAAATAAACCTTCTGGGTTAGCATTTTCTACCCAATTGCTAATTTCATAAACTAGTTCACCATTTTCATCTCTTGCTTGAATAGGATTACCAGCCTAATCTTTTTTATAGATTGGGTTTCCAAATTCATCATAAAGAGGATCTCCAGTTTCTTCATTAACTTCTGGCTCATACACAGGAATTAATGGAAAACTACCTGTATCTAAACTTACATTTGAAATCCATTGTAGTCTATTTGCATAGACATCTTTTTTCTACTAACCATTTTCTAAAATAGAATGAACAAAAGTTAAAGTTCCATCTTCTGCTAATTCTATTCTACTAATATAATCAAAAATAAAACTTATATCATCATCATGTGTAAATGTAAAAGTTAAAATTCCATTTTCAAAAGTAATAGTATCAATATGGTTGTAATCACCTAAATAATAATATTTTACCTATCCTTCTTGTTTATTATTATAATTCCAGTCTTCATAAATAAGAATCTCTCTATCAAGGTCATCTTCTCCAGGAGTATATGTTACTAATCCAGATTGAGTGGCATCGTACATAATGCGGCCTGCGCTTGAAGATAAACTCTGGAGCCATCCTCTATAAGTAGTTACCTTTAAATTTTTAAAAGTATCTCCCTTTACTCCTTTAGGTATATTTAGATGCCATTTATTATAATATGGGTGAGTATTTATAGTTTCATTTGCTCCTAGAACCCTAGAAACATTTGACATATCTGCAATATTACCATTTTCATCATATGGCTCTACCTATGAGGTCTACATCTAAGTTACTAAATAAGGAAATTTAAATCCAATATAAGCCTAAGTGTCATCTCCATATTGATCATTTCTAATAGAAAAACAAACCCATTCAATTTTATCATGGAAATTTCCTTGATTATCTTTACCTGGTATTAATCCAGGATCAATAGAATTAGGACTATATTCACCACTTGTTTTTCTATATTCAAATTCTGTCGTTGATCGAGCATCTACTTGAGCATAAGATTCCATATTTAATAATGGAGCTTTCCCCGCAGGACCTACAATACATCCTATATATTCGGCGCCCGCCGCCCTTATTCCTGTAAAACTCTAATGATTCTCTTGATAAGTTTCTACCGTTACAAAACTATCTGTATCTAATAAATCTTTATATTTTTCTTCGGTTACATTTTGATAATAATTACCGTCCCCGTCTACTAATAAAGTAATCGCAGAAAGAGTTCTATCACTATTATAATCATAACCCCTTCTAAAAATTTTACCATTATCAGGATGATTTTTATTAGGATTATTAATTATAACGTATTCATCAAATTTTACTTCAGTAAAATCATTACCTCGTGAAAAATCTGTTACCATAGATAATACGTCTAAATAATTTTTTACAATAATAAAAGAAGCTCCACGACGACCACCGTAAAAACTGTTCATTAATGCCATCTGTTATCACTCTCCTTCTTCCTAATTTTCTAAAGTAATTGTATCATTATACTAATAATCAATAATAAAACTATCTCTACCAAAATCACCTGATATAGTTTTAGATTGTCCTCTAGCAATACCTAAAAAGGTTACTTTATAACCATTTCTTATTTCATATATTCGGCTTGGTCCAATTCGAATTCCTTCTCCATTAATACACATTAACATACCAGGAGGTCCTTGAATTCCAAGTTTAGTAAAAGTAAGTTGTCCAGAATCTAAAACTGGTATTAAATTAACAAATTCAGAAATTTCATATCCTGTAATTTCAATCTATCTTCCTAATCTATTATTTACGACAACAGAAGATTCTGATGCTTGTTCTACCACGAAATCTTCATATTGTCTAGTTAAAATAATAGCTAAATGAGTATAAGTAGTATTAGGAGAAACAACAGCTTCAATCGTAGCATATTCATTTTCATCTTCGTTACTATTTTGGAAAATAACAAAATTATCAACATATTGGAAAACGTCAGAAGATGATTCTGTATCATTAATTAATCTTAAAGTAATTTTTTGATCGCTATTAGTAAAACGCTTTATTTTTAATTTTATATAATAATTAGAATCAACTCTAAAAGTATAAGCAATCTTTTTATCTTTAAAATAAACTTCTATTATATCGTTCTTTGTTTCAATATCACTAATATAATTTAAAATATCTTTTTGAGTATTAGCAAAATATGCACTAATATTATTAGATAAAATTTGTCCAACTTTATAACTCATTTTTCCCTCCTTTTTAAATTTTTTCTACTGCTTTTGAAGCATTAATAGTTAATAATCCATCATTATTTAAAGAAAATGAAAGACTATTTATTAAATAATCCCCGCTTATATCACTATTAGGATTATTTACTGTGATTCTTGTATTAGGCTATAGAAAATAAAGAGGGATTGTTTGTAAACTAATTGATTCGTTATAATTTGTAAATTCATGTAAAGTTTGTCTTATTTCTTCATAAGCTGAATAATAAGACCCTCCTATTTTTAAATTATTATAAATTGAAGCAGGTACTTGTGAATAACGTTGACCTCTTTTTTCAGCCTACTCTCTTCTTTCATCGGTATCATCTTCTCCAGCTTTTATCAGTATTAAATCTGGAATCCAATTTTCAAAAACACAATTTGTATTTTTCCCATTGTCTGAAACATAAGAACGTCTGCCTATATTATCAACAGAAATCTATAATATACCAGGATCCCCTGCACTAATAAAATCTAAATAATAATTTATACTAGAAGGATTTTCTACTACCTAATCATAATATTTTCCATTCTATATATCATATATTTTAGGCCATTCTACTTTTAATTCTGGATAGTAATAATTAGTTTCCAATCCTCGTGTCTATGCGGCCGCCCCTTCAACAAGAAGCTAAGTCCGCCAGTCAGAAGGAGTTATATCTACAACAGGAAAATCTAACTATTTCCATATCCATTCTCGACTCTATTTATCCTTCATAGAAGTTATTAATTTATTCTAATTTAAAATATAATAATAAACTCCTATATTACCATAAGAAGGAACAAGAGAACTAAAAGTAGAAATAATAGAAGGATTACCTCCATTATATGCTCCATCTTCTTCTATTACTACTATCGGCATTATCCAAACTCCATATTTATCTAATTTATATTCTTTAAAATTAAACATCTTATATGTTATATTTTTAAGAACTGGTTTATTATCAATAGCAAGATGATAACGCAAAGGAGTTTCCACATCTTCTGCTCCTGTGCGGACTCCCCATATTACGAAATCATTTTTTATTGCCCCATATTGAGGAGTGTTTGAATATGATGTTACTAAATCGCTATCTTCAAACTAAAATACTGATGTACCACTAGTCATATTTATTAGATACGCAGATAAAGAATTAGAAATAGATGCTAAATAATCTGGTACTAATTTAGGGTCAGGAATAAGATTTCCATTTATGTTTTTAGTATTATTTTTTGCATCTAAAATATATTTAGATTGTGCATTGTTTAAAAAGTTCTTTTTTTCTTGGAAAATAAAATTTCCATCTAAATCATAAAAATATTCATAATTACCTAATACCTATATGATTTGATCTAGCATATCTGTCACGGAAGCACCGGCGTCCGCAATCAATTCACCAGGATAAATAAAATCAACATAGATAAATCCAACATCTTGTCCTTTTGTAAAAATCTATGTAGAATAACTTTCTAAACTATTTATATAATTTTGATATTCACTTTCATCCATAAAATATCTATCTTGATTTCCAGACTCTACATAATATAAAGGTTTTTCTAACCCCCATTTCATAGCCTGTTTAACTCTATTATCTAAATCAGAAATAATTATTTTACCTAATTGCTATCCGCCCCAGTGATGTACTAATTCTTGAATAATTTGATACATAGTTACATAATTAGTAACTTCATTTCCATCTTCATCAATAGTATCAAGAATGTGAAGGTCTGCGGCGGCCGGTATGGTCCCGCCCGCAGTCCCATTTAATAAGCACATCTTATCCTGGAGTTGCAGGGAAGCCACCAGGCCGCTTGAAGATTCTGAAATAGAACAAGATATAATTACATATATTCCTAATGGAAACCACAAAATAGGATAATTAGTGTACTTCTAAGTAGTATTAACATATCCTATTTCTAAACACATTTTTTTATTAATAGACAATACGTTTTCTGTATTAGTTATCTAATTCATTGTATCGTCTATTGCAATGCTTAAATTGGCCGTTCTCCTTAAAGAACTCTGGCCATCTATATTTAAATTAGCAGAAATTACTTGTCCTTCTATTGAAGTTACTGGCTATTCTTTCCAATTTAAAACAGATATTTTAACATAATATGTTTTAACATGCTATTTAGCAAGTTCTTTAAGGAAGGCAACATCATTTAAATAACTATATGAAACTTTCATTAATATCTCTCCCTTAAAATCTAACAATAATAATCTATTATAGCTTCAGTTGGATACCCTAATACAATACCCTGGTCTAATGAGAATAAATACCAGCTGCCGCCATAAAAAATACAATAAACACTATCTGCTAATTTTTTGTTTATTAATATAGTACGATAATCAATCACAGTAATTTCTTCTGGTTCTTCTACATTATATCCTACCATATTTGCTTCATTTGTATTATAAAATCTACTCCGTAAAGCAAATAAAGAATCACTTCCTTCAGTTAATTTATATACATGATTCTTTTTTGGTTTTGTTATCTATGAAAAATCATGATATGTTTCATCTACTAAAACATATTCATTATCTCCAACTTCTCCATTGAGTTTTTCTTCTACCGGTTTTAATTTTGGTCCAATTACATAACATCCTCTTATATCAGTTCTTTCATCGTATATATCTAATAAACCTGTTTCATTCATTATATAATAATCATAACTTAAAGTAGTACCCTAAGCGTCAACTCTATCTTGTGCCTATTGAATTAAAAAAACTGTTCCTGGTTTAGCTTGTAATCTCATTCCCATTAATTTTTGTAAATGTTGAGAATAAATAACTTGAGAAGAAGAGTCGTTTTGTGAAGAAAAAGATTGATAGTATCTATTATAAATTTTCTTATAAACCGATTCAGAGGAATTAAAATATCCAAATAGTTGTCCTATTCTCTTAAAAGTACCGTACATTTTAGGAATATTTTCTTCTCTTTCTTCTTCTACTATAACAGCTTGATAAGAAATATTACCAGTCTATTGATCTGATAAGAAAGATAAACTAGTTATTTTTGTAGAAGAATCTGAAAGTTCATAAATACCTTCTGGTCCAACTATAATTGGATTATCATTTACATATATTATATGACCTAAAAATTGTGCTTTAGAGTTATCTGTAGTCTTTTTGAAAAATTCTCCTTCTTGAGTAATTAAATAAGGAGGGGAAGTAAACTATATTCTTAAATAAGATAAATGATCTATATTAATTTTTATTAAGTCATTTTCTAAATAAGAATATTTTGGAAGTAAATATTTTGCAATAATATTTTCATTACCAGCAAAATGTAAGTCTGCATTAACTCCAAAATATTTTCTATTTTCATATACATTTTGAGCTTTATCTTTATTATCTGTAGTATCCTTATCTTCATTTGCACAACTATTTGTTTTAGTATAATAATAACTTAAATTAGGAACAGATAATTGACCATGAGTATTAATTTTTACCTTAGTTTCATTTGTATACTGACCTACACTTTGAATTCCATATTTATTACAATTCTAAATATTAAAATCATCAACCTATTGAGCAGTACAAGTAAAACTATAAATATGTCTACTTAAAGTATTATTAGGAGTAAAACTAATATTCATTAATTTTACTAATAAATTACCTTCTGTTGTAGATTTATATAATTTAACGGTATTTCTATATAAGAACTAAATAACTTTTTCTCTAAAATCTCTCTAGCGAACAGAATCATTATAAACATTAATACCATTTGAATTATTAAAAGGTATATAATAATTTGAATAAATATCATTTTTATTTTGATCCATCCCATATAATTCACTAGGAGAGGCTTTCATTCCATCTTCCCTTAAATCCATTAAATAAGAAATAGTCCCATTTAAAGAAAAAGTTCTATAATCAGTATTTCCATTTCGTCTAATAAAAGGATACTTGGAACCAATCGTTTGAGTTAATGTCTATGAAACAACATGAGAATAATTATTTACCTGTGGATCAAATTTAACTTTTAACTGTTGTTGTCTATCTATTAAAAATATATCATCAAACACAATCATTATAGGTTGTCTAATTTGAATAAAATTAGATCTAAAACCTTGAATATTTCTTTGTTGTAAACAATATTTATAAAAGACTCCGCTTTCTACTGTTTTATCAATCCAAACTTGATCTAGTTTCTTTCCTATTGGAGCTAAAAAAGTATACATGTCTTCCCAATATTCAAAATTGTTTTTACTAGAACTTCTTCTAATAATAAAATTAGTTCCTAATTTATCTATATTACTACTAGAATAAGCATGAACTTTAATGCGGCCGCCTTCTTTATCACCGGCCGCCTCAATTTGTATATCAGAACCTAATACTGTATATTGAATTAAATCCACTTTAAATGGAAAAATAAATTTTTCTTCATATAAATTATTAGTTTGTATATAAACTATCAATAAAAATGATTCTTCATTATTATTATCTAGGTTATATTTAATTTTATAATTTATTCCATTAATATTATTATAAGCATTAGAATAAATTTCTCCACTTGACTAGATTTTTTTATTATTTGAATCATATAACTAAATTTTATATTTTTTCAAATATTCATTATCATTTTTATCTGGGAAAGTTACTCTTCCTACTACATATATATCTTGTAAAGTAAAAGATTCTTCATCTAAGTTTTTTGAAAAATCATTTAATTCTAATATTGGTTTCGTAATACCTTTTACTAAGACTACTTGAGACCACTATGAAAAATAACTTATATTAGAATTATACCAACTTTCTTCTATTAAAGAATACTGAGTTGGAAGAACTACTTGATTACTTGTAAATCGGATTTGAACTTTATAAAATTCTCCTGCATTAAAAACATTTCCTTCAGCTAAATCAGCCATATTATCATACGTTTCTGAAGAATTTGCTTCATTTCCTGTATTAAAACTATTTATAATAATGTAATATTTATCATCTGTAGTACGTTCTTTATCTTCATACATTTTAGTATTCATAATACCAGATGGATATTTATTTAAATTTAAAGCAGAATAATTTGTATTTTGATTTTGAATTGATACCTGTACTAAATCTGCTATTACTTCTTTTCCTGAGCTTTCATATTTAGCAAAATCTCCTAGAGAATTATATGGAGATAAGGAAAAGTATATTCTACATCCTTGTGGATTTGTTTTATCAAATGCTGGAGCATAAGCATTTTTAAAGATTGGCGGATATAAGTTATTTCCTAAACCTGCCATAGAACATTCCCCCTTTTTTATTTTATATCATCTTAATAAATTTAAAAAAGAATATTATTTTTTATTTATATTTGCCCAAATAAAAAAAAATGAATCTTTATAAAAAATTATAAAGATTCATTTTTTTTTATAAGAATGTATTTGCTATACATAAAATATTTACATATATTACTACATTAGTAGCTGATGCACTTGGATGTTGATTCCATACATATATATCTATTGTATTAGGATTTCCTCTCCAAATATAAGCATGACACATTACACAATAATCGGCATTAGTTCCATTAAAAGTTCCCCAATCAATTATTCCAACTGGAATATACCCTGTCGGTGAAGTGTATCTCTAACTAATATAACAAGCAGAATTTGCAGTAATAGTTCTAGTATATGTTTTTTGGACAAGTGAAAAAGGTTTTCTAGTACTAACTGTTAAATATCCAACATTTAAATATTTAATTGTACTATAACTATTAGAAGAATCAGTTATTATACCATTGACAGTTAAACCTCCAGTAATAGTCTCGTTACCCCCAACAGTTAAATTACCAGCTATTTCTGCCTTACCGGCTATTTCAGTATTACCATCCCAATCTACATTAAATGCATTTGACCTATCGGTATCATTTACGCCATTACCAATAGCAAAAGCAAGTGGGAAAAACTCATCATTATTTAAGTTATATCTACCAATAGATAATTGATTATCATTATTAGCATATAAATCTTCTCCTATGGTTACAGAGAACGGGGCTAATATTGCATTTTTGCCCCTTGTTCCGAATGTCATAGCAGGGGCTTTTGTATAAGCGGAACTTTGATAAATTTCACCATAAACAACCTTACTTCCAATCAAATCCATTCTAGCTATATCTTCATTGTTACCACTTGTTCTAACACATTCACCAGTCAATGATTGCACCGTAAGGGTTACATTTCCATCATAGTTAATTGAAGCTTGTGCGGTTAAATTATAAGAATCACCATAATCATTTACAAAAGATGCGGTTATTTGATATGTTGCGCTTTTAGACGTTCCATATGTAAAAGTAAAGGGGGATAAATCAATAGAGTGTGTACTACTATACCAATAGCCACTATAGCTATTAACCAATATCGATGTAGCGGTAACCGAATTCACCTTAACATTCGTTAGTGGTTTAGCTGAATTACGTATTTCGATGATAGCCGTAAGTTTTTTTGTATAAAAGGTTGTATTGGTAGTAAACCCAGTACCAACAGTATCAAACACTACAGTTTTACTTGAAGAAGAATAATAAATAGTCTCACCACCAGAAGCAACTTGTGCTTCTGTAACAACAGTTCCTTCTGTCGAATTAACAGAAAATACCGTTGCTCCACTATCATTAATTGATTTTATTCCGTCTTTTTCAATTATAAATCTTTGTTCGCTATTCGCTCCAATAATTGCACCACTTGCGCCAAATGTAGCCAACTCTTTCTTATATATAGGGTCATAGAACCTAGTATTATCACCAGTAAAACTGGCAAGGGTTGTTGTACCATTTCTTATATCAACAGAGTCATTGTCAATAAAAACATTATTATCACTGAATTTACCAATTCTTATTTCATTATTACTGATATTTAAAGTTTCAATATTATTACGATACATACTTATCGCAGAAGAATTAAGTTTAAGATAATTAGTTTGATCTGATATATTATGAATTTTTATACCTTCTGTTGAATCTATATATGTAATATAAGAAGTTGCAACTTTTTCAGCATCTGTTATTTCTGTTTTCAGAGCATAATTACTAGCTCCATTTAAATCTCCAATATTAATAGAAGAAACATCTAAATCTCCATCTATTATATTAATTCCACCTATCTCACCCTATGTTGCAGTAATTTTACCAGTTAAATCAACATCAGAAGCATATACAGTTCCATCTCCAGTAACACCAAATTTATCTCCTATTGCAAGTCTTAAGCCAGTTCTTGATATACTATTAATAGTTCTTGTAAAATCTGCTGAAGATAAAGCAATTGAATTATCAGCATTAGAAGTAACTACTACATTATTTGTATGAATTGAAGATGAATCTATTTGAAAACCACCTATAGTTGCAGTTAGAGCAGATAAATCACTTACTTTTGCATTAATAGCAGAAATAAGATTTGTTTCAATTCTAGCAGCAGCAATATCACCTGCATTTATTTTACTAGCATTTATATCATTAATATTAGCATTTCCTATTATTAAAGTCCCATTTGTAATAGTACAACCACCAATAGTACCCCTAGTAGCTGTTATTTCTCCAGTTAAATTAACTCCTTTAGCCGTAATTACACCTTGTATAATATTTACATAAGTATTAGTATCTTTATAATTTCTAATACCATCGGTACCTAAATAAATACCAGCAGTAGTATTATTTAATCCAGTAGTTCCATTATATAAACTACTTGCTCCAAGCTTCCAGCCGCCAATCACACCTGTGTTAGAAACAATAGTACCACTGAAATAACCATTAGTTGTATATATACCCCAACCAACAGGTGAAAAATTTCCTGCGGCCGTTGTTATAGCAGGTAACCCAGATAAATTACCTATTCTAACATTAGGATTTGCATATCCTCCATAGCTAGTTGTTAAAGCATTAACTCCACCATATATATCAAGAAAAGTTTTTCCATTTTGGCCTAAGGCTGTCATAAAAATACCAAGAGGATAATATTCAGAATTATCTGCTCTTTGATATAAAGAAATTTTTAAATTACGATAACTTAAAGAAGTATTACTTTTTAAACTATATATATTAGTTAAAATATTAGAAGTATTATTTCTATTATCTGTAATATTAACAATAGGCATAGAAGTAGTAGGATTAGTACTATTTAAAGTTCCTAATAAAGTTCCTAAAGGAATCCATTCCTCATCTACTTGAACTTCTCCAGTTATTAAAATTTTAGATCCTGAAGTCCATTGAACTGTACTAGCTGTATCATTTCCTATATATAAACTTGATACAGCTGAATATGTCCCTGTAAAGGTTGCGGCAGTCGCACTACTGAATGATACGGTTCCAGAACTACTGGATAATGTAGGTGTAATATAAAAACTCCCATCAATTGTAGCTATATTAGAATTAGTCCAACTATTAGTATGCATCTATCCTTGAACATCTAATAAACCTACAATCGTTGCATCATCTGCTTTTAGCTTTTTAAATATACCAGCTTCCGCCTCAATTAATGGAGTCTATATTTCACTTGCATAAATCTTATTTAAAAAACGGCTTGAGCCATGAACAATTAAATCTTTTAAAATTGCCATGTTTAAACCTCCTTTCAAAATTTAAAAAAGGAGGCTTATTCAGCATCCTTTTCATTCTATTCAAAAATAGATAACATATCTAAATCATCCATATTTAAATTGCAATCTGTATTTAATCTTTCTATTTCTTTTTCCATATTAATAGGAGTAAAATCAAAACTTTCTTTAGTTATTGCTAATTCATTTAACTTTCCATTTAATTCTTTAATTTTATTTTGATAAGCATTAAAATATTCATCTTTTACTTTTCTTGCAGGAGTATCTTCTCCATTAGTTCCTTTAATAGTCGTTTCTTCACTCTTTTCATCGTTAAAAAATTCTTCTTGCAATTCATTTTCTAAAGATGCTTTAAGATCGTTAAAAGATTCTACTGTTTCTGCAATCTTTTTCATATTCTTTCTTAATGCCCATAAAGTAGGAACAGATAAACCATTTAATTTATTTTTATCTGCTCTAACTTGATTGTACCATCCATTTATATTAATACATTCCATTACTAAAAGTTCTTTAGTCATAATAAAATCTCCTTTTTACTCAATTAAATCTAATAAAAGCATTTTGCTTCTATTTCCTATATTTTATAAAATTTTACCTATTTTGTCAAGTCACCCTCGGTGAAACCAGATATTATATTAGTCTATTGATTATTAATAGTTAATGTTTTTTCTGTACCATTACAAACCCATTTTCCTTGTTTAGTTAAATCCATTTTTACACCTCTTCATACATTGCTCCATATATATTGCCCTAATTATCTATATAAACTGAATTATGGTATAATAAAAGTATATCTTCTAAAGATAGAGCTGTACAATAGATACGAAGATCAGATAGATTCCCTTTAAAAGGATAATTATTATCATATGAACGATTCCATAACCAAAACTTATCTGTATTATGTATATAATAATTAGAGGATCCAGATTGAGTTTCTGCCTACCCATTTACATAACAAAAACGGGTTCCATTATTATTTATTACTACCACATGATTCCATTCATTATTTTTCCAATGGGTTGTAGTAAAACCTTTTGTTGAAGCTAAAGAATTTACATATAATAAAGAATTTATTAAACTTATTTGTAACCCAGTAATTCGATCATTAAAAATAGCGGAATTAACAGTTTTTGCACATTTTATCCATAAAGAAACTGTTTTTACTTCAGATGGAAGAATAATACCTTCCAAATGAGTGGAAGCACCCCCTTGTGCATATGTACTAGTATCATATTTGGGAGTATCATTTTGATATTGAAAAGTTCCTATTTTTGTTCCATTATTACAATATCCAGAACAATCATATTCTATATTATTATTAAATCCCTTATCGTTCAATAAATAATGTAATATTAAACCTTGTGATATTTGTTTTACCTCCATTGGTGATAAAGCATGGTCATATATACGGACATCATTTATTTTACCTTTAAAATAATTTCCTAAATTATTTCCATTAGTTTGGCTTGCTCCAATAGTAAAAACATTTCCTAATTTAGTATTATTTACTGTAATATTTTTACTCGTTTGATATTCTCCATTAATATAATATTTTATTAAACCATTTTTAGAAGTAACAATTAAATTTGTCCAAGTATCAGTTGGATAAGTATAAATAGTTGTCCATTGCTGATTATCATTTCCAATAATTCCATCAATCCTTACTTTATTTGAAATTAAAAAAATAGAAAATCCAAAACCAACTCCATTTCTACAACATCCTAATGTTTGAGTATTAGTTGAAGTTGTATAAAACCAAATACTATAAGACCAATCTTCACTAGGAAAAGAGTATGGAAAAGAAATATAATCATTACTTCCATCAAAATTATAACACTTTCCAATTTTCCCACTATTATCAATAGTTGCTCCGTTATTAGTCACAACCACATCATCTAACCCTTGATTATCAAGAGTCCCATTAAGAGGTAACCAAACTCTTAAACTCACATCTTCATCCCTCCTAACATATGCGGACGTTGGTCAAATCCTGACATAAACCAACGTCCGCTAATTTTATCCAAAGCTAAATACTAAAGCACTTAGCGTCTAATCATAATTTATATTACAATATTTGCTTCCTGTACTACCTTTAAAAACAGTTGAAGCTAAATCATTAAAAGTTTTTCTTCCAGAAATAGTTTGTGTAGTAGCTAATGTTACATAATCCTATAAGGCAGTTGATAGTGCAGTATTTTCAACATTACCTAACCCAATATCTGATTTACTAATAGTAATATCTGCACTTAAAGCATGTCCATTTACGGTCCTAGTTGTAGGTACTCTAGAAGTGTCACTAGGATGTTTATGATCCTATCTAGCATATTTCTCGGAAGTACCCACCGCCGCAGTACCATCCATTAAAGGATTAGTTGTAGCTGCCTCATAAGTAGTATCAATCCAAGGTACATTTACAAACATTTTTTCATTACTTAATTGAACTGCATAATTTTTACCAGAACTAGAATAACCTATTTGTACTCCACCTCTAGTTCCATTTGCAGCAAGAGGTAAAGAATAAGTTCCTTCAGGAGTCCCCCATGTACCATCCTATCTTAAATATTTAGTAGTTCCTGTTCCTATTGTAATAGAACTTTTTTCAATTTTTCCATTATTAGAAGAATCAGAAAATAATAAACTATCCCCATTTCCTAAAGCTATTGCTGTAGAAGTAATAGTTCCTCCATTTAAAATATTACCATGTGAATGAGAAAAATCACTAACTTGAGATTTAGTAATACTAATATTACTAAATGTAGCACTTACTTGACCATTAGTCTGAGAAAGAGAAGTAATTGTTTTTCCAGTCCCTCCTGTGCCAATTGTACCTCCATCAAGTGCATTAATAGCATTTGTCACTGTGGATACAGTAGCAGCTTTATTTGTAGAAGCATTGTATGTACCATCAAAAGTATAAGAAAAAATTGCATCTGCCGGAACAGATTTTTCAATAGTATAAGAAATGGCAACAGGTTTCCCATCTGTTCCAAAATAAACAGGTTGATTAGAATCACCTATTTTCGCACCATTTGTATTAAGAGCTTCAGCTTGTGCAACAGATGAAGATGTTGTTGCTGTAATTGAAACTGTTCTAGTATCAGTTGAATTATCTCCAAAAGTTAAAACTAATTGACCAGCATCATTAGAACCAATATCTATAATTTGTAAAGCATTTTCAACATTTCCTAAACCTACATCTGCTTTTGTTATACTAATATTATCACTTAAAACATGCCCGTTTATAGTTCGAGAACTTGGAACATAAGAAGTAGTATCTAATGCCCATTTATTAGCAGCAGTTTTCTTTAATAATCCTGTCGTACCAGTTAAAGCTTCAATTGCTTTCAAGTCATCGTTTCCACTTGTAATTTTACTCCAAGCTAAATTTGGTATATCCGCAGCCACTAAACTTCTAAAAGTTGGAGCGGCAGCCGCTGTTCCACTACTTGGTCCAGCTAATACTGTATTTACATTCTGATTAATAAAAGATATTGTAGTATCTAAAGTTCCAGATTGAGCAGTATTTACACTAGATTGTAATGGAGTTGAAGCTTGAACCTTTACGCTTGTTACAGTACCTATATTATCTGTTTTACTATTCCAATTACTTATGTCAGTTTGTTGAATATTTGCTGCTGCACTTGCTGAAAAAATAGGGTCTGTCTAAGTATATGAAGTTAAAAAAGTACTTCCTTTAGTAGCAGTAATAGCACCATTAGTCGCAGAAATAGAAGTAATAGCATTTCCATTTCCTGTTGTTGTAACTGTTGTCACTGTATCAGTTAATTTTGACCCACTAGGAACATTCATTTCTAATGTAAAACCATTTACTTTACCTGTTAAATCTCCTGTAATTCCATCCTAAACTGTTAATGAATCTTCAATAGTAACCTAACCAGTGAAAGTACCTCCGCTTAAAGGCATATAAGTTAAAGTAATTACATTACCACTTCCATCTTGAGTTGCGGTCGTTGCATGACTCACGCTTAAACTAGATGCATTTATCCAAGAAGGTGTACCATCACTCCCTCCTGAACTTAGAAGTTGTCCAGACGTACCGGCCGCAGTTGAAAGTAAGGTTTGAGGATTTGTATCACTAGCATATACAATTCCTTTTGATGTAAAACTAATACTTCCCGTGCCTCCGCTATAAATTGGTAAAACTCCAGCTATTCCGCCAGAGCCTCCAATTTGAATAGGGTTATTATACTAGTCTAATATATAAATATTTTTAGCATATAAATTACCTTCACTGGTTACATAAAATTGATAATTCCAATAATCTCCAATCGCATCATTAATATCATTAGAAAGATTTTCTAAAGTATTTGAATTTGAAATAGCAGCATTATTTGGGTCAGAAGATCTAATATATAAAAACTTATCTATTTTACTAGTTGGGACATGAACTCCCATATCCCAATATTTATCTTCAAAAACAGGATAATGTAATCTATAAGCATTGCCCGAATTACTATCATCATTCCATGCAGTATGAATTCTATTTGTATTTAATCTCCATGTACTACTACTTCCCAATTGGATAGTCGCAGTTCCATTTCCTTTTATATATGCAGAAGGTTGTTGATCGTAACCACGATAATTACCTATATACCAATAGTTAGTATTACTCTAACCTATTGTTCCATTATAAGCATAAATAGAACCTTTTATATAAGCGCCGTCTGTAATATTATCATTAGTATTATTTATTCCAAAATTTGGACTATATATATTACCATTAGACAAATCGAGAAAAGTTCCTTCTAATGAATAAGGAGCTGTTCCTTGTCTATAATTAGTTGATTGAATTGCATTTGTTGCTAATTCAGCAGAAGTAATTGTATGTGAATAAATTTGAGTTGCAGTAATAGTATTAGCAACAATTTTATTACCACTTAAATTTGCAATTTTAGCATCTGTAATTGCTAAATTCGCAATTGCATTTTCTTCAAACTGTTCTAATTTCCAATGTCCACTAGTAGCATCAGTATATGTATTATCATAAATATACATTACAGTTCCAGTTGTAGACTATTTAAATAAAATATCTCCATTTATATAAGTCCCGCTAGTAGGAAAACCATCACTATAATATATTTTATTTTTACTTCCTGCAATATTAATTGCTTCAATAGAATTTGCATTAGCAGTTTGTGCTGTTACAACTGCCAAATTTGCTTTTTCGGTTGCTTCTGTAATACCTAAATCTTTATAAATAGTTATACTTGGACTTCCAAAAGTATAGTTTACAGTTGTTTTTACCCAATAATTAGGTTTATCACTATCATATTCTGGAACATCAGAACTCCAACCAGAATAACTTTCTGCTGGAGTTCCACTTCCATAATTACAATATACTGTTATAATTGAAGAAATACCATTACCAGTATTTCCTTGTTGACCAGTATCACCTTTTTCTCCTGTGATACATACTGGATTGCCATAATCTGAATTTGCTAATGGAACTCCCTCTCTTTTAGCAACTGTACGTTGCCAAATATAAGTTCCATTCTACCAAGTTGGTCTATCCTAGCTCCATCCAGTTGTAGGGGCGGCCGCAGAACTATCACTTTTAGCATACTAAACATAAAATCTCTATATGTCATTAGTATCAACAATAGTTATTGAACCATAACTTATTTGAGCCATTTCGCCACCCCCCTATTAACTATTATTTTCATTTAATGTTACTTTTACATCTGCTGTAATTTTATTTTGAATTAAACTGCCATCTATATAAATAAATTGTCCACTTGTTGCAGGCTTTTTATCATTTGTAGTAAGTGGAACATTATTAACATTTCTATATGTCCATTCATAATTACATTTAGAAGTTTGAGAAACCCAACTTGAACCATCATATTTTGCTAATTGGGCAGTACCTGTATAACTAGCATTATTTTGAAAGGTTCCTGTCCCAGTAGGTCTTGTTAATTTAATAAAATAATCTCCGTTATTAGGACTCTAAGGGAAATCTATTCCTGCCGTAATATTATCAGGGACAGGGTCAATTTCAGTGCCATCTCTTGTTACTCTAACATATAAACAACCTACCCCTTGAGCATTTTTAATTTGTGTTCCTATTGTTGAATGAACGCTAACTTGTAAAGGATCTGTTTTATCAATTAAAGATACATACTATTCATAAGTATGTCCCTTATAAGTTACATCTATTTTAAAAGAAGCATATCCATTTACTGCTGTTCCTTTAACCTTTAACACTTTTTTACCATTCTAAGTTGCTATTGATAAAGGAGCTGGATTTTTTGAATCATAAACTGTTGTAATTTCTACATATCTGGCTGGAGAAGCTGTTGTAGAATAATTATAATATTTATAAGTGACACCAGTAGCTTCAGCAGGTCCATCATACAAAGTACCTTTAATTGTTAAAATACCTTCTCCATTTTCAAAAACAGTTCCATCAGGAGTAGTAGCTGTTAAAATCACTGCATTTGCTCCATCATTAGCCGCTTTACTTCTTGTCCAAGTATATATTTTTGAAATAGAAACTGTTTCATTATTATCTGTTGTAACAGAAAAATCTAAAGTTATTTTACCATTTTCTGGAACTGTTGCAGTAGTTGGAATAGTATATCTTACATATCCAGTTTCAGAGGCTGTTGCATTTTTAGTAGAAGCTGTAATATTTGCTGCTGTTCCCCATACATCTTTGCTTAAAGCAGGGGCTGAAACAGATGTTGCCTTTTTAGAAGTACCTTGATAGCCTTCAAAAGGAATATCAATTAGAAAATTTTGAAAAGGATGACCATTAGTATCACAAGGAATTACATCAGCTTCATTCTGTGTAACCAAACTAACTGCATTTATTCCTTGTACACCTTGTATACCTTGTGCTCCTTTTGAACCATCACTAACTACAATAACTGTTTGACTATCTAGCTCAGTACTATTAGAACCGGCTGCATATAAAACTGCTCTTAATCTAGTTGTACTAGTATTAGCTGAAAAATCATAACTACGTTCATTATCATCAGTGATCATTTCATTTGAAAAAGCATTACTTCCATTTATATAAAATTGGATTCTACCATCATAATCTGATTTTGTAGTTCCATTCCATTGATATGCTTTAAATGTTACTGTTCCAGGGGTTCTAGTAGTAGTTGCTACTATATTTGTATCTCCTGTGTAAGTATAAGTTTCATTTACTACAACAGAGCTAGCTTCTAATGAATAAATAGTTGGATTTATACCATCTGCTCCTGCTTTAACTTTTAATAAAGAAAATACTTTAGTAAAAGTAGGATAATCTTGATCTGATAAAGTACCATCTAAATTAGGCATTTTTCCTGCTTTGGTACAAGTAAATGTAACATTTCCTGTAGCTCCTGACATTGCTGTGATATTAGCTTTATTATTCTAAGGAGCACTATCTGTTACTCCAGTAGAAACTTTTACAACTGTCCAAGTAGAAGTTCTATCTTGACCACCTTCATAAATTGTTAATGTTGTTTTTGCATCTGCAAAAGCCCCAATTACAGGAGTTCCATTTTTATCTGCTGGAATCATTTGATTATCATTAGATAAAACTGCTGAAATAGAACTTTGTGCATCAGCACCATCTCTTAAAATTGTAATAGTAAAAATATCAAAAGTATTAGTATCAGTTGTTACTAATTTCATTTTTACCATACTATTTCCATTTTCTCCTGCGGCCGCCACTATAGGAGCATCAGTATTATTAATTGTTAAAGTTGTTGCAGTTCCGCTACCAGGATAAGTTACATATCCATAAGCATCTGCATTACTATCACTTGGCTTATAATATTTCCAAGCCGAAATACTTGTATTATTAATAGTTGCATTTAGTGTGATAGAAGTATTAAGATAATTTCCGTTTGAATTAATTTTAAAAATGTTATCTCCAGTTATTTTTGCAACTTTAGCCGCACTTCCTTGTCTAACCAAAGAAAAATCAATCTAACCTATTGCCTATAAGGTTATTCCATCTACTGTATAATGAGCAGTACAAACATATGTAATTAATCCACCTGTTGCAGCTGCTAAAACATTTTCAGAGATTTCTAAAGTATTTCCTACAACGGTTTCTCCTGTTATTAGTGCAGAAGCTGTTCCTCCTCCATTTCTTCTTTGCCATGTATAAGTAGCTAAAGCAGTAATGTTTCTACCTGCATAATAAGTAACAGGAGAAATAACAACATTGCTCGTTTCCCAGTCTGGTATATAAGAATCAGCATCTGGGTTATATATTTGTGTTTTTGATGAATTTGCTCTTGGATATACACTAAACTACCCAATATCAGTTACATCAACAATAGTTATTGAACCATAGCTTATTTGTGCCATTCTTCATTCCTCCTTTTTAAATTTCTACCTAACAAGTAAAAACCGCCTTTTGAATAACATCTGCGGGAGAAATTATTATTGTTCTTCCCTAAATTAATCTTCCCCAGTTTTCATCTAAAAAACCATTCTTATCTCTTTTAGACCATTTAAAAGTTTTTACTTGATCTGTAATATCTGTACCTCCTTTATAAACAGTTGCCGTTAAAGTTGTGTTTATATTAGGATCAGTAAAAATATTACCTGCACTTGAATCTATATAAACAGAAATAGGTAATTCTTTATCAATTTTATCAATTTGTTTATCTACATATTCATCTACATTTTGATTAATCTAACCTTTTAAAATAGCAAGAGGAATACCTTGAGTACCTCTTTGTCCTTTATATGTTAAATAAACATAACCTGTTTCATAATCTTGATATAAACCTAAATTATTTATATCTAAATCTAAACTCTATACAAAAGTAGTAAGATTATCCACCTTACTATTAATTTGGGCGGAATCCGCCTTAGTTTCTTCAATCGAAAGTAAATTTTCATCTATACCTTCAATCTTATCTTTTATTTTTCTTAAATTGGTTGTAATATCCTATTCCTCTACATAATTTATATCACCAACCGTTGATTGAAGATCAAATCCATTCTACATAGAAACATTATGTGCATCAATAGCAAGGGGTATGTCACCATAATATGAGCCATCTTCCTATAAAATACGAAGATATTTTAATCTTTCAAGTTTATTTACACTCATTAAAAATCTCCCCTTTCTTTTTATATTATTTCATAAATAAAATAAAAATCTTGTTTTTTTTATTAATTTTAATTGACCTTGCGGCAGCCGCTATATGCAACATTACTCCAGATCTACCTCAGGTTAACCAAGCTCCCGCATTAATTGATTTTTTTAATAATTTTTTATATAATAATAATATATAAAAAAAGAAAGGAATAAAAAAAATGAAAGAAAGATTAACAAGACATAAAGATGAATTTCCTTGTCGTTTTAAAGGTCACTGTTCAGCAGAAGAATGGATGATGGACGTTACAGGAGTATCTTATGTAATTTGGGAAGGAGAAGCGTGTGATAATTGTCCATTTATGGAAATTGTTAATAGGTTAGCAGAATATGAAGATATAGAAGAAAAAATGGAAGATGATTTAAAATGAAAGTAGTAAAAGTTGAAGACTTTTACAAAGAATTAAAAAAATATCCTGTAGAAATGGGAATGATTCAAAAAAGGTGGATTGCTGAAATTATACAAAAGATTCAAATTGAAATTAAAAAAGAGAGCAGGTGATAAAAATGAATATTTACAAAATTTACTTTACTAATCCTTCAAGACAAACTTCAAGAGAGATTGGAAAGGGAAGAACTTTAAATCAAGCTCGTAAAATTATTTCCCGATTTTTAGATAATCATAATTATAAGTCTCCATACCAAAGAATGTGGGAAGATGAAAATGGAATTTGGATTGATGTAGGTTCTTGGTCAGAATACTTTAATATTAAGGAAGAGGTGATATAATATGGCAAGAAAAACAAAAGATGTCAGAAATATCACCTTGAGTGACTTTTATTGTACTAAATGTGGAATGAAAGGTATCCCTGTATTTAGAACAATAGGTCAAGAAAGAGAACCTGGTCATTTAAAGAAACTTTTTTGTTTACATTGCCAAGAAGAAACTAATATGGCGGAAGTCCGTCCAAGGGGGAAATATACTCTGGATGATTTCTGGATTGAATACCAGGAAGGTAACTTTACACCAGGCGGCGACCGCATCGAGCCTTGGAAAATTTTTGTTGCAAACTATAAGAAGAAGGAAAATGAAACATGAAACTTTTAGAATCAAAATATTACCCGAATAGTGGATTTTCTACTGTGATTTTAAAACATAATGGAAAAACCTATATAGGTAATGCTTTTTATAATGAAGAGGAGGAAAAAAATCCTCCTAATTCTTTTTTTGGTCAACGTTTGGCTGAAAAAAGGGCTATGATAAAATATTGGAAAGAAAAGAAAAATATAAATAGAATTAAACAAGAAGCATTACAAAGCCTCCAGAAAGATTTAATTAATACTATCCCTGAAGAATTGCGAGAGCAGGAAGGCACACAATTAATTTTAAAGAAAATACAGCAACATACTACATATTATTGGAAAGAAAAACGAATTTGTTGGGAAAAATATGATGCTATAAAAAAGGAAATTAAAGAAAGTTTAAAAATTCGAGAACAACTTTTTAACAAGGTCAAAAATTCATAAAAACTTCTTAATAAAAATCACTATTAGTAGAACCTAAAAACTACTAATAGTGATTTTTTATTTAGGGAGGTGAAAATATGATAAAAAGTTGGATACCTAGTTTTGGTATACCTAGTAAAGAAACCAGATATGGTGATACACAGGTCTTTATAGATACAAAAAATAATATCTGTTTTATCATTGATGGAGGTTGTGAAAAAGCTACTGATAGACTTATTTCTTATTTAAAAAATAAAGGAATTAAAAAAGTTTATCTAGTAATCAGTCATGCACATTATGACCATACTTATGGTATAAAACGAATCTTAGAAGATAGTTATTTTACTGTTGTAGGTCTTTATTGTTATGACCCAGAAACTTTAAAAAGCGGACTTAGAAATAATGCAGGTAGTAAAGAAGTACGTAGTGATATAGCTTCTTTAAATGATATTATTTCTAAAGCTAGAAATAAAAAAGTTCCTGTTACTTTTTTAAAACATGGAGATAAAGTTTAGGTAGGGGATATTAAATTTAAGGTTTATAGAGAACAGCCTTCAGTAGTAGAGAATAATGATACAGAAGGTTGGGCGTATATGAATGATGGTAGTTTATGTTTTTATTTTTATGAATTGCTTTATTGGACTAGCGGAGATGGTCCAGACCGTATTTATGATTTAATCAAAAAACTAGGAATAAAAGTAAAATTCTTTAAAATACCTCATCACGGAAATAACTGTCCTCAATCACAAGCAAACGGCTTAAAAGCACAAGGCGCTAATTTATGTTGGTACAATGATTTAGAACCAAAAGGAATTGGTACTAATGAATTTACTATGTATGGGGCTAGAAGATGTAAAGAAGCAGGAACAATGGTTTTAAATTGTATTGGTTCTGATATTGAAATGTCTTTTGCTAATAAAAAAGCCATTGTAACAAAAGGTTCTTCTGTATGGTCATATGATATTCCTTATGGTGGTGAATATCAAGAAGAATGGGTAAAAGACTCTACTGGTTGGTGGTATAGATATAAAGATGGTACATGGGCTGTTGGTTGGAAAAAACTTAAATGGTCTAAAGGTGAGCATTGGTTCTACTTTAATGAACATGGATATATGGTTACAGGTTGGCAATATTTACAATGGAGTAAAGGCAAAGATTGGTTTTACTTTGATAGAACAACTGGAGTTATGTTAACGGGTTGGCAAGAGCTACAATGGAGTCAAGGAACAGATTGGTTTTATCTTGATCCTATCTACGGAAATATGATGACTGGTTGGGCAAAAATTACAGATAGATTTGGAAATAGAGATGCCTGGTTCTTCTTTGACAAATCAACTGGAGCTATGAAAAAAGGATGGGTTCTTGATAATAATAATTGGTATTGGTTCAATAGAACATCTGGAGAATTAGCAACAGGTTGGTTAGAAGAAAATGGCAGAATGTATTATCTTGAACCAAATGCAAATAATAATTTAGGTCATGCGTATAGAAATATGACTGCTGTTATAGATGATGAAGTTTGGGTATTTGATAATGGATGCCATGCAACAAAAAAATCTAATTCAATTCCTACAATTAAATTTACAACAGGTCAAATAGTAATTGATATTTCACAATTTAATACTGTTACAAACTGGACTAAAGTAAAAGCTACTGGTTATCCTGTTATTATTAGAATTGGTTATAGAGGAAGTAAGACTGGACTTATTACTTATGATCCAAAATATAAAGAATATAGAACAGCTTGTGAAAATTATAGTATTCCACATTCTTTCTATTTCTTCCCTTGTTCTATAACAAAAACAGAAGCTTAGGAAGAGGGTCAGTTTGTTATAAATGAAGTAAAAAATGCCAATATTTGTATGCCAGTTTATTTCGATAGTGAAGTTGTTCAAAGAGATAAAAGTGGACGTTCAGATAAATTATCAAAAGAAAAGAGAACAGAGATGTTAGGTATACTCTGTGATAAACTTCTTGCGGCGGGCGTCCCATGCGGGGTATATGCATCTAGATCTTGGCTGTATAATAACTTAGATATGTCTAAAATAGCGGCGCCCGCAGAATACAATACCTGGGTTGCAGAATATGGAGTATCTCAAAATAAATATTCTGGTAACCAAGTATTATGGCAATATACTTCAGATGGTTCTGTAGATGGTATCAACGGCCGCGTTGATTTAAGTCGCCTTATAAAACAATTTAATATGGATGCTATAAATATAAAATAGCCTGAGAAAAAAGAAGAATCTAAACCTATTGAAAAGTCAGAATGGGAAAAAGTTCTTGAAATTGCTAAAGCAGAATTAGGTTATTTATAGAAAAAATCTAATGCCGATTTAGATAGTAAAACAGGTAACGCTGGTTCAAATAATTACACTAAATATTGGAGAGATATTAATAGTTGGTGTGGTAAGAATTATCAAGCTCAGCCTTGGTGTGCAGGTTTTGTTACATGGTGTATTACTAAAGCATTAGGTATGGAAAGAGCTAAATAGTTACTTAAACATTATCCATATGTTTATTGTCCTACTCTTGGTAGTTTATTTACAAAATATGCCGATCCTCAAGTCGGCGATATTGTAATTTTCTATAAAAATAAAACATTTGCTCATACAGGTTTTGTTATTGCTGTTGATGGTGATAAATTCACCACAATCGAAGGTAATACAAGTGGAGCATCTTCTATTGTAGATAATGGTGGTGGAGTATGTCAGAAAACATATTATAATTCTAAATTACCTGGCACAAAATTCTGTCGTCCAGCTTACTCTTCTACTGCTATCACATCTGATACAAATAAAGTTGTTGTTGCTGATGATATGCATAGTGTTAAATGGAAAGGTTATGTTAATATTGGTAATAATGTTAAACTTGCTGTTAGACTCCAACCTAATGAAAAAGCCAAAGAATGTTCTTTTAGTGGTTTAAAACAAGGTACTGAAGTAGGTGTATCTTACGAGCAAGGTGATTGGTATCTTATTAAGTACGATGGTAAGTTTGGATATGTTCAGAAGCAATATATTGGTAAAACTAAAATAAGTGAAGTATCTAATCCTGACCCTGTAATTGATGATATTCATACAGTTAAATGGACAGGAATTGTTAATACAAATGGTGGAACATTAAATGTTAGAATTCAGCCTATGACTTCCGCAAAAACTTGTAGTTTCAGTCCTCTTCGTAAAGGCACAGAAATAGGCGTATGTTACCAAGATAGAGATTGGTATTTAATAAAATATAATGGGAAGTATGGCTATGTTTATTCTTCCTATGTAAAAAAGAAATGAATATAAATAGGAGGAAATAAAATGGATAAGTAGATAATTATTGCAATCATTGTTGCTGTAATAGGTTCAAATGCCTTATGGGGATTTATACAATTTCTTGTTCAGCGCAATGATAATAAAGAAGATTGCTCAAAAAAGATTCTTAATATGATTAAAAAACTAGATGAAAAAATTGATAAACTTGATGATGAATTAAGTGAAAGAGGCGCAATCGCATGTCGTGTCCGTATTCTTAAATTTATGGATGAGATTCTTGAAGGATGGAATCATAGTTTTGATAGTTATACACAAGTTATGCAAGATATTACAAATTATATTAATTATTGTGATTTACATCCTAGATTTAAAAATCATCAAACTGAAGCAACAATTGAATATATTAAGAATGATTATCAAGAACATTTAGAAAAGAATGATTTTAAATTAGGTAATTAAGGAGGAAAATAATTATGGAATTTGGAGTTATTATCGCGGCGGCCGTTCTTGTAGAAGGCCTTATCTAGTATGGTAAAACAATTGCTTAGGCTTTTGAGACTGGAGAAAAGAAAACAGGAATTACTCAATTAATTAGTATTATAATTGGAGTTCTTATCGCTTTTGCTTTTGGAGCAAATGCCTTTGAAGCTCTTGGAATGATGGTAAATCCTATAATTGGAACTTTCTTAACAGGAATTGTAATAAGTAGAGGTTCTAATTATGCAAGTGATTTACTAAGTAGAATTGCAAATCCTAATGTGGGATAAAATAATAAAAAATGGAGGTAGTGTAATGCTACCTCCTATTTTTTTGTCTATATATAATTTAAACGGATACGTGTCACCTCTCTGACTTATTTCCTTTTTTATATTATATGAAAAATTTTCAGAGTTGTCAAGTCAATGTGATATAAAGTCAAGAGCTAAAATAATGCAAGATTTTTATATACATATGAACAGAAGAATGAAATTTGCAAATTTTTAAAAATTATGATATAATTTATTTATAAAATAAAAAGGAGTTTTAATATGGAAAAGAAATATATGATTTTCTATTATGATGTAGATGAAGAAGGATTTCCAATTCCATCTTATGATGTGCTACAAGATGTAACTAATTCATTAGTTGAAATTTTTAAAGATAAAAATATAGATTGTATTATTCTTCCTAACTGTGTACATCATTCTAATGAAAAAACAAGAGAAGAAGTAAAAAGTTTTTTAATTTCTTATTTAAATAAAATTCTTGCTTCAGAAAGAGGAGAAGATATATGATAGATAAAACTTTATATAATGAAAATTCAATTGAGTCATTATCTCCTCTTGAATTTACTAGACTTCGTCCTGGAGTTTATGCAGGAGATACTACATATTCGACTCAATTGCTAGTTGAAATTATTTCTAATGCAGTTGATGAATACAGACTTGGACATGGAAATAGGATTGATGTAATAATAGATGATGCTAATAATCGTATAACAGTAAGAGATTATGGACAAGGATTTATTCCAAACAGCTTTAGAGAAGATGGTAAAACAATTCTTGAAGCTGCTTTTAGTGTTCTCAACACTTCTGGTAAATATAGAGAAGATGGTACATATGAAGGAACATCTCTTGGTTCTTTTGGTATTGGTTCTAAAATTACTAATTTTTTAAGTCATAAAATGGAAGTTCAAACTTGGAGAGATGGAGAAACTGAAGCTTTATTTTTCTTAGAGGGTGAATTACATACAAGACATGATACAATAGGCAAAAAAAGTAATGAACCTGATGGAACATATGTAAGTTGGCAACCTTCGGAAGAATTTTTTACTCACACTGGAGTGGAAAGTAAAAAAGTACATGATTTGTTTAAAACAATAGTATGTTTATGCCCTGGATTAACTATACATCTTGATGAAAATGGTAGAATATATGATTATGTATCTACAAGAGGATTACATGATTTAGTTGATACAGCGGTCGGCGCTAAAGAACTGATTGATTCTAGATTCGATATGAATTATGCCGAAGGTAAGAATAAGATGGATATGGTTCTTACTTATACATCTAATTATTCTTCAACTATTATTCCATATGTCAATACTGGTCTTACCGAGAATGGTCCTCATATTACTCAAGTTAAAACTCTTATTACTAGAGAATTTAATAAGTTTTTTAAAGAGAAAAAATGGTTAAAAGCTACAGATGAAAATTTAAGTGGTGATGATATACAAGAAGGAATGTATATTATCTTTAATATTACCGCTCCAAATGTATCATATGATGCTCAAGTTAAGAGCCGTATCACTAAAATTGATATGAAACCTTTTAACGCAGCTTTATCTGAGAATTTAAGTTATTGGTTAAATAATAACGAAAAAGAAGTTAAATTAATTGCAGATAAGGCTATTAATGCTAAAAAGGCTAGGGAGGCCGCAAAAAAGGCTAGAGAAAAAGCTAGAGAACAGGGTAAGAAAAAAGAGAAGGCTCTTAAATTTGATAGTAAGCTAGCTGATTGTTATAGTAAAGACCGTAGTAAATGTGAGATATATGTAGTTGAAGGAGATAGCGCTGGGGGTAATTTAAAAACTGCTCGTAATAATGAGTTTCAAGCTGTAATTCCTTTAAGAGGTAAAGTGCTTAATACTCAAAAAGCTACATTAGATAAAATTCAAAAAAATGCTGAAATTATGACAATGATTGAAGCTTTTGGTTTAAAAATTGATACTAAAACAATGAAAGTAACTTACGATAAAACTGATTTACGGTATGGTAAAATTATTATAATGAGTGATGCCGATGTTGACGGAAGTCATATAAAAAATCTTTTCTACACATTTATATGGAATTTCTGTCCAGAATTAATCTATGATGGTTATATATATGCAGGAGTTCCTCCTCTTTATAAAATAACTTTACCTAATAATAAAGGTTATAAATATTTAAAAAATGATGAAGAGTTAAAACAGTATAGAAAAACTCATACTGATAAATACATAGTAAATCGTTTAAAAGGACTTGGAGAAATGTCTGTTGAAGAAACAGAAGAAACTTTAATTCATCCTGAAACTAGAATCATTAAACAAATTACAGTTGAAGATATAAATGAGACTGATGACCTTTTTGAAGACTTGATGGGGACTAAAATTGAACCTAGAAAGCTTTTCATTAAAGAGCATAGCAAAGAAGCTGTTTATTTAATTTAATTAATTTTTACCCAAATTGGGTAAAAATTAATAATTAACTTTGTATAAAAATTATATACATTAGAAAAATAAAAAGGAGAAATTTTATTATGTATGGTATAATTTATAAAGTTACAAACCAATAGAATAAAAAAATTTATATTGGTCAAACAGTTCAAACTTTAGCAGAAAGAAGAAATAAGCATTATTATAAAGCAAGACAAATAAATGAATATAACACTCATTTTATAAATGCTCTAAGGAAGTATCCTAAAGAATCTTTTATTTGGGAAATTATTGATGAAGCTTAGTCTCAAGATGAATTAAATAATAAAGAGAAATATTGGATTAATTATTACAATAGTATTGAAAAAGGTTATAATACAAAAGACGGTGGTGAAACCATAGTAGTCACTGAAAAATTTTTAAAACAGTGTGGGAGCCATCCCTTCTACGCCTTTGATTTAAAAGGTAATAAACTTGGAGAATTTCTTAATCAAAGAGAGTTTGCTAGATAGCATCATATGAGTAAAGGAGATATTTACCGAATGTTAAATAATCAATTATATTATTCAAATGGAGTTATATGTATTAGCAAAGATTCTTTTACAAAATAGAGACTTCAAGAATGCGTAGAGGTTGCTAAAGGGAAAACTACTCCTTTTATTGCTAGAAAAATAGAAACAGGAGAAGTTTTTGGACCTTTTACAAATAAAACAAAATGTAAAGAATTTTTAAATCTTAAATCAAATCATATTAGAGAAGTTTTAGATAAAAAAAGAAAATCTCAAGAAGGATATATTTTTCAATATTGTCAAGAAGGAGAATATTAAAAATTGTTTAATGATATACAAAATGAATTAAAAAGAAATTTTATCGAATACGCCGCAGCCGTAAATTGCGATAGAGCTCTACCTGATGCTAAATCTGGATTGAAACCCGTTGCTAGAAGAATTCTATGGAGTGCTTATGAAAATAAACGTCTCTCTTCAAAGCCTCATGTAAAAGCAGCTAGGATTGTAGGAGATACAATGGCCGCGTATCATCCTCACGGCGATTCCAGTATTTATGGAGCAATGGTACGACTTTCTCAACCTTGGGTAATGAGATACCCTCTAATTGATTGGCATGGTAATAATGGAAATATTGCAGGAGATGGGCCAGCTGCCGCTCGTTATACCGAAGCCCGCCTTAGCAAAATAGCAGAAGAAGGAATGTTAAATGGAATTAAAAAGAATAATGTAGATTTTATTCCAAATTATGATGAAACATTGGGGGAACCTGTAACACTTCCAGCAGTTTTTCCAAACCTTTTATGTAATCCTAACACGGGCATAGGAGTCGCTATGGCATGCAATTGGGCACCTCATAATCTTAATGATGTCGCAAAAGCAGTGTTTGATTATTTGGATGGCATTACTCCTATGTTGGACGGTCCTGATTTTCCGACTGGCGGATTAATAATTAATAAAGATGATATTCCTAAAATTATGAAAACTGGTCATGGAACAGTTAAAATTCAAGCCAGATATAATATTGAAGGAAATAAAATTATCTTTTATGAAGTACCTTATGGAGAAACAATAGAAGGGTTAATAGCACAAGTAGGTAAAGCTTGTGAAGATAAAGAAATTGAAGGCATTTCAGATATACATGATGAAAGTTCTAAGAAGATTAGAATTGTTGTAACTTGTGAAAAAGGAGTTGACCCTTCTTCTATTGTTGCAAAATTATATAATAAAACTAATTTTCAATCTTCTTTCAGTTATAATCAAGTTGCTCTGATAGATAAAACTCCTACAGAATTAAATCTTGAAGATGCAATTAAAATTTATGTTGACCATAATCTGGATTGTATTGTTAAAGAATGTAATTTTGATTTAACAAAAGCAGAAGCAAGATTAGAAATTGTTAATGGACTACTTAAAGCACTTGAAGATATTGATAATATTATTGCTTTAATTAAAGCATCTGAAAGTGCGGCAGCCGCTAAAATCAATCTTATAGCTAAATATAATTTTACAGAGAACCAGGCTAAAGCAATTCTTGCAATGAGATTATCTTCTCTTGCTAAACTGGAAAAAGTAGAATTAAATAAAGAAGCAGAAGATTTAAATGATAAAATTTTTATGTTTCATCAAATTTTAGATAATCGAGATGAACAAATTGGTATATTAAAAGTTCGTTTGCAAGGATTAGTGAATAAATATGGAGATGCTCGTAGAACAGAACTTGCTCAAATTGAAGTAACAAAAGAAGAAAAAGAAAAGGCTGAAATTATACCTGAGGATGTTGTCGTTATCATTAATAATTTAAATGAAGTAAAACGTATTCCTAAGAAAAGTTTTAAAGTACAACACAGACGTGGAGTAGGTGTTAAAACAGCTTCCGAATCTACTAAAATAATGCTAGCAACAAATACTGTTGATACCCTTATGATTTTTACTTCTGAAGGAAAAATGTATCGCTTGAATGTAGACAAAATTCCTGAAGGAACTAATGCATCTAGGGGAGTTAATCTTAAAACTATTTTAAAACTAGATGATAAGGAAATCATCCAAGAAATTGCATCTGCCAAAGGAGAAAAACCCGCAGATTATGTGGTATTCTTTACTAAAAATGGTCTTATAAAAAAGACAAAATTTGAAGAATATGTTAATACTAAAAAGACAACAGGTATTCAAGCTATTAAAATAAAAGATAATGATGAACTTGCCTTTGTTCGTTTTATGAATGATAATGAGAAAATTATTCTTGTTACTGAACAGGGATATGCTATCAAATTTACTTTTAATGATATTAAACCTATTGGTAGATTAACCAGTGGAGTTAAAGGAATTAATTTAAGAGATGGAGATGGTATTACTGGAGCAATTAATTTTTCTTCTAAAGATGATTATGTTGTATTAATTACAGAAAAAGGAAAGAGTAAGCGTATGCTTATTTCTGATTTTACTATTCAGAACCGCGGCGGTCGTGGTAATATGGCATTGAAGCTAGACTCTGATGATTATGTGGCGGCCGCACTTAAAGCTTCAGAAGAAGATGCTATCTTAATAGCAGGTAAGCCGAATTCAATTTGTGTTCCAGTAAAAGAAATTTCAATTCAATCTAAATTAGGTAGTGGAACTAAAATTATTGAAAGAAGTCAAGTTGAATCTGCTATTGTTGTTTAAGGAGAAAAGATGATTAAAACATTATATAAACCATTTCAGCATTGGTCTGAAAAAGGAAGTGTGTATCTTGTTTCAGATACACACTTTGAGGATGACGATAGAGAATTTATGGGATATAAAATCTCTGAACAAGAACAAATCTATCTTTTAAATGAATATTGTCATAAAAATGACACCTTTATTCATTTAGGAGATGTTGGAAATCCAGAATATATGAACAAATTAAAATGTCATAAAATTCTTTTAACGGGAAATCATGATACTGCTCCAACTCAAATGGAAAAATATTTTGAAGAAGTATATACTGGTCCTCTTTGGATTGCAGAAAAAATTGTTTTATCTCACGAACCATTGCAAATTACTTTTGGTTTTCAGACGCCAGTTTGTCTAAATATTCATGGGCATGACCATAGCGGAGAATTTTACAGAGATTCTTACCATTTAAATTTAGCTCAAAATGTTTTTGGATATTTCCCTTTAAACTTAAAAGGTCTTATTGAAAGTGGGATATTAAAAAATATTACTACTGCGCATAGAGCTACTATTGAAAAAAGAGTTGAAAAGAATGGAATTAGATTATGAAAATTATTAAAGAAGGCGATTTAAAAAAATTAAAAAAAATTAAACGTTTTGAATGTAAAGAATGTGGTTGTATTTTTGAAGCAGAAAAAGATGAATATAAACGGGGCAGTCAATATAATGAAGAATATTACTATTGTGCATGCCCCTACTGCAATCAAACAGTTTATACGGAGTAAATATAATGGATAAAAAAGATAGAATGATGTGGTTAGTAGAACAAATGAATGAAGCTACTGAAGCATATGAAAAAGGAGAGCCTTATTTAACAGATTCTCAATGGGATGAATGGTATTATGAATTAAAAAATATTGAAAAGGAACTTGGGTATACTTTACCTAATTCTCCTACTCAAACTATTATATATAAGAAAGTTTCAGAACTTAAAAAAGTTAAACATAATCACCCCATGCTTTCTCTTGATAAAACTAAAGATATAGAGACGGTTAAATCATTTATTAAAGGACATGATTGGGTTATTATGGCAAAAATGGATGGTTTAACATGTTCACTACATTATTTAGATGGTAAACTTATATCTGCGGAAACTCGTGGTAATGGAATAGAAGGAGAAGATATTACTCATAACGCATTGGTAATTCCCTCTATCCCAAAAACAATTAAAAGAAAAGAAGATATTATTATTGATGGAGAAATTATTTGCACTTATGATAATTTTGAATTTTTTAAAAATGAATATAAAAATCCACGAAATTTTGCAAGCGGCAGTATTAGATTACTTGATTCAAAAGAATGTGCAAAAAGAAATCTTACTTTTGTAGCTTGGGATATGATAAAAGGTGGAAAATATGAATTCTTATCTAATAATCTAGCTACATTAAGAACATATGATTTTGAAGTTGTTCCAATGTTTATAAATGGTGATGGAACAGATTTAACTCCAGTTGAAAATTATATTGATAGTATTAAGAAAATGAGTGAACAACTTTCTTATCCTATTGATGGAGTAGTTTTTAAATACGATAATATTGCAGAATATGATAAAGCAGGCCGCACTGACCATCATTTTAAAGGTGGATTAGCTTATAAATTTTATGATGAAACATATTCAACACGACTCCGCCATATTGATTGGACAATGGGCAGAACAGGAGTTTTAACTCCTGTAGCAGTATTTGACCCTATTGAGATAGATGGAGCAGAAGTATCTCGTGCTTCTCTTCATAATGTTAGTATTATGAAAGAAACGTTAGGAGATTGTGCATATGTTGGAGAGCCTCTTGAAGTTTATAAAAGCAACATGATAATTCCTCAGATTTATTCTGCTGGTCCTAAATATGATTATGGAGAAATTATTGCAAAGGGAGGAATTTCTGCAAATGATGCTCCCGAATATTGTCCTATTTGTCATGGAGAAATAGCTTTTAAAGAAGAAAATGGTATTACAAGAGCCTATTGTGAAAATCCAAACTGCAATGGAAAACTAATTAATCGTTTAGACCATTTTTGTGGTAAAAAAGGATTAGATATAAAAGGATTATCTAAAGTTACTCTTGAAAAACTTATTAACTATGGTTGGCTCGATAGTATCGAAGATATTTTTAAATTAGAAGAGCATAAAACAGAATGGGCAAATAAACCTGGTTTTGGTACAATATCTGTTAATAAAATATTAAATGCAATAGAAGGAAGTAAAAAAAGTCCTACTGCTAAATTTATTTGTGCTATTGGTATTCCATTAATTGGTAAAGTGGCTTCTGAAGCGTTATCTAAAAAGTTTGGAAATTATAAAACTTTTCGAGAAGCTGTTAATAACAATAGTCAAGAACTCTATGAGATAGCAGGAATCGGTGAAGTTATGATTCAAACTTTACTTGATTATGATTTTACTGAAGCAGATTCTATTTTTAAAAAATATATAATAGAGATGCGGCCGGTTGTTTCTATTTCGGTATCGAAAAAATTAGAAGGTAAAACATTTGTTATTACAGGTAAATTAAAAACTTTTAAAAACCGTAATGAAATAAAAGCCGCAATTGAAAAAGAGGGCGGAAAAGTAACTGATTCAGTAAGTTCAAAAACGGATTATTTAATTAATAATGATGTAGATTCTACTTCAAGTAAGAATTTAAAAGCTAAAAAGTTAAATATTCCAATCCTTACTGAAGAAGATTTCTTGAACCTAATAAATTGACTTATTAAAAATTTTTTGGTATAATAATATTATGAATAAAAAAGAATTAAAAGAAAAAGCAAAAAAGATAGCTAGAATAGAAATGGAAAGTCGGAATAAGGACAATAATCTTGAAGAGATTGATTCTAAAATTGAAAATATTATAGGCTCACTTTCCATAGAAGAATTATTCTAGTTAGATGAATATATAAGACAAGAACTAAAATGTTTTTGACTTTTTAGAAAATTTTTAATATAATATAATAAAATAATAAATGATTTAAAAAAGGAGAAATTAAAAATGGGTAAGTTTAGTGAGAAGGCACTTCTAGTTAAGAAGTATGTAGAGGAACATGAATCAGAAGGTATTACAGCTAATGATATTGCTGAAGCACTTGGTTTGAGTGCAAAGAGTGTTAATGCAACTCTTACAGCTGCTTTTACAAATCACAAGGAAGAAACTGGTGAAGAAGTAGATGGTAAGAAAGTAAAGGAAGTAAAACCTCTTATGGTTCGTGTCCCTGGTGAAATTGAAGATACAGATAAAGATACTGGTAAGAAGATTCATAAGAGTGTTAAGTTCATCGAATTCACTGATTATGGTAGAACTTACAACTACGAAGCTTGATGAAAGGAATCACCTGGGTTAAATAAAATAGCCCAGGTATTTTTATTATGAATAGAAATATACTTATATTAACTTTAACTATATTTTTTGTAATATTAGGTATGTTGCTATTTTATTTAGCTTACTGTCTAAAAAGAGTATAGGAAAGATAGTTAGCACTTCAAAAGAAAGAATAGGATATATAGCAAGGCAATTCAAAAAAAATAAAGGAAGCTGAGCAACGATTAACCTCGATAGAAGAAAAAATATAGCAAAAGGAAAAACAATTTAATTAGAAATATAATTTTGAAGAATAGGCTATTCAATCTCGATTAAAAGATTATGAAAATGTAAAACGTCAATCAATAGATCAACAACTAGAATTTAAGAAACTAGAATGTCAAAAGCAAAAAGACTAGTATGAGTATTAGTTAGACTTGCTTAGACAGGAAGTTTAGGCGGCCGCCGCTTCACTTTAGACATTAAAGTAGACACGCAAGGCCGCATACTAGTCCTTATTAAGATAGAAAGAAATAAAAAGTAAAGCAGATGACTATAGATTAGTCCCATCTAATATAGAACTTTCTGATATTAAGAAATTAGAAAAAGTTAAAATGGAATTAGCTAAACCTCGTATCTTATCTATGTTAATATGGCAGACATACTGGCAACCGCTTGCTAAGGTTAAATTTCCAGTTATCTTAAAAGATAAAACTAAAATGGGAATTTACAAGATAACAAACATTGAAACTAACGAATGTTATATTGGACAAGCTGTTGATATATATAAAAGATGGAGTTAGCATTGTAAAGCAGGATTGGGTATTGATACACCGCCTGGTAATAAACTTTATAAAGCTATACAAGAATACGGGTTATAGAACTTTACTTTTGAAATTCTTTTAGAATGTAATCGAGATGAATTAAACGAAAAAGAAAAATATTTTATATCATTGTATCAAGCTGATACATATGGATATAATAGTAATATTGGAGTAAATAAATGATAGTTAAAGTATTTTAAAAAAATAATAATGGAAAAATAGAGTTTACTAAAAAAGAATTAGAAACTCTTTTAAATGAAGTCTATTGGTAGGGACGCAATGATGCTTATCATAATTGGACTTATACGACTACTCCTGCTTGGACTTGTAAAATTCCTAATTAGAGAACTCCAAATTATACAATTAATACACTTGAAAATATTACTACACCAATATCTGATAATATAAGGGTAATAAAAGATGAAATTTGAACAGACACGAGTTATGAATTTTGAAGGAGCATTTAGAGGATTACGTAATCCTCTTGAAAGCTGGAAAAAATCTGATAGTAGTTTTGGATTAGGAAATGTTAATGATACAAAAGATTGGGATATAGCGCATCTTTATTGTATTAAAAATAATATTTCTGTAGAAGACGGCGACCATTATGACCAAGAAGCAGATAAATATGCAGCTTGGTTAAGAAAAAATGGTATTATAAATTGGGAATTTGATAGAGGTTTATTTGAGTATGCATACCTTGGCCCAAAGGATTTAGATCTTGCTCAACGTATGATAAAAGCGGGGACTAGTGATAGAAAATTTTTACGTCAAATTTTTGTTTCTGTTGATATAACTGCTCCGTTATATTGGTATAAGGAATTTGATACCTACAAAGTAGGTACTGTTGCAAATAGTACCTCAACAATGCATAAATTAGCATCAACTCCTATTACAAAGGATTGCTTTGAAATGGATGACTATCAAGCTAATTTAAATGTATTTGATAATGAACCTTATAATATAGATAGTATTATAGATGATCATTTAGAAGATTTAATTAATGTTTGTGAAACATTACGTCAAAGATATAATGAAACAAAAGATAAAAGATATTGGAAAGAATTAATTCGTATTCTTCCTGAAGGATGGTTACAAACAAGAACTGTCACTCTTAATTATGAAATATTAAGAAATATATACTTTCAACGCCGTTATCATAAATTATCAGAATGGCATCAATTTTGTGAATGGATTGAGTCACTTCCATATGCAAAAGAATTAATTACTTATGAAGGATAATTTGAAAAATTTAAAAAATTATTATATAATAAATGTATAAAGAAATAAAGAGGTAAAAAAGAATGAAAAATAAGATGAATAGATAGGTTTTGGAAGGTAGACTTTATGATTTTGATTTAGCAAAGAAAGTAGTAAAGAATCAATCTTCAAATTATTTTGGACAGGAATTTTGGTCAGGAACTCTTCATATTGCAACTGATGAAGCAGGATTGAATGTTATTCCTGTACATTATACTTTCGTACTTCCTACTTTTGGAAGTGGTAAGCCAGACAGTAGATTTTCTGCTTTTGAAAAAATTGTAGCAGAAGAAAAAACTTGGTTGAAAGTTGGTAAAGATGAAGCTGAAAAGATCAGACTTACTCCTTCTGGAGATCTAAATGATTTTTATATGGTAAATGATGAGAGAATGGTATCTGCTCAAAGAAATGAAGGTGGTTTTATTACTTTCATTAAAGAGCTTTCTCCCGAAGGTTCTGCTAGAAATAAATTTACTTATGATATGGTTATTAATAAAGTAACTGTTGTAGAACCTAAAGAGGGAACAGATGACGTTCTTCATGCAAGAATTCATGGTGTTATTTTTAATTTCAGAGAAGCAATTCTTCCTTGGGATATAATTGCTTATAATCCTAAGGCAATTGAGTATTTTGAAGGTCTTGGAGTTTCTTCAAAAGATCCTGTTTATACTCAGGTTTGGGGAAGTGTAAGAAATACAACTGTAAAAGAGAAGAGAGAAATTGAAAATGCTTGGGGTGACTCAGTAATTGAATACTCTGAAAGAACTCGTAGAGAATGGGTAATTGAAGGTTCTAAACCTCAGGTTTATGATTTTACAGAAGAGGACAGAGCAGAACTTCAGAAGAAAGTTGCTGATAGAAACGTACATCTTGAAGAAGTAAAGAGTTCTGCAATTGCATATGCTGAGAATCAGAAAAATGCAGTTGCCGCAGCTCCAACCCCTAATACAATGTCAGGTCCAATTTCAAATGTTCCTGAAGGAGATTTTGATGATTTTTAATTTAAAGGCAAGTGGTTAAGCCACTTGCCATTTTAAACTATGAGTATGGAAAAAGAAAATAGTGAGGTATAAAAATGGCAATTGATTTAATGAAAATTTAGCCACATAAGGTAAGTAGAGATTTAAGCGGATATATTACTTACTTATATGGCCCAGGTAAAATTGGTAAAACAACTTTTGGCTCACAAATGCCAGGTGCATTACTTTTAGCATTTGAAAAAGGATATAACGCAATCCCTAATATTTATCCGCAGGATGTTTCAACATGGTCTGAAATGAAACAAATTTTAAGACAATTGAAAAGACCTGAGGTAAAAGAACAATTTCAGTCTATTATCGTTGATACTATTGATATTGCCGCGGCTGCTTGTGAAAAATATATTATAGATCAAAATAATGTAGATACTTTAAACCAAATCCCTTACGGACAAGGTTGGGTACAAGTCAAAAGAGAACTTGAAAGTACTTTTAGAGCAGTTACTCAACTTGGTTATGCAGTTTTATTTATTTCACATGATAAAGATAAAACATTTAAAAGACAGGATGGAACAGAATATAATCAGGTAGTACCTACATTAAGTAATAGTTATAATGAAATAATTAAAAATATGGTTGATATATATGGTTATGCTCATCTTGTTGTAAAAGATGGAACTCCCGCGAGAGTTTTAACTTTACGTTCTTTTGATGGAACTATAGATTGTGGTTCTAGATTTAGATATATGCAACCTGAAATTAAATTTTCATATAATTCTTTAGTTGATGCTTTAAATAATGCAATAGATGAAGAGGCTAAAAGAGCTGGTAAAGAATTTATTACAGATGAAAGAAATACATCAACATCCTCTGAGGAACTTGATTTTGATGCTTTATATAAAGAATGTTCTAAATTAGTGAGATCTATCCCACCAGAGAAAAAAGAATATTACCGTCCTAGAATTGAAGAAATTATTGGACGTAATTTAGGTAAAGGAAAAAAGATTTCACAAATTACAAGAAATCAAGTTGAGCAATTATCATTAATTGTATATGATTTAAGAGAACTTTTTGAAGAAGAAGTCAAGGATTGATCCTTGACTTCTTATTTTTTTTATGTTATAATAAAATATAAAGAATAAAAAAGGGAAAATAAAATGATACCTGCAAAATGTTTAATTTGTAATAAAACTTTCGATAGAGAAAAAATAGCTTGTATTAAAATAGGAAATAGATATATACACGAAAAATGTGCAATAGCAAATCCTAAAAAAATAAAAGAATTACAAGATCGAGAAGATTTTTTTAGTTGCGTTAAATCTATTTATGGGCCTAAATATGAATATCAAATGATAAACAGCCAAGCTGAGTATTTTATTAAAACTTATGGATATACTTGGTATGGAATGACAAAAGGATTACAATGGTTTTATTTTGTAAATAATGGAACAACTGAAAAGAGTAATGATGGAGTAGGTATTATTCCATATGTTTATGATAAAGCTAAAGAATATTATCAAGAGATAGAAAAGACAAAAAAGAAAAATGAAGAAATTAAAATGCGGCAACCGGTTATCGAGATTAAATCTAAGTCTCCCCGAGCATGGAAGCGACCGCCGCAAATGTTTGATTGGGAGGATGATGAATGAGTAAAATAAGATATGTAGATATTCCTGCTATTGTGCAGGTTATAGGATGCGTTTATCGAAATCCTAATCTTATAGATGACGAAAGATATAGTTTTACAGCAGAAGATTTTACAGAAGATTTACATAAAGTTGTATTTGGAGCCATTTATAATCTTCATAATCTTGGTGTAGAAAAAATCACAACTTCAGTAATAGAAGACTATCTTCAACAAAAACCTAAGAAAATGGCAGTCTATAAAAATTATGATGGTACTGGTTATCTAGCAAAGGCCGTTTCAATTTGTCAGCCAGATGCTTTTAATTATTATTATCATAAAATGAAGAAAATGACACTTCTTCGTATGTATAATGAAAGAGCTGGTCTTGATTTAGCATGGTTATATGATATAAATAATATATTCGATCAAAAGAAGAAACAACGTCAAGAGGAATGGTTAGATAATACTACCGAAGAGCAAATTGCTGAAACTATTGATAATAAAATAGAAGATATAAAACTTAAATACCTTAATGGTGCAGTTGATGATATTATTCAAGCGGGCGTTGGTAGTGACGATCTTTTAACTGAACTTCAAACAACTCCTGATGTAGGTTATCCTTTATATGGAAATCTAATCAATACTGTGTTTAGAGGGGCTAGACTTGGCAAGTTTTATCTGCGGTCCGCGGCTACGAATGTTGGTAAATCCAGAGCTATGGTAGCAGATTGTTGCAATATAGCCTGTAATGAAATTTATGACCTAGAAAAAAGAGAATGGGTTCAAAATGGAAATACAGTTGAGCCTACTATATATGTTATGACTGAACAGATTTTTAGTGAAGTTCAAACTATGATGTGGGCATTTTTATCTGGAGTTCCCGAAGATCATATTTTAACAAATAGATATGAAGGAAATGAACTTGAAAGAGTTAGACATGCTATTGAAGTGATTAAAAATAGTCCTTTATATTTAAAACAATTACATGATTTCTCTCTACAAGATATTGAAAATGTAGTTAAACTTAGCGTTAGAAAATTTAATGTAAAATACTTCTTTCTTGATTATATCCATTCAAGTATGAAAATATTATCTGAAGTTAGTTCTAAAGCATCGGTTAAAAATTTAAGAGAAGATAATGTATTATTTATGATTAGTGTTCGTCTTAAAGACTTGGCTACTGATAATGGTATTTTTATTTTATCTAGTACACAGTTAAATGCAGACTATCAGCACGCCTCTGTTTATGATCAAAATCTATTAAGAGGTGCTAAAGCTATTGCCGATAAAATTGATGCCGGTAGCATTATGTTACAATTAAATCAGCAAGATCATGATAATATAGACGAAATGGTAAATCAAAAAGGATTAGAACAACCTAATCTTAAAATTTCAATTTATAAAAATAGACGAGGCAAGTACAATCATATCCTACTTTGGTGCAAGGCAGATTTAGGTATTTGTAGAATTAATCCTATTTTTGCTACTGATTATAATTATCAATTAATTGATATGGAGGATTTAAAGATTGTCATTGAAGGAGAAAAAAATGAGTGATTCTTTTGCTTTAATAAGATTTAATAAAACTAAAAATATTTATTATGGAGCATATGTAGGAGTTGTTGACCTTTTATTGCCTGTAATTTGCTTACCAGAAGAATGTTATGATAAAGAGTCTGATTATTATAATCCAATAGATTATTGTAGAAAATTAACTTATAATACTTCAGATTCTTATCGGAATCTTTCTCAAGAAAAAGATTTAGATGATGTAGAAATATATTCTGATTATGGAGGCGGTTTTTATTGGTTTGGAAAAGGAAGCGAATCTCTTAAATTAATAGATAATTTTTCTTTAGATCCTTGGAAAAATAATCCTAATGATGGAACCCCTTTTTGGGTAACGAATTTTTTAAATGAAATAGAAAAATGAATCAAAAAGAATATTTAGAAAATATTAAAAATGATTTAACTTTAGACCAAGTATATCAATTACTTGTTGACCTGGGCGGAGAACCACAAATAATTAATAGTTCTTATATCATCTCAAGGACCATATGCCATAACCCTCCAGGTCAAGGTTCATTTAAATTATATTATTATGATAATACAAAACTTTTTCGATGTTATACTGAATGTAATGATGCTTTTGATATATTCCAATTAATATTAAAAGTAAAACATCTGAGTAAAAGTGGAATTACATACTGGGCAAAAGGTGGAGAATTAAAGACTAGACCCTGGGATTTACCAGATGCTCTACATTACATTCTTACTTATTATGGCATCGAAGAAGAAAATGAAAATTTTTCAGAAGAACGATTAGAACTTCCTGATGAGAAATATACATCTGAAAAATTAAGAAAACAATCAATTAAATCAAATAAACAACAAACAGTTTCCTTTGAAAAATATGATGATTCTTTTTTGAAAAACTTTCCTAGACCAAGACTTTTACCCTGGGAAAGAGAAGGTATAACAAAAGAAAGCATGGATGCTCATGGTATCTGTTATGATCCAATCAATCAAGGAATTGTTATTCCACACTATAATATCAATAATCAACTTATTGGAATTAGAGAAAGAACTTTAATAAGAGAAAATGAAGTTAAAGGAAAATATAGACCCGCTATTATTTCTGGTAAAATGTATAACCATCCTTTAAGTTTTAATTTATATAACATTAATTTCTCAAAAGAAAATATTAAAAGAATGAAAAAGGTTATTGTATTTGAAGGTGAAAAATCTTGTCTTTTATTTAGTAGTTTTTTTGGGATTAAAAATGATATTAGTGTAGCAGTATGTGGAAGTAATTTAATTAATTATCAAGTTGAAATGTTAAAATCACTTGGAGTTGAAGAAATTATAATAGCATTTGATAAACAGTATCAAGAGTATAAAGATGCGGAGTATATTAAATGGGAAGAGAAACTGATAAATATATATAAAAAATACGGAAGTTTTATTCAAATAAGTTTTATGTTAGATACAGGAAACTTATTAGGGTATAAAGATTCACCAATAGATAAAGGACCAGACATTTTCCTTGAATTATTTAACAATAGGAAAAAACCTAGATAAGAGTTGTTCACTTGACAACTCTTATTTTTTTTGTTATAATTTAAAAAACGAAAAATTGAAAGAAGGAATAAATATGAGATACTAGTTAATAAAACCCATAAATTAGAATTATTCAGTTATTCAACAAATTTTAACAAATAGAAATATTCCAGTTGATAAAATCAATGATTATTTATTTACAAGTGATGCGGACGTTGCTCCCCCCGAAGCTTTAGGCTAGGATAAACTCCGACAAGCAGCTGCCGCATTAATTTCAACCATTTCAAATAAAGGTATTGCATTATTAGTAATTGATAGTGATTGTGATGGTTTTACCAGTTCTGCAATTTTACTAAATTATTTACATGACTTCTTCCCTACTTGGGTGTAGCATAATATAGATTATTATCTTCATTAGGGAAAACAACATGGATTAGCAGATGTCCGCCACTTAGATAAAGAATATGACTTACTTATTGTACCTGATGCAGGTTCTAATGATGTAAATTAGTGCTAGGCATTTTCTAAATATGGCAGTAAAATAATTGTATTAGACCACCACCTATGTGATGTAAAAAACGATTACGCCATTGTTATTAATAATCAGCTTTCAGATTATCCAAATAAAGATTTTTCGGGAGCAGGAGTTGTTTGGCAGTTTTGTAGATATTTAGATAAACTTTTAAAAGTATCTAATGCAGATAACTATTTAGATTTGGTTGCTCTTGGGAACTGTGCCGATATGATGTCTATGACTTCTATTGAAACAAAACATATTATTAATAAAGGTTTCCAAAATCTTAAAAACCCTTTCTTTGCTTCTCTTGCTAAGAAAAATGAGTATTCTATGAAGAATAAGGTTAATCATATGAGTGTAGCTTTTTATGTAGCCCCTTATGTAAATGCTATATGTAGAAGTGGAACAATAGAATAGAAAGCATTAGTATTTAAATCAATGTTAAAGTATTAGGCTTTTAAAGAAGTTTTATCTACTAAACGAGGACATTTACTTGGATAGAAAGAGCAATTAGTTGAACAAGCAATGCGAGTTGTTACTAATGTAAAAAATAGACAAACAAAAGCACAAGATGCTGGATTAGCTACAATAGAAAGTCTGATAGAACAAAAAGGATTGTTAAATCATAAAGTTCTTCTATTCTTGCTAGAACCTGGCCAAGTAGATCGGAATATAGCAGGTTTAATTGCTAATAAAATTATGGCAAAATATCAAAGACCTGTTTGTTTATTAACAAAAATAACAGAATATGAAAAATCGGATATTCCACCTTGGGAAGTAAATGAATCAGCTACAATTATTTCATATCAAGGTTCAGCAAGAGGATGTTAGAAAGTTGGAGTTACTGATTTTAAAAGTATATGCGCGGACACTGGTGTAACAATGTATTAGACTGGTCACCCTAACGCATTTGGATTAGGTATATTAGAATAGAACATCCCAGCTTTTATTTAGAAAACCGACGCCGCCTTAGTTGATATGCAAGATGAAGCCGTTTATTATGTTGATTATATTTATGATGGAGATAATATTCAACCTATTGATATTTTAACAATTGCAGATATGTAGGATTTATGGGGTAAAGATATTGATGAACCTTATCTTTGTATAAAAAATATTTGTATCAATTCTGATATGGTAACAGTATACAAGAAAAAAGATAATACGCTTAAAATAACTTTATCTAATGGTATTAGTTTAATGAAATTTAAAGCTACTGATGAGTAGTGTGAAATGTTACAAAATAGTGATGGATATTATACTTTAGATATTATTGGTAGAGCAAATAAGAATGAATGGATGGGACATGTGAGTGCTCAGATATTTATTGAAGACTATGAAGTTGTTGATTATTAGGAAGGATGGTTTTAATGATAAAAACAATTTATATATGTGATTTTTGTAAACAAACAGTATCAAAAGAAAAAGATTTATATAAGGTTAAAGTTCCTGATTTAAATAATCTTTATGGTTTTTCTACTCCAGACTATAGTGTTTGTATAAATTGTTATACAAAACTAGGAAAAGAAGTTCAAAAGATGATAAAATCGGGAGCTGATGATTAATTAATCTGCTGGCGCGCGGAGGGCCGTGTTTCGGATTGAATTTGGCTTTTGGCCTTTTTCAATCCGAATTTGACTTTTTAAGATTTTTATGGTATAATTATAATATACGATAAAAGGAGTTGAGAAATTATGATATTAACGTTAAAGCAAGAACAGGGATTAAAAGAATGTATTGAAAGATATAAGAATGGAGAAAAATATTGTGTAATCTCAGGTTATGCGGGCGCCGGTAAATCAACATTAGTCAAGGTTATTATTGATAATCTTCCTGGAATTGACCCTGAGCAAGATGTAGTTTATGCTTGTTATACAGGCAAGGCCGCGCAGGTTCTTCTTAAAAAAGGAAATAGAAATGTAATTACATTACATAAACTTCTTTATGAAAGTATTCCAAAGCCCGATGGGACTTTTTTTAGAAAACCCAAAGATGAAATTGATTATGATATAGTTGTAGTAGATGAAGTTTCTATGGCTCCAAGATTTCTAATGGAACTTCTTTTTAAACATGATTGTTTTATTATTTGCCTTGGAGACCCCTTCCAGCTTCCACCTGTAGATAAAGACCAGGATAATGGTCTCCTTGCTCATCCTCATGTTTTTTTAGATGAAATTATGCGGCAAGCTTTAGATTCTAATATTATTCGTCTTTCTATGAAAATTAGGCATCAAGATAGAATTGATTATGGAAAAGAAGATGATGCTATTGTTATGCCATATGATAAATTAACTACTGGAGTTCTAAAATGGGGAGACCAAATTTTAGTTGGAACGAATAAAACTAGAATTAATATTAATCAAACTTTGCGTAATATGCAAGGAAGAGGTCCTGAACCAGAAGAAGGTGAAAAAGTTATTTGCTTAAGAAATTACTGGAATAATTTAGCCACAAATAATGACCCTCTTGTAAATGGAACGGTAGGATATATTTCAAATTTATATACATCTTATAATCATATTCCACCTTATTGTGGAGGTCAAACTATTCCAGTATTATATGCTGACTTTATGTCTGATAGTGATGCTGATTTTGGTACACTAGATATGGACAAGCATCAAATTATAACAGGCGAAAGAAGTCTTGATGCAAGAACTATTTATAAATTAAATTCAAGACGACCTACACAACATCTTGTACCGATGGAATTTACTTATGCCTATGCTATTACATATTGGAAGGCGCAAGGCAGCGAATGGGACAAGGTAATAGTAATGGAAGAGGGCTTCCCTTATGATAAAGAAACTCACGCTAGAGCAATGTATACAGCTATTACGCGCGCTTCTCAAAAAGTTATTTGGATTAGATAATTTTTATAAAAAGAGGTCATAATATTTATATAATAAAAAAGGAAAAGGAAAATAATAAAATGTATGTATGTCCAACTTGTAGTAAAGAATTTAAAATAGAAGATGGAGTTAGAAAGCATATGCTAAAATGCTGGAAGGAAATTCATCCTTATCACAAATCTAAAGATGCTCCTCGAAGTGAGAACATAATTACAAGAGAAGTAAGTAATGATATAATGGATTTTTTTAATTCTTTGGAGAAATAAAATGATAGAAGAAATTAATATAAAGAGTCACCTTATAGTAACAGACGTGCATGAAGAATATAGTATTAAATGGTGCGGTAAAATAAAAGACACCAAACCTATATTTAAAAATGGAAAACCTATCTTTGTAGTAGTGGGAACAGAAGGTCGGATGGAGTTAAACACGACTGATATGAAAAAAATTGAGAATTGCGCTAAACGATTAACTAGACCTAAAGGACGTTCTGCTATCACTACAGATACAGCACGTATATATATAAAAGAAGAAGATGATAAAGAAACATTATTAGGTGTTTTAACTCATAATCATGTAAAAACATATGCTCAAATGTATGATAAAGTAGGATATTATTAAATAAGGGGATTTTATGAAAAAATATAGGTTAGTAGAAGAAAGCGAATTAAGAAGATTGATTGAAGGAAATTGAAATAATTTTTACTTTTGAAACAGTAGAAGATAAACCTGGATATTATTGGTTTAATAAAAGAAATTATGAAATAATACCAAAAGAAGTTTTAAAGAAAGCGATAAATGAATATAATGATAAAAATAAAAACTAGCTATTTTTATCAGATTAGGAACTTTACCCCTAATCTCATACCTGTTTCAACCTGCCTCCGCGATCCAGACTGGTACCGCCCGCCTCAAGGCGAAGAATATTATAGAGATAAAAGAGGAATAGTATGCGGGCTTCGTTATGAACCTCTTATAGTCCAGAAATATGGAACATGCAGCTGCCCCTGCGAAAATAAAAACATTCTTAAAGGGAATTGTTTAGCTATGCAAGAATATAAGCAATTACTTGAAACTATTGACTTTGATAAAATGATGAAAGCTTTTGAATATTGTTTAAATAAATTTAATAAAGATACTATTGTTTTAATTGTATATGAAGCACCTAATAATTTATGTAGTGAAAGAAAATATTTACAGGAGTATTTCAATGAACATGGAATAGAGTGCAAAGAATTGGAATATCCAATCTAAAAAATTAGAATCTCTTTTTAAAGAAATCTATTTATAATATACGCATGTTCTGTTACTGTCTCAACGGAAATATATAATAATGGTATCCATGAAGGATGCGGAGGACACTGGGTATATGAAACTGCTGTGGGTCATCGTTATTCTACAAATTTTGTTTATTATTGTGATAAATGCGGTATGACAATTGAGTTTGTTGAGAAATATTGACATAATAAAAAATATATGTTATAATTATATATAAAATAAAAAAGGATGGTAGATTAAAATGCAACGTTTTTCTCCTCACAACCATACGGAAATGTCAAATTTTCGTTTACTGGATTGCATAAATAAATTACCCGATCTCGTTAAGAGGGGAAAAGATATTGGATTGGCTGGGCTAGCTGTTACGGATCACGAAACAATAGCGCAGTCTATTCGTATTTGTAAATTACAAAAAGAAAATCCAGATTTTAAAATTGGAATAGGTGATGAAATTTATTTAACAAATACTCGTGATAAAGGAATTAAATATTATCACTTTATATTAATAGCAAAAGATGCAATTGGACATAACCAATTGCGGCAGTTGTCTTCGATAGCCTGGATGAATTCATATTGGGACCGCGGTATGGAAAGAGTTCCTACTTTAAAATCGGAACTTGCGGCGGTTGTCAAAAAAGACCCAGGTCATTTAATAGCAACATCCGCATGTTTAGGCGGAGAACTTTCTAGTTGTATTGTAGAAATGGAACATGCTAGAAAGATTGAAGATACTGAAACTGCAAATAAAAAACATCAACAGATAAAAGATTTTATGTTCTTTTGTGATGATTTATTTGGTGATGATTTTTATGTGGAAGTTGCACCAGGTGCATCTAAAGATCAAATTATTGCAAATAATAAACTGGCACAGATAGCACAAGTATTTCATAAAAAATTGGTAATAGGCGATGACGCTCATTATCTAAAACGGGACGATAGATATATTCATAAAGCCTATCTTAATTCAAAAGGTGGAGAGAGAGAAACAGACGCGTTTTATGAATACACATATCTTCAGTCTGATGAGGATATAAGAATTAATTTAGAACCTTCTATTGGTATGTTAATTGAAGAAATGTATGCTAATAGTATGGAAATGTTTAATAAAATTGAAGTATATGATTTACTTCATAACCAAACAATTCCAAGTGTACCTGTTAAAGATTATCCTAAGCAAGAGCCTAAATGGTATTCAAAAGATTATCCTACTTTAGAAGATATGTATAAATCTGATGATATTTATGATAGATATTGGGTACATAAATGTTTATCAGAGATGACAAATAAAAAACTTTTAACTAAAAAATATTGGGATGAACTTGAAGAAGAAGCAAGAGTAAAAAGAGTAATAGGAGAAAAACTTGGAACCAATATGTTTAAATATCCTATTACTCTTAAATATTATATTGATATGATGTGGGAGTGTGGGAGCTTGGTTGGAGCAGGAAGAGGCTCCAGTTGTGCCGCATTAAATCACTATCTTCTTGGTATCACTCAGCTCGACCCAATTGAATGGAATCTTCCATTCTTTAGATATATGAATGAAGAACGTGTTGAGTTAGGTGATATTGACATAGATATATGTCCATCTAAAAAAGGCACAATAGTAAAGAAGATAAAAGAAGAGCGCGGAAGTCGGTTCAATCCAGATATAGACGAGCTTTCTCGAAAAAATCTAGGTTGTACTTTAATAGCTACATATGGTACAGAACAGACGAAGTCCGCAGTTCTTACGGCTTGCCGCGGATATAGAAGTGAAGATTATCCTGACGGTATTGATAATGATGAAGCTCAGTATATAGCATCATTAATCCCCTCTGAACGTGGTTTCCTCTGGCCGCTTGAAGATGTAATCAATGGTAATAAAGATAAAGGAAGAGAACCTGTTCATGTATTTGTAAAAGAGGTAAATACCTACCCAGGACTCCTTGATATTATTTTTGGTATTGTCGGACTTGTAAATAAACGTAGTAGCCACGCTTCAGGTGTAATTCTTTTTGATGAGGATCCTTATGAATTTGGATGTTTTATGAGAACTCCAAAGGGTGAAATTATTACTCAATATGATTTGCATGATTGTGAAGCAGCAGGTCTTACCAAGTATGATTTCCTTGTAACTGAAGTGCAGGATAAACTTGCACAAGCAATTAGATTTTTACAGGAAGATGGAGTAATTGAAGATTATGGAATTAATCTTCGTCCTGTATATGATAAATATTTTCATCCTAATGTTTTACCTTTAAATGATAAAAGAATTTGGGATGCAATTCAAAATGGCAGTGTTATAAATGTATTTCAGTTTGACTCTGAAGTAGGAAGTCAAGCTGCTAAAAAGATTAAACCGAAAACGATTCTTGAGTTATCAGACGCCAATGGTCTTATGAGGTTAATGACCGCAGAAAAAGGTGCTGAAACTCCAATGGAAAAATATATTCGATTTAAAAATAATCTTGACCTATGGTATAAAGAAATGTATGATTTTGGACTAACTCCTAAGGAAAGAGATTATCTTGAACCATATTTCAAATCTTCATATGGTGTACCTCCTTCACAGGAACAGTTGATGTTAATGTTAATGGATAAGAATATTTGCGGTTTTACCTTGGCAGAAGCAAACGCCGCCAGAAAAATAGTCGGTAAAAAGCAAATGAGTAAGATTCCAGAGTTGCATCAAAAAATATTAGATAAAGCATCTTCTTCAAAACTTGGTAAGTATGTATGGGAAAATGGAGTTGGTCCTCAGATGGGTTATTCGTTCTCTATTATTCATGCTCTTGCTTATAGTTTTATAGGTTTCCAAACTGCTTATATTGCAACACAATGGAATCCAATTTATTGGGACACAGCTTGTCTTGTTGTTAATAGTGGTAGTCTTGAAGATGAAGATGATAATGAATATGACGAAGATGGACAACCAGTAAAAAAGAAAGAGCAATCTACTGATTATGGTAAAATTGCGAAAGCCATCGGTGAAATAATTAACGATGGTATTCAAATTTCTTTAATTGATATAAACAAATCTGATTATGGATTCAAACCCGATGTAAAAAATAATCAAATCTTATTTGGTATGAAAGCATTAAATGGAGTGGGTTCTCCGATTATCGAACAAATAAAAGCAAATAGACCTTATATGTCTTTTAAAGATTTTCTTAATAAATGTCCCCTTAATAAAACTGCAATGATAAGTTTAATTAAAGCTGGAGCATTTGATAATCTTGAACAAGACACAAAAGAGATTGAACCTAGAATTTTTATAATGGCATACTATTTGTCATTAACTTCAGAACCAAAAAAGAAGTTAAACTTACAGAATTTTAGTGGTTTAATTAATTTAGATTTAATACCTCAAGAACTTTCTTTTCAAAAAAGAGTGTTCAATTTTAATAAATATTTGAAAGCGTATAAATGGAAAGAAGATAATATAAATTATTATTATATTCCACATGAATATGCAATTAAATTTTATCTTAATAATTTTGACCCAGATACTATTGATAAAGTTTCAAATGGTATCCCTATGATTGAACAAAAAAATTGGGAAAAAATTTATCAAAAGATAATGGATACTGCTAGAGATTGGTTAAAAGAAAATCAACAGCAGTTATTAAAAGAAGTAAACCAAAAACTGTTTAAAGCAGAATGGGATAAATATGCAATGGGCAATATTTCTGCTTGGGAAATGTCTTCATTGTGTTTTTATTATCATGACCATGAGTTAAAAAATATTAATAATAGGAAATATGGAATTATAGATTTTAATAATCTTCCCGTAATTCCTGAAGTAGATTATTTCTTTAAAAGAAATGGAGTTCAAATTCCTATTTATAAATTATGTAGAATTGCAGGGACAGTGATTGGTAAGAATGATACGCGGCATTCGGTTGTATTGCTCACTACATCTGGAGTTGTGAACGTAAAGCTGACTAGAGATTATTATGCAATGTTCAATCGTCAGATTAGTGAAGTAAATGAAAAGGGTGAAAAGAAAGTTAAAGAAAAAGGTTGGTTTACTAGAGGAGTAAAACTTTTAGTTACTGGATATCGACGAGATGATACCTTTGTAGCAAAAAAATATAAATCTACTGGAGGGCATCAGTTATATAAAATTACTGAAGTAGTCGGTAGAGATATTTCTCTTACAGCCACTCGTTACGGAATGGAGGAAAATAATGAGTAATTAGAAATATAAGTTAATAGCATTATTTGGAGAGTCTGGGAGTGGAAAAGACTTCACTCTCAGAGAACTTCTCCAAACTAATTTTGGACAAGAAAATTTATTTAGAGTAGTTTCTTATACTACGCGGCCGATGCGAAAGGGGGAAGAAGCTGGAGTTAACTATCACTTCTTACCAACGGCCGCAGATTTCTTTGCTAAAGAACTTATCGAGCATGTTGAGTTTCGGAACTGGTTCTATGGTAGTGCTATTGATAATTTAAGTAAAGATAAAATTAATATAGGTATATATGATATTCGACGTATTCAACAAATTATAAAGAATGAAAACATTGAATGTTATCCAATTTATATAAAATCATCTGATAAAACTAGATTACTAAGACAATTACAACGAGAAGAATCTCCTGATTGTGATGAGATTATTAGACGTTTTATTGCAGATAAAAAAGATTTTATTCCAGTGACATATAATACTACAGGTTTTGATTTTATCACCATTGAAAATAATGATAATAAATTCACATTGTTAAATGATATTATTTCTTATATTAAAGAAAATATTTTAAAATGATAAGGACAGAATGAAATAATAAACTCTTTATCATTTTAAAATATTAATATCAAACAGAAGGAGAAATTTTATGCAGAAGATTATTTTTTATACAACTAATTGTCCTAGATGTCAAGTCTTAAAAAAGAAAATGGATAGTCTAGGAATTGAATATGAATTACAGGATGATATAGAAGAAATGATGCTATGGGGAGTTCAAACAGTTCCTACATTAAGAATTGAAGAAGAGCTATTTGATTCTTCATCTCTTACAACTTTATTAGATTTCTCTCAAGCTGTTAAATGGTTAAAGGAGTACGAGAAGAATGAAAATTGATATTAAATTAAGTAAGAACTTTGTGACACAATATAATAAACTACAGGGAGAGTTCGGGACTGACATCGCTAGAATTAACGGATTTGACGATGCTCAACTTAGTTATACTGATTTTATTGATAACTTTATTGATTAGACTACAGTAGCAGATGCTTCTATTGATGGTAATAGTAACGTAACTAAAAAAGATATAGTTACATTGTTATCAGAAATGCCAAAACCTCATAGAAAGTTATTATCTTTTAATAAAATTTATTATGAGATTCAAAAAAAATATGGTTTTAAAGCTGCTAATACTTGGTTACGAATGGAATGGATGGGACAGCTTTATATGCATGATGCAGACACATCGACATTTAAACATTATTGTTTTGCTTATGATCTTAAAGATTTGGCAGAAAAAGGTCTTTATTTTATTGATGGAGCTTTTAATGCTAAACCTCCAAAGCACTTAGAAGTATTTGTAGACTTCGTAAAAGAATTTATCGGTTTCGCTAGTAATAGAAGTTCAGGAGCAGTTGGTCTTCCCAATTTAATTCCTTATATGTATTATTTTTGGAGAAAAGATGTAGAAAATAATTATCTCGGAATTGATTCTAGCGGAAATGCAGAGAACTATGCAAGACAAAATTTTCAACGCTTTATCTATGCTGTAAACCAACCCTATACAAGAGATGGACAACAATCGGCATTTACTAATACCTCTATTTTTGATAGACCTTATTTTGAAGCTTTGTTTGGCGGCTCAGAATTTCCAGATGGAACTTTTATGATTGATTATGAGGAAGAAATTATTAACTTCCAAAAAATATATATGGAAGAAATGGCTCATATTAGAAAAGAAAATATGTTTACTTTTCCTGTGAGTACAATTTCTTTATTAAGACAGAATGGAGAATTTGTAGATAAAAACTTTGCAGAATGGGCGATTCGTCATAATATGATTTGGAATGATAGTAATATTTTTGTAGATGATAGTGTTAATAGTTTAAGTAATTGTTGTAGGTTAAAAAGTGATATACGAGATTTAGGTTATTTCAACAGCATCGGGGGAACGGCTCTTAAAGTAGGAAGTGTCAAAGTTTCTACAATTAATCTTGCAAGGTTAGCTCTTGATACAACCTCTGAGGAGGAATATTTAGCCGAACTTGAGCGCAGATTAGAAACAAATTTACAAGGTTTAGATGTAGTACGCCATATTATCAAAAGAAATGTAGAAAAAGGGTTACTCCCTAATTTTAAACACAAACTTGTAGATTTCGAACACTTATACAACACCATTGGCTTTATTGGAGTGTACGAAACAATGAAAAAGTTTGGATACACAAGAGTAGATGAATTCGGAAATACTTTCTATACAGATGAGGCTTTAGCATTTGGAGAAAAGATTTTTAAAACAATGAGGCGGGTGGCGGATGATTTCATCGTACGAAACCAGTGTGATTACATGATTAATACTGAACAAATCCCCGGTGAATCAGCGGCCGCAAAACTTACAAAGAAAGATAAGTTCTTTTATCCTAATGCAAATATATACGATTTACCTCTTTATGGAAATCAGTTTATGCCTCTTGGTATTAAAACAACACTTCAAGAAAGAATAAGAGTACAAGCTATTTTTGATAAGTATTGTAATGGTGGTTCAATTCTTCATGCTAACATTGATGCGCCTTTTGATTCTTTTGATAAGGCATGGAAGATGGTAAATTATATTGCAGATCAAGGCGTAACTTATTTTGCATTTAATACTAAAATTCAAGCATGTGAAGATAATCATGCTTTTTATGGAACTACATGTCCAGTTTGTGGTAAACCAATATATACAGAATATACTCGTATCGTAGGATTTTATACTCCTATTAAAACTTGGAGTAGAGAAAGAAAACAAGAATATGGTATGAGAAGATGGGAAGCAATAAATAAAACAGCCGAGGAGATTAATTAATGTTTGTTAAAGGAATTATTGATGAAGATTTTGTTAATTATAAAAAGCCTGCTATGGTGATTGAGTTCCCTTGTTGTGATTTTAAATGTGATAAAGAATATGGAAAACCAATTTGTCAAAACAGTCCTCTCACAAAGGTTCGTCCTATTAAAATTGAAGAAGAATATATTATTGAAAAATATTTAAAAAATCCTATAACAGAAGCAATAGTTTGTCAAGGACTTGAACCTCTTGATACCATGGTTATGTTATTCCTCTTTATAAAAAAATTTAGAGAATTTTCCAATGATGATTTTGTAATATATACTGGATATAATAAAGAAGAAGAGCGTCCACAGACTCTTATAAAATTTATTAAAGAAAATCAATATAAAAATATAATTATCAAATACGGCCGATATATTCCAAATCAAACTCCTCATTATGATGAAGTATTAGGTGTGAATCTTGCTTCCGATAATCAATATGCAGAAAGGTTGTGAAACATTGAAAGTAAAAGTAACGGAAGATATAGAATTAGCTAATTAGATTAGGGCAAAACTCAGAGAAAACTCTGGGTATTGCCCATGTAAAATAATTAAAAATGAAGATACATTATGTATGTGTAAAGAATTTAGAGAACAAGATATTGGAGAATGTCATTGTGGATTATATATAAAGACAGAAGTATAAGGAGGTCTATCATGTATGGAGACTAAAAGTCAACTTACTTTGGGGACATTATATGAAGCTAATAAGCGATTAATGTCGAATAAAGAAATATTTAAACCAATGAATGTATTGGAAATAGGTGGAGCACAAGTTAAACTTGAAGATTTTTTTAATATGAAGTGTGATACTTATGCAATGTTATATTGTAAAGATAGAAGTGATATAACAATATTTCATATGTATGACAATCAGAATCCTAATCCACCTGCTTTAGCAGCAAAAGAATGTATTGGATGTTGTACAGATCGAGGAGAATTATTATCAATAGAAGAACAATCAGATGGTAATTTTGAAATATGGATTAGGATAAATGATGAACCTTATGCTTATTATCTATTTCCATATGATAATGCTGTTATAGAAGTGTAAGGAGAAATATTATGAAAGTTTTTTGTAATGTTTGTTTAGGAAATTATATGCAAAATGTAAGTATTATAGATGATAAAGGGTTGGTTAAAATTGAAAAAGTACCTACTCCTGATTTACCAAATTTCTTTTCTGAATTAAAAGAAGTAAATGAAATTACTTTAAAAGGTCCAGATACTTATATTAAGAAAGTTCAGAAAGATACAGAATATCAAATTAATGGAACTAAACCTATTAAATTTATTTTACAATCATAAAAAAATATGATATAATTATTTTAATAAGAGTTAAAAGGAGATTTTGAAATGAGTCGTTATTTAATTAAAGTTACGGAACAATATAGATGTGATACAGAAGCTGAAGCTGAGGCCCTTATTAATGAAGCTAAAGAAGACGGTCAATATACTGTGATTAAATCAAGTAGTGAAATAAAAACACAAAAGTCAAAAGGTGAAGTAGTAGATGAATGGAGACGAGTTCTTATTACTAAAGAATTCACTTCTGAAAAAGAACCAGCTGAACAAGTTGTTGTTTCTTACGAGGAGGTTTAATAATGGATAAAAGAATTGTAAGACATTTTCCTATTCAAATCAAGAGGCTAAATGACAAAGCAGTTATTCCAACTCATGGAAGCGACGCGGCAGCCGGTTATGATTTGTATTCATGTCTAGATAAATCTATATCAATTCCGCCACATGAAACAGTAAAAATTGGAACTGGTATTGCAATGGCTATCCCTAATAATTGTTGGGGTGGAATTTATCCAAGAAGTGGATTAGCTACTAAACAAGGATTGCGGCCTGCTAATTGCACGGGTATAATCGATTCCGATTATAGAGGAGAAATAATCGTAGCTATTCATAATGATAGTCATTCTTATCAAATTATTTATCCTGGCGATAGAATAGCGCAATTTGTTTTAATGGAAAGATTTTTATGTGATTGGGAAGAAGTTGAAGAATTAGATGAAACTGACCGTGGAGAAGGCGGTTTCGGTTCAACTGGAAAATAATTTAAATGCAACAAGTATTATCTTGTTGCATTTATTTTTTTACCTAAATTTGACTTTTAAAAATTTTTATGATATACTGGACTTAATAAATAAGAAAGGTATATTAATAATATGAAAGTTTTAGCGATAGATGCAAGTAGTAAAAGTACAGGTATAGCAATTTTCTAGGATGAAAAGTTAATTCATTACTAGTGTATTATTGCTACAGATAGTAGTTCTTTTAAAAGAATTATTAAAATGAAGAATAGGATTTTAGAAATATATAAAAAATATAAGCCAACTAATATTGTTATGGAAGATGTTTTGCCATAGGATGTAAAACATAATCAATCTGTATATAAAGTGCTAATATATTTACAAGCTATGATTGTATTAAGTTTATATTAGACTTATAGTTTATAGAATGTTTAGTTCTATACTGCTAGTCATTGGCGTAGAATCTGCGGGATAAAGACCGGCCGCGGTATAAAAAGAGAAGGTTTGAAAAAAGCAAGTATGTAGTTAGTTAAAAATTAGTATGGAATCAAAGTAAACGATGATATAAGTGATGCTATTGGTTTAGGTCTTGCTTATGTTAAATAGCATGCAAGTGCATTTTAAATAAAAGAAAAAGCCGTTCAATTGTAAAAAATTGAACGGCTTTATTTTTATCCTGCTGTACTATTTGCCCTTGAATAAGATGACCAGAAACCATTACTGCCCATTCCATTGCCTACTCTAACTTGAACATATTGATTAATAGTAGCTGGATTAGCATTAAATACTTTATAAGATATAAATTTTCTTCTTTTATTAGCTGCTTTTGGATAAAAACTATATCTAAATTTAAATAATCCAGGATTTCCAGTAAAATTATCATGATTATCCATAGCAGACATAGCAAAACCTTGAAAAACATATTCATTATCTGGATTAATAACTCTCCATCCTATCCCTACAGAGACGTTCGTATATTGATCTCTCCAAGCTAACCAACTTCCTAAAACGTGACCAGTAATGAAAAGCATAGGACGCCATTGATAAATAGTATTATCTAATAATAAATTTTCAATATCTTGAAAAGACATTAATTCTTTACATAAACTTAACTGTGATGAAATAACTTTTTGATTCCATAATTCTAAAGTGTTTCTTATTTTAGTTGAACCTGCTGTAATAGTAAATTGAGCTGTTCCCCCAAAAGTATTTGTTCCTACATAAAAATCATGTGCTCCTGCAGCACCATATCGTAATAATCCTAATCCATCATCTAAATACATTGGTGCAATAAAATAAGAAGTGAAAGGAAGTGATTTACTACGTTGATTTGCCGCTTTTTGAGCAATTGTTGTTCCTGTATAATTATTAATATTTTGCATCCCAAAACTTACTGAACCGTCATTTACTAAGACTCCTGTTTTACCAGTAGGAGCTTGAGTTATATTTATACGACCAGAAATATCAAAATTTCCTTCCCATTTAGAATTATAAATAGTTCCTAATGAACTTCTTGCTTCTGATTGCAGTCCTTTACTCACAACAAAATTTTCAGCAACGGTTGTTGTCCATGATTTATTTGTTAAATTTTGCTGTACGTCAAAAACAACATTATAAGTATCTTCTTGTTGATCATTTAAATTTTTTAATTCAAATTTTAAAATACCCTCTTCAATTATAGTATTTTCATTTCCAGCATGAATATTTAAACTAATTCGATAAAGAAAACAATTTGCTGGAATTGTAAAATCTTTTGTTTCGTCTCCTTGATATACATAAACTGTACTAGTAGTTCCTGATGTTGAATTATATATGTCAAATCTCAAACTAATAATAGGATTAGAACTATCTCCAAGTAAAGCATTATTTATATTATTTTTTATTGTAACAAGATAATTAGATGGTCCTGCTAAATTCTTAGAGTGATCATCAGATCCAAATAATACTATTGTATCATTATTTCCTGCTAAAATAGCTCCAGTTACTTTCCATTGATAAAGATTATAACTAGCTGTAATACCTCTCTTTGTTCCTCCTGTAGCCATAACAGAAGCTAATATATTATCTTTATTATATCGTCTTACTGAAAAAGCATCTTTAATACGAGGTGCTGATAAAGGAGCATAACTCGTATCTTTTTCTATTTTCATACTTATTTTATTAATTTGGTCAATAATACTTCCATTTTCTTGAAAGTTTATATCTCCAAGAGCTTCCTCTAAAATACTGCCATCATTTAAAGTAATGTCTTTTGCTTCCGCTCCTACTGGAATAGGATTAGCTGTTCCAGTAATATTTATTTCTGAGAATCTTTCTCTCATATTTATCCCTCCTTTTTATAAGGTAATTCCTTCCTTTTTATAAAAGTTTTATATTATAATATTTTTTATAAAAAGGAAGGAATTTTTAATTAAATTTGTCCTTTAATAAAAATCATTAAGATTTATTTTCTAAAGCTTCAATCCTTCTTAATAAAGAATTAAAAAGACCATTTACATAATCTTCTGTTGCAACATCAGCGTCATCTTTTGTTAATGTTCTTGCATTAAAATCTTTTGCTGTCATAGATCCTGTACAAGACAATCTTTGCACATAAACTGATTCTAACTCATTTAATTTACTTGATATATAATTAGCTGTAATTTTATTAATAATTAAATTTTCAGTATGTTTATCAATAGTATCTCCTTTTGTAGTTGTGACAGAGCTAGGATCAAATCTAGTTCCACTTCCAGTACTAGTAAATCCTCCTCCTCCACTAAAACCTCCAGAGTTAGAAGCTTTCATCATTCCTGTTACGCTAGCACCATTTATTATAACATCAGTAAATTTTGCTACACCAGCTCCATCAATATTAAAATTATCACCAGATAATCCTCTTCCACTTATTGTTATGTTACCAATTTTTCCAGATTGAGCGTATAAATAACCATTTGACTGAACGTAAAAATTTTTTCCTAATCTTATTCCATCCGCACCAACATAAACTCCAGTTCCATTTATGTCCCAATAAGGAGTTCCTCCATTGCTATAAAGACCTTTATTTCCAAAATACCAATCACCAATATTACCGTTTTTAGCATACAAATACCCATCATGAGTTACATGGAAAACATTTCCTGCCCAAAATGCATTAGGTGTATTAGCAGTACGAACAGGAGATAAACCAACATTATTTTTTACTAATCTATCTGATTTTATTTGCCATCCACCAATATCTCCCTGAGAAGAATGTAATGTTCCATTATGATTTACATAAAAGCTATCTCCTGCCCAAAAAGCATGCTCTCCAGTAGAAGCCATACCTACATTATTTTTAAATAATCTATTTGGCTCAATAGTCCAACCTGCAATATCACCTTGCTCTGAATGTAAGTAACCACGATAATCAACAGAGAAAATATTTTTTTCTCCATTTGTAACCTTAATTGCCTAATTAGTAGGTTTATCATTGTTAGAACTTAATGTAACGTATCCTTTAGATAAAGAATCATCACTAATTTGCCATCCTGCAATGTCACCACCCCCAACAGCATGGATATGACCTTCATGATTGACTTCAAAATTGCCTGAACCAAACTTAATATGCGGCGGGTCTGAAAATTGAATCTACATTCCTTTCTTCGGATCTTCTTCTTTTTTAGGATAATCACCTGATCTAATTGCAGCAGGACCATCTACATCAATCTTAATCTGGCCTTTAGTAGCTAAACCGAACTAGGCATTACCAGTCTCCGCATCTAGGAAAATACTGCGGGCACCGGCCGCATAACCAAATAACCCAGTCTAATCTTTGAATCCAATCTAATTTTTATCCTTCGTTTTAGTCTATCCCATGATAATACCAGTAAAACGATTATAATTATCCTTTTTACCAGCACCAACTTGAGGAGTTAATATATATCCATCTTCATTATTTATTTCAATTGCAGTCCCGCTCCAATCATTTAAAGCTCTATTCTCATATCTATTTAACATAAAATGGATTGGGATATGAACCTGTGCAAATAATTCTTTTTCTTCTTCTTTACCTTTTTTAATTGTTAATAATAAAGCATTATCTACTTGATTTCCTTTTGTAAATACATCAACAGGAACAACAGTACAAATATTTTCATCATCTTCATCATTTTTTGAAACAATCTATAATAATTTACTTTCTCTTGGAAGAACTTCCCACTCATAAGTAAATTCTTCATTCTAATAATTAGTAACTTCTTCTTCAATATCATTTATAATCGTTTTATAAATATTTACTTCAAACGGATTTCCTTTTCTATAAGAAGGTTTAGTTCCATCATTACTATAAGTAACATATCTAAAACCAGTACCAGGTTTTATTCTTACGTTATATCTATCATCTTCACTTTGTTGTATAATAGATGAAATAGGTAAATCTGCATAATATTTATATCCATCTGGTCCGCTAGAATACTACGCTTCAATAATATTTGATAAACCTTCTACGATCGAAGGTCTTTCTTGTAAATTAAACTATCTATCTTTTAAATTACTACCTTTCTGAATTACTGGCTTAAAATCATTACTTAACATCGAAGAACTACCTTTTAAATTATCTTTTAAAATCTTCCAATTTAAAATACCGTTAATCTCTGTTTTTATTCCATTATTCCATAATTCAGGTTCAACAATCAAACTTTCTGGTTCCCACTATCCATTTTTATAAGTAATAACAGGCTCTTTATTATCTTTTACTTTTAATTTAAATTGATATTTTGTACCATTAGTTCCATTCTATCCCTACTTACTAAAGGTAAAATTAGTTTTTGTAATAAAGGTTTGATCTTTATATTGCATAATTAAATAAATATCATTATTACTTAAATTATTATCATATGTATTTTTAATACCTATCGGTAAATTATTTTCAGTATCAGTAATATATTCATTACTACCCATATCTAACATAGTATTTTCAATAGGAACTTTCCAAGTTACAGTAGTTCCATTTTGTAAATCTTCTTGTTTTATTTCATTTCCATTATAATATAATGTATAAGATAAATCAAAAAGTTGATATGGTTCATCAATAGCATTGCTATGTAAAGAAGCACCTTCTTCATTATAAAGAAAAGTTTGATCTCCATGATTTATCACTAATGCATATCCATTAGAAGAAGTAGGAGTGTTTTTAATTTCAATAGAAGCAGTTCCAATTAATTGCTAGATACCATTATCTTTCTTTTCGTAACATGAACATCTGAAAGTACTAGAATTAATAATTTCTTGTAAATTTACATTATATAAAATGTTTCTTTCTAAATGTTGATTATTCTCATAACTAAATATAATTTTATTATATAAATCATAAAACTATTTATATGTTTTTAGACCATCTTGTTTTGAAAGTCCAAAATCATCATAATATTTATCTACTTCACATGTCTAGTTCCAATAAGTTTCAACTCCGACAGCATCTTCAATTTCTGCTTTGTTTTTTAAAGCCTTTACATATAAAACATCATCTTCTATTATATCTGTTGTTTTATTTTGATAATTACAAACTTGCCATTTAAAAATCTTATTTTCCTAATCAGTTATTTCTTTTCTTTCTCCATCTTCTTCACTCCAGACTTGACAAATAAGATTAGGATGCCCAGCCGAATGATGGAAAGATGTTCCTTCAGAAGAAATTAATGTAACTTCATAAGTTGCTCCTTGATTAAAAATTAAAAACTATTTAGAATAAGATTTATTATCATATACAGCCACGCATTTAAACTTTGTTTGCTTAGAAAAAGCAACATCTTCTTTCTTTATTTCAATAGAAGGAGAAGGATTAAATCTATTTGGTGTTTCATTATCAGAAATAACTTTTTCATTAATACATCTCCATCCCATACCACCATAATTTAAATACTATGGGCTACGAGAAGTTATCTTTAAATCTTGTATAAACCAGTAAATCTGAACATTCTGCTATTCTAAATTTACTTCTTTCATTTTTACTCTAAGATTAGCAACAATAGAACGAGTATCATCATCACTAGAATCTTTTCCAAATGTATAACCACGTTCCGCTTTTAAAACAATAGCAACTGAAGATTTTTCACTGTCATTTAATTTATAACTCCCATTAATTGCAAAATTATAAATAAATATATCTGCGGCCGGTGGTTCCTCTCCCTACTCTACCTGATTCGGGAAATCCTAGACAAAACATACAATACGGTCGACCGCCACAAAATTATCACTATCAATCTAACAAGATACTACTTGATTAGATGCTGTTGTATATTCATATGGATTACCAAAGAAGTTATTATTATCGAAATAATAATCTTGAGGTTCTTCAACGCCAGTGGCACTATTCTTCATTATTAGAGTTATTCTAACTCCATAATGCCCATTTCTTTTTTGATCATATGGCAATCCAGTCTGAACTGTGCCAGTCATTTTTAAATAATTTGCATTTCTAATTTCATTAGCTATATTTTCAGATAAGGTAATAATATTATTTTCACCGTTTCTATTAAAAAGTTCATGCTATTTAGTCTAATATGAACTCATTGCTATTGTATAATCGCTAGAAATAAAATTTTCTCCCGCGTCAAAATACTCTTCTCCAGTAAATTCTTCAATATAATTTGTTCCTAGTTGTTTAGTTGTTCCTAAAATAACTTTATATTCTTTTAAGTTGCCGTCTGGAACAAAAATATAAACTAAACTATCTTTACTATAAGATACTGAAGGAGAAGTTGAATATGCTTCTAATAAACTATCTTGATATTTTACTAGATATTTACCTAAAGAAGCATCTTTACATTCAACTATTGTACCTTGTATAGTTGAAGAAAATTCTGCTTTAGATATTTTTTTATCTGAAATTATATTAATTGCTTCTAATATAGCTTCAGATATTTGGTTTGAATTATTTAACATTAATAATCCCTCCTTTTTATATACTGTGGGGGCATTAGCCCCCACAGCTTAATCTCAAATCTTTCCCGCTTTTTGAGCAGCTACTAAAGTTAAATTATTAATAGCATCTATAATATTAGAAACATCTCTAGCATTAGGGAAGTCCGCATCTATATGTACAGTTTGGTTAGCAATAATAGCTCTTTCTATATCTTTCGCTTTATTTAAAGCATTTGTATAATAGTTAGAACTTTCAGTGTAAAGTGCTTCCAATATATCATTTATATGAGATACATTAGACTATATAGTATCTAATATACTATTGACATTGATAGGAGTATATTCACTTTGACCAATAATATTACCAGTAGTACTTCCTGTATTCTGTAATGCTTCTTGATGAGCAGCCAAATCTGCTAAACCAACATTTGAACTACCAAATATAGCAGCAAAATCAGAGCTGTGCCAATTAGGTTCGTAAGGAGTGTAATTTTGTAAATCTCCATATGAATTTCCATTTGCTACCCAAGAATTAAGAATATTATCATTAGCTCTTTGTGCGGCTGCCTCTCGACTTAAAGAGCTTCCGATTAATTCTACATTTTCTTGGTTAATAAAATTATTAGCAGCAGTTGCTGCCTATATTGCTGCTTGTTTAGCTCTTTCATAAGTTTGAATCAAATCATTTACACCATTTATAGTATTTTGCACTGCATTTAATTCTTGCTCGTAACTATTGATTAAAGCTTCGTTATTATCTAATAATTGTTCTGCTTGACCGATAACAGTATTAGTATCACTTATAATATCTTCAAAATTAATTTGACCATTTCTTTCAATTTCGGCAATACTATTAATTCTTTCATCTTCTGCCTATAAAAATCTATTAATAGAATCTTCAAATAATTTACCGATTCCACCATCTCCAATTAATCCTTCGGTCATTTTAGATAAATAAGAACCCGCCTGAGGAATTAAATCTTTCAAAATATTAGTTTGTTCTGTATCAGATAATGCTTGGAATTGCTCTATATTAATTCCATAAATCTTTGCTAATTCTTCTGTACTAGATTGAATTAAATTATTTCTTATATTAGCATTATCCTCTAATAATTTATTAATTTGATCTCCATAATATTTCTCTAATTCATAACTCTTTTGAAGTTTTTGCTCTTTAGATAGATTTTCATCTGTCCAAATATCTTCTAATTTATTTTTAATGTTTTCAGCAGACTTTTGAATATCACTTAAATTATCTACATAAGCCGCTTTATCACTATTATATAAACTATTTTGAGCATCAGCAAGTTCTTGTTCTGCCTTGCTAATAGCTTCAGTATCAGCAGTATATTGATATGTATAATTACCTTGAGAATCTCTTCTTAATCTCAATCTATTCTTATTAGAACGAGATTGTTCAAGAGCTAATCGTTTCATTTCAATTTGAAGTAATGCGTTTGCTCTATCTACATCATATTGAGTCAATCTCTATTTATCTCTTAAATAAGCTAATTGCTGTTCCATTAAATCATTTAAAGATTGTTGAGCAGCTATGTCCCCATCATTATCATTAATAGCATCGTTAAAGGTATTTTCTAATTTATCAATTTCATATGCTGCATTGATCTTATCAAAGTATCTATCTGCTTGATCGTTTAATATATCCCATTCATCTTCAATATCATCTAAAGTGTGTCCATCACCAAGTTTTAATTCAAAATTTACAAGAATCTTATTGATAGCATTATTATATTTATCCATAATATTATCAAGAGCATCTTCAACCGTAGAATTTAAATCTTTTACAATATCCATCCAATGTTTTTTATATTCTTCAAATCTATCTCTCGCTTCTTTATAAAGGTTAGAATCTGTTCCTTGAGTCTGAGCTAGCTGATTCATACGAGCCTGTTCTTCCGCCATACGGCTATACCACAAATCTTTTTGTTTTGCAAGGAAATCTAATTGAGCATTATTATTTTCTTCAATTCTATCATAGAATTTAGCCATTTGATCATATGCTTCATCCCCGAAGAACATTTCCGTAATTTTCATATTATGATCAATCAAATCACCTAAGTATTCATATTCATCCATTTGCTCGTCAAAAGCATCTTGAGTAGCATCAATAGCATCAAAGATAGACTCCTTAATTTCATCGGCAATCTCTTTAAAACCTTCCATTTGATCTTGTAGATCATCAAAGATTTTTTTAACTTTTTCTAATTGCGCGGCCCGGTCTGTTATAGACATTTTAGCTAGTTGCTATGTAAAATAAGAACCAGAGAAGATTCCATTTTGATTTCCCATCACTTCTTTTAAGCGATTAGTCAAATTCTGGATTGAACCGGTTCCCGCATTATTATAGTAAGAAGCAATATCTGCAAATCTAAATCTATTTAAACCTAAAATATCATCATCTCTGATCTCATTAACAATATCTTTCTGGAATTTATTCCAATCTCGTTTAGCCTCGGATAAATCAAGCTCCGCCTTAATCTTCAAATCAAGCTATTTAACTTTTAAATTAATTTGTTCTTGAACTTTATCTATTTGCTCTTGTTGAGTCTTAGCTATTTCTTGTTGGAGTTTATCATAACGCTCTAAATCTTTAAAGGCTTGATCCATTATCTCCTTAGCATTATTTAAATAATCTTTATTACTCTCTTGTTGCTCTGCTGTCATTTGATTCCACTCAGCAACTTTATCATTGTATTCTTTTAGAATCTTATCATGAGTAGTAAAATAATTATTTAAAGTACCATCTTTATCAAAGGTGGCCCCATATTTTTTAAGGTTATTAGCTAACTCATTTTGCTCATCTCTTTGAAGACCTAAACGCTCCCTGATAACATCTTTTTGTTTTTCAAGAACTGCTAGTTGTTTCTATAAGTTTTTAAGAGAATCTTTACCAGTTAATCTTTCTTGCTATTTATTTAACTTAGTCATTGAATTAGCAAGTTTATTAGCTTTAACAGTATTATTACGATAACGGTCAGCTTTATTAGTAGCCCCTTTAGCTTTGTTAGGTTCTTTGGCTTTACTACTACCGCCTTTGCCACCGCCACCCTTTTTACCGCCGCCACCAGTATTTTTTTTGTTTCCACCATTTTTATTTTTATGGCTAACTTGACCACCTACTGGAGCTTTGTTTGCATGTTTAATTTTTACACCAGTAACAGTATTGACATTAGAAATATCTTGAGTTTGTTTGTCTGGTTTAGAAGTAAATTCAGTATATGTGAAAGGGTGACTCTACATTCCTCCATATTCAGGAATAACACCAAAAGGTGTTACAGATTCTCTAAAAAGAGGAGTTTCAAAATGACCTTGCTAATCATGAGGAATTAATTCATACCCTCCTGTTTCTTGTTGGTCAGTTTGAGTTTGAGAAGATGAAACAGACTAAGCATCATACGCTGTAGAATCTACTGCTGCAATAGCTTGATTTGCTGCTTCGATTACATTAGAAGGATCCGCCTCCATATCTATATTTAAATGAGCTGCTTCAAACATATTCTAAAGATCTGCTACTGAATACCCTGCTTCAAGTAAAGCATTAGCTAAAGTTTCTAACATTTGAGTATCATCAAGACTTAACTCACCTTCTGGTAAATTATTAATCCAGTCTGCAAATTCTTCTTTAGACATCTAAGTAGCTTCTCTAAATTTTTCATCATCTAAATTAACATTTACCCAAATTTCTTCTGCGGCAGCCTCTTGTAAGGATATAATAGCCTATTCTGATCCATTTGCGGCTTCTTTAATTTCCTATGTATGCTATTTTATAAAATCATCATCAAGAAGACCTTCTTCTATACCAATAATATCTTCTACTGCTTTTTTAATTTCTACAAAAGTTTTTGCATAATCTGCATCACCTAAAACTTCACCAAAATCATAATTTTGTAAAGCAGATAGAGTCTCACTAACTTTAGCATAGTCTTTCTGTAAAGTCTAAACAGCCTCATTCAATCTAATATAACGAGTAGCAGCATCTACTGCCAACTCGCTGCTCTAATCCATGCCTTGATAAGCCTAATTTCCACTACGAGCTAACTCTACATAATGGTTTGCTAAGGCAGAAATTTGCTAAGCTTGAATACCGTATTTATCTGCATTTTCAGCAGAACGAGTTGCTAACATTAAATTAAAAGCTGCGGCATTCTTAGTTTCTTCAGTTCCAGTTCTTAACTATGTATTATATTTAGCCAATTCATCTTTACAACTTTCATATTGAGCAGCTAAATTTTGAAGAATTGCACTAAATTGTTCATTGTTTAATGCACCTGTCTAATAAAGATTCTGAAACATTTCTGTATCAGTCACTAATGTCATCATTTGATTAGTAAAATCCTAAGACGTTATTTTGCCCATTTCTCCCATAGCAAGATAAGATGACATTAATGCTAATTTTACATCCCTTAAAGCAGATTCGTAATCTCTTGTTCCAGCCAGTTGAGTATTATTTAAAATACTTACTTGTTTCTCTAATTCAGGATAAATTTTTAAAATATCTTGGAGACCTTCTTTATAAGATACTAATTCTTTATCGCTTAACTTTTCACCTGCATTTAATTGAGTTCCTAGGGAACTTGTTGAATTAGCTTGATTTACTTTATCAAAATCCGTTTTATATTCTTTTGTTTGAATATCTTGAATTTTTAATTGAGCATCATAAAAAGCCTTTACCATGTCATCAGAAATTTTTTCTGAAGTAACTCCAGTTTCTCGAACAGCTTTTATAAAGTCTTCTACAGAATTCCCAGCATAATTATATTCTTCTGCTAATTTAGTAATATCATCAACTTGATCACCAGATAGCTTTTTATAGAAATCTCTAATAGCATTTCCGCTTTCAGTTCCAACTTTCTGATAACCGTTTTGAACATTTTGAGCAATAGTTTCAGCTAATTCTCTCGATAAATCTGATCCATATTTATCTTTTAGCTATAACATTACTGCACGAGTATTACCTTCTTCGATACCATTTATAAAACTATCAAGGCCCTCTTGGACACTAGCTCCTAATTCTTTTAATTTACCTGGAATTTCTTCAACTTTTATTCCTAGGAAATCTGCTAAATCATTTGGATTTAAATCTTTTAATTTATTTACATCTACTTGACTTAAAGAATTTGTATTAACTTTATCAAAACCACCCGCTAAACCACTATTAAATAGAACCTCTTTTACTCTATCACTAACACTAGCAAAATTCTACTAAGCAGCTGCCATTCTTTCTGTAGTATCAGCTACGATTTTTTCCATATTAATACTGGCTTCTCTTAAATAATTTGTTATATCAGAAAATTTTATTTCTTCAAACTAATCATTTGTCCCAGCTTGTCTTGCTGAAAATTTTCCTTTTTTTTCTTTAACTTCTTTTCCTGTTAATTCTTCGTATTTTTTAATAGCAGCATCACGGTCAAATAAAAGCTGGGTTGTTTTTTGTTGATTCATTCCATATCCATAAGATACTTCTTGTTCTTTATAAAATTCATCTAAGCCATTTTGCCTTTCCTATTCAATAAGTCCAGCAACCATATTAGCAAAAGCCTCTTTATGTGTCGAATTACGATATTCTTCTTCATTGTTTAAATTTGTTTTTATTAAACTATCTCGTAAAGCATTTACTTCAGTCTTTTCAGCATTTAAAGAATCAACTAAAGTTCTAATTTGTTGAGTATTTTCTCTAGTAGCATCTATTTGGTCTTGGTTTAATTCAACTCCTTCATCTGCAACAGCTTTTTTTAATTTATCTTCATCTGCTAAAATAGCTGTCCCATTTTTTTGAACGGCAGAAACAACTGCCTCCATAATATCTTGACCGCCAAACATTCCCCCAGTGCCATAAATTTTACGACCCTATTCAACAATTTTAGCTGTTCTATCTGCCTAATAACTTTTTTCTTGAAGACTAGCATTTGCCATTCCAGAAACATAAGCTCTTTGTCGATAGATTTTCTTTATTTCTTCTTCGCCATTTTCTTTAAAATATAATAATCCATTTTCATCTGTTTCAATATATTGTGCTAATTCAGGAAAATTTTGTATAAGCTATAAAACCTTATCGTTTAATTCATTAACTTTATCATACCACTATTCGGTACCCTTTGTTAATTCAGAGAGAGCTTTTTTTGCATTATCATAATCTTCTATAGCAGAAGTCAAGTTTTTAAAACTATCCTTCATTTCATCATATTGTTTTTTGGCAGACTGTGCATTTTCAGCAGCCTATTTCGCAGCATCTGCAGCTTGATTATATGTTTTATATATTGCATAACCTGCTGTCACTACTGCTGTAATAGCTAATAAAGGTACAGCTACAGAACCTAATATACCAATAAAACTTGAAACTGAAGAACCTGCGGCAGAAAAGGCTGTAGAAATAGCACTAGGTAAATTATCAGCTTTATCTTTTATACTAATAAGATATTTATCAACACTTTCAAGTTGTTCATCTAAATGAAGGTCTTGATTTTTAAAATTTTTTAATTCCTAAAGAGCCTTATTAGTATCTCCTTTTCCTGATTTTATCTAAGCCTATAAAACTTTTGCTTTTTCTGCTATTTCAGCCTTTTTATCAAGCAAAGCCTGTCTTTCTTTTTCTTTTGAAATTTTTTGTTCTAAAAATAATCTTCTTTGAGTTAAAGCATTTGTAATACCTAATAATGAAGAAATATTTTTAGAAGTATTAATTATCATAGGTAAAAGAAAACCGATATTTGTTAATACTTTAGCTAATTTTTCACTTGCTGATAAATCTTCATTTTTAATAATATTCCCTAAATTAGTAATACTAGTCATAATACTACCAATTTGACCTACTGTAGCAGCAAATTTTATAGCATTATTTACATTAAATAACGTTTCAAAACTATTCTGTTTTGATTGCATTATTGATGTTAAATTATTTATCTTGTTAGTAGTATCTTCTAAAACGCTTCCAGATTTATTAATAGTAGTAGAAAGTAATTCTCCTTTTTGAATAGCTTCGTCAAAAACCTTAGAAACACCTATTTCTGCCCAATTTCCTGAATTAAAAGCCTGGCGAACTTTATCTACATTAATACCCAAATTTTCAGAATCATTTAATAATTCTTCAAAATGAGTCTTAAATTTTTCTAATTCTTCATCATTTGTAAAACCAGAATTTTTAAGAATATCATATTGTTCTTTTAAAATTTTTGCGTTATCAACTAAAGTTCCTAACGCCGTATTAGTATTTAAAAAATTCTAACTATCATTAAAAGTAGCTTGAGACTCCTCTACTTCTCCTATTCTTTCGGCATATTCTCTTACAGCATCTTGATTCTATTGTAATTGAGTTTGTTCATCTTTTAAAACACCAATTCTATCAATTATATTTTTTTGTTCATTAATAGCAGATTCATCTAATATAGAATAATATTTTTGTAATTCTTTTATATTTTCTTGAACAAATTGCAATCCCTTAGTGTTTTCACCTTGAGAATTCTCAAAAGTTTTTGTTAAAGCAATATCATTTTTTAAAATTTCGGCATTAGCTTTGGCATTTTGAAAACCTTCAATCATATGAGCAATTTCTTTAGAAATTGTTCCTCCAAAAACTTGAGTTGCAACACTTCCAAAAGCTAAAAGAACATTATTTCCACCACCGATACTCTCAAATAATGTAGCAACTAAATTAGTAACATTAGTTAAAATATCTACAATTCCCTTCATAGAATCAGTATCTATTAAACTATCTTTCACTCTTTCTCCTGCTGCTCCTAATTGTTCCATCTTAGCACCAAGAGATTCCATATAACGAGCATTTTTCTCAGCAAGAGTTCCTTCAGATTCTAATGAAGTATTTAATAATTCACTATAAGTAGTCCAGTTATCAAACAAAGCCATTAATTGGTTGACTTGTCTTTGACCACCCATAGTTTGAGCAAGATAAATCTGTTGCTCTCTAGTCAAATCTTGCCAACGACCACCTATTTCTTCCATAACCTAGCCAGTGTCTCTAAGATGACCGGTTGCATCCAATACGTTAAAACCGAGTGAAGCCATTGTTCCTGAATATTTACCAAGACTAACCTCTGCATCATCAGCGCCGGTTTTAATATCATTCATACGAGTATAAATGGTTTTAAATGCAGTACCAACTGATTCAGGAGCTTGTCTTGTCGTAGCAACAACAGTAGCAATTTGAGCATTTAATTGATCTATATCAACACCCATTGTATTAGCAGTTGATGCAACTTTAGACATAGCAATAGCTAACTAACTCATATCAGATGCACTAGAGTCAGCAACTGCCGCGAGTTTATCAACATATAATTCAGCTTCTTCATTTGCTACTTTATAACCATTCCACACAGATGTTAAATAATCTGCCATCTAACTACCTGCACCTGTAATATTTTGTGCCTTTAAAGTAGCTTCAGTTCTAGCTTGGACATCCTCGTCATTTAAACCTTGTTGATAAAATGTTAATGACGCTTTTGTATAATCTAACGTACTACGTCCTAATGCTTGAGCAGAACGATTAGCCTGTTCTGCAAATTGAGCCATTTTTTCTGTAGAATCACCTGTAACAATTCTAATATTTGTTAAAGATTTTTCTAAACTTTGTACATATTGAAAAGCGCCTTGTACACTTTGGGTAAAAGTATTCATAACACTTGAAGCAATTCCCCACTTCACGGTATTAACCATGGTTTTACCCATACTATCTATTAAACTATTTGTCTATTTTAATTTTAGATTAGTAGTTAATAAAGAAGAAGCCATTCTTGAAAATGCTAACTATCCTTCTTTACCAAATTGAGAAAAGTCTGATTTAATCTGTTCAACAGTTAAATTAGATTTCTTTAATTCATTATTAAAAGTAGAAATATTTGTAGTATTAAGAGTTGGATTAAAAGCTCTACTTAAAATAGATTCTACTTTTTGAGCAGTTTCTTTAACTCTATCTAAATCATCAGCAGACCCTTTAAAATCTCCTAATTTTACTTTTTGTAAATCTTGAAGAGATTTTTTTAATTTATCTAAACTGGAATCTGTTTTAAAACTAACTCCAAATTCTATATTTCCACCATTTCTTGAACTAGGCATCTTCATCCCTCCTTTATTTTTAAAATAAAAAATAGTGCCTTCTTTATATATTATTATAAAGAAGGCACTATAAATTAATCATTTTAGTCCGAATTTTTAATTCTCAACAAGAGTAGGAACAGGTCTACCACCATTAGCAGCTTCAGCAAATTTATTAACCTACTCATATTTACTTAAATCTACATTCTTTAATAAATCTGCGGCCTCCGTTGCATTCTTCGGAAGATCCTAGATAAACATCTTAATAACACCTGCCGCACTATTCTCATAAGCATCTTGAGCCGCTCTCATTTTTTCTAAATAATCTACGAGATTATTATATTCGTCCTAATTCATTGCTCCAAGAATTCTAGTTAAAATACCATTACTCTAGAGTTCGTCGTATAATTGACCGGGGTCCGCTTTTTCTTCCTCACTAAAAACAAGATCGGTATAAAAATAAACGATATAAATATTAAAATATATTTCAAGTTTAATTTCATTTATAACCCCATTCTCTCTTGAATTTTGAAGTGCAATTTGAACTAAGTCATTTTTATCACGGACTGGAAGATATTGAAGTATATTTATATCTTGTCCTTGAATTGAAATGGTTTCAATTTGGTCTTTTACTTTTAAATTTAAATCTTTGTATAACATATGTCATACCTCCTTTTTAACTCTTATTTTTATTATAACATAAATTTTAGATTTTGTCAAATTTTAAATTCTGTATGTCTTAAATTTTGAACATTTCTCATTTTAAAAATATTATTTTTTTCCTCTTCTAAAAATTTTGCCAACAATGCTCTAGTACTCTCCACTTGAATTATATCACTTCCAAAATCATTAATAATTAAAAAATCTACTCCTCTATTAATATATTGCTATAGCTATTGAATATCATTATTATTTTTATTATTAATTGATTGACCTAATCCTTGTAACTAATATATTACTCTAATATGGTCTAAATGAATATCAATTCTTTCATCTGCTTCTTTAGGCTCTGATAAATTAATACCTGTTTTTCTATTCATTAAAGCAATAGCAAAAGAAGAAATTATATTAGAGTTTGAAAAAATAGGGTCTATAAAAGGTAAAAAATCAAAAAATATTCTTCCTAATGACGTACTTCCTAAAGAAATATCTCTTTTTCTTTTAGTTAAATTATAATTTTTTGCAGAAAAACTCGCATTAGCATATAACTAAAAAAATTTTTGTAAATGAGAAGTTCCTTGTATATTTTGGGCTACTTCTACACCCTGCGTTATTAAATCAATTTTTATTTGGGTCGATTGAATATAAGCTGATTTTCCTTTTTCCTTGTGCATTTTATCTATATATTTATAAGTTTTTATTCCAAAAGCTTTTACTACATCTTTTCCCAAATTCTCTATAGCTTTATTTAATTGTGAACCTGTCCAAATCTAATAAGTTTTTGCTTCTATATCAATTGTTTCTGAAGTAAAAATTTTTATTAAAGCTAAATTTAAATCAACTAATTCTTTTTCAAAAGTTGTTCCTCCTGAAGTTTTTAAAAAATTTTTTAATTGAGAGTCTAAATTATTTCTTAATAATTGTTTTTCATTTGCTGTAAAAACATTCTCTTTAGAATCATCATTTAAATAATTTTTTATCTAATATAAATATTTTTCTAACTATTTGGCTCGTTTTTCTTCTTGACTCCAGTCTTTATTAGTTTGTCCTCCAAATTTATTTATTATTGTAGAATGAATTTCTTTATCTAAATATTCAGATGAACTTAAATTTTGATTCGATAATTGTCTCCAATAACTTGCCATATTCAACCACCTCCACAAACACAAAAAATGGGAAGGAAATATTCATTTCCTTCCCATTTAATTCATTTCATTCATCAAATGCCAGTAGGCTGTCCAATATCACTATCTCCTAATAAAGGACCAGTATGTTCTCTAGCATCGTTACTTAACATTACACTATGTCCTTCAGAAGCAGCAGCATTACTGTCTTCAACAACTTGAATTACGCAAAGAACTTCCTTAGACTTATCAAAATAAGTATATCCAGGGAAAGCATCCATTGTAAAATCAAATGTAGAAGGATCACCAGTACCAGACATTGAAATAGTAAATCCAGACTGAACTTTAACATTAGGGAATGTTAAGTTGGCAGGCATATCAATACCAGTAGCTTGTGCTCTGAATAATGTATCAGCTTCAACATAATAATAACCAGCAAAGTCAGCAGCTGTAATCTGAATTTCAGAAACGGTTTCTGCTTTCTTAATTACATAATAATCCACCATTACATTTATACTCTTATTAAGAGCCTCTCCTTCATTATTTTTCTTAGGAGAAGGAATTGTTAAAATACCCTTACCGCTATTATCATAAGCAAAAGTTATATCAGCAGCAGATGTAATTATATCACCAGTAATAGAACCATCATCTTCTGTTAAAATAATAAAGATAGGTGCATCTGTACCAGCATCAACAGTAACTTGATTAGTACCTGATACAGGACCGAAAGTTCTTAAAGCATCTGTTAAATCAATAACACCACTACCACTACTATCAATAGTCATAGTTGCTCTAGTCGTAGCATGAACATGTACATTCTTACCAGCTTCCTTAACAAGTCCAGCACCAGAAAGCATAGCTAATGAAACAGGAGAAATAAGAGCATCAGTTAAAGTGAAAGTAAGAGTCTTGTCACCTTCCCATGCGATTAATCTTGCATTACCTCTACCACCTTGTGCATACACAGAAGTAGAAGCCTGTTCCATTGAAGATGCTGTTGCTGTATCAATATAAAGGACTGGTTGACCAACGTGGAATGTATTTGTACCAATTTTTGTTTCCTGTTTTGCACGGAATACAATATTTGCACATTCTCTTACACCAAATTTCATTGTGTGTATCCTCCTTATAATTTGTCATCTAAATCACCCATCCAATGAGGGACGGATTCAACATCTTTAGCTCCAGCTAATTTTAATCTAAAAACAGTTTCATAATCATCTGCCATTTTAAAACGCCGAAACTAATCTACTAATTGATATAAAGAATAATTCATTAACTAATTTATATCTTTATGCTAACCTACTGCCAACACAGAAATATAACGATATAAAACTTCAATAGAAGTCTTATCAGTCTTTCCTTTTAGTTTAGCTAATTTAGCCTGTCTTTCTTGAAATTTCTTTACTAATGCTCGTGCCTGAGGTCCTCCAGGATTATAACCGCCTTGTCCACTCTCACCCTGTATATATTTCAAACAAAACATTTCTGACACAATATTTTTAAAACCCTCGAAATTTTCTTTCGTTAAAGAATGTTCTTCAAAACCATCCTAGGTTTTACGTGAAAATAATATACAAGTAGGGAGAAAAACTACTTTATAATCTGGAAGTATTAATAAAAAAACTTCTTGTAAACAAATTTTAGCTTCCTAAATATTTGAATCTTTATTCTTTAATATCGTCATTAATATTTCAAAATCTGAAACTTTTTCTAAATTAATTTTGTCCTTTACCTAAAGACTATTTTTAGAAAAATTCAAATATTGACATCCTTTAAAAAAATTATTTTCTCCAATATAAGAAATCTACTTTATAGTAGGTTGATGAATAATAAGCTACGCTGCTTCATAGGGTATATCTCGTTTTGATAATAAAGCAATTTTCTCAATCAACCTGTTCTTCTCCCAAGTCTTCTGTAAAATGCTATCCCAAATAAGATAGCGTATACATTGAAATATCTTCGTTCAAAACTACAAGATTACATCCTAAGAATTTATAATAACCAATACCAGTTAATTTAATTCTTGATGGTAATGTTTTAGAAGAATCTTTAGTTTCATCAGAAAGACTATTTAAAATACCGTCGATATACCCACATATCATTAAAGGACGAACTTTTAATTCATTTAATACCCATGCATCATTATAACAAACAATATCCATATTAATTATATAATCTCGATATTGTGAAGAACGTCTATTTTGAGAAAAGTTATCTTGAGTTATAATAATATAACTTTTAATTTCTTCATGCGTTCCACGAGCAATTTTAGGATTTAATCGAATATATCCTTCTTCGATCATCCTTTTTACTGTATACTTATCAACAATAGCATTGTACTCTTCATCCTTTGCCGGATCTAAACAATCGGGAGAATTAATTATTAACAACCGCTTCAATATATTACTATAAGGACGGTTCTTTATAAAAAGTGTTTCTAAAAATTTATTAATGTCCTATGGACAAGAGAAAAAGGGAGAAAATATCTTTTTTGTTGAAATTAAATCATAACGCATAATAAACTCCTTTTATCTCATAGAGGCTCAATAGGAATCTGAATAATATTCTATCCATATCCAATTTGGAAACCTTCTTTATTAGCCTTTTTAGCAATAACCTCAAGTTTTAAAGTATCTTCATTATACTCTAATACTTTAACAAGAGAGGTATCAGAAACGAACCAGTCTTGCGGCTATTCATAATTTTTAGCTTTATATATTAATATATCGTAAGGATGTGCGGCGGCCGGTCCATCAATTCTAGCCTAGGTATGTTCTGCATCATAGGCAGCCTCCGCCTAGATCTGAGCGGCTTCCGCATTTTTCACTTCCTTAACGAACTGATCCGCAGAAGTATATGTTTCTTTTAACGCCACTCTTATAATACCTGAACTAAAATCCCCTGTTTTACTAGTACTATAATTTTCATTATAGGCTTGCACTTCCCAGGGTTTACCATTAATTATTATCCTATCAAAGCGTTGAAAATATGCTAAAGTATCTTCATCTTTTGTTATATATAATAACTTGGTATAATTCATATCGTTCCAAACAACACCACGCTTTGTATTCCAAAGAGCTGTAGTTTCATTTGGTCCCGTCATCCATCCTCTATAACTAACTGCATTTTCATTACCATCTTCGTCTATAACAATAATCTAAATCTATTCATCGGCTTTGCGAATTTCCGCTCTAAAATAAGCAGTTTCTTCAGAATACTGCATATAGACAATCCAATATGTGTCTGGCGTCCATTCTTCTTTATTACCATGGACCCATTTAAAGACAGTCCCATTATGAAAATCAGTATCTATCTATTCTTCACTATCTTCCGGTGCTTCCCTAAAGGGGATCGAAAGGATCTTATCTTCATAATCCACTTTTAATTTATCATGATTAATCAGAGCTTTAAACATAGGAGCGGTGGAAGTAAGAGAATCAACAATTTCTTCTAAGCTCTGAATATACCTAGCTGAATATTTATCATCTATAACAGCTAAACTCGTATACTAATCTTCTAATGTTTTTAAAATATTATTCTGATTATCACTTAACTCTTGATTATCTTGGAGTAAAGTAATAATAGAAATAATATTATTTGCTAAACTATCTTTTTTAACATCATATTTTTGAACGATTGCTCTTTGATAAGATGCTAATAAAGCTTTTTTCAAACTTCTTAGTTTATCCTATCTCATTCTCGTCCATTGGTCTTCACCACCAAAAACACTTAACCGTTTACTCATTTTATCTAAACCGGAACCGAAATCATATGAATGGCTAGGATTTTTATTTAAATCGGCCCGATACCGTTTCCGCATATTATCTCTAGCAGACATATCTTTTTAACTCACTTAGTAAACTTAGAAGTTCTAATATAGTTCTTCGATAAGTAACCATATCAAGTTCACTAGCTAAACTAAGCAATCCTTTCATTTTACATAATATAGAAAAGAATAATTCTTCCTAGCCATCTATTAAATCAGCCATTCCCGCAAGTTCCTCGATTAAAGTTTCTAACGGTTTTTCCCAATTTTTTCCTTCTTCTCTTAAAGGAAGTAATTTATAAACTTGATTTATAATTCTTTTTAAATTATTATCTATTGCGCTCTTGCTAATAGAAATACCTAAAGTTAAAACCATTTGTTCCATTCGCCAGTTCCTCCTCTAGGTTGTTTCTCCATTATAGAGCTAATTGTTGATTTATAAATTCCACTTTCAGGATCTCTCTTACGTCTTTTATATAGTCTCTGTAAGTGGAATCCCTCTCTCTCGTAATCTTTCTTTAATTGTAGAATTTTTTGCATATGGTTAGCCTGAGAGGTGAATTTAAAATCACTCCCGCTATATTTCATACGAGTATTTTCAATAGTAGCTAATTGCTGCCCTAACCATTCTACAATCATATAAGTTGCAATTATATTTACTTCCTATTGAGTTAATTTATTTACAAAACATTGTGTTGTAAATGGTTCTCCTATTTCATCAAATTCCCCTTCTATCGGCATTTCTTCATACTAAAGATTCTGTCTTGGAAATTCAAATTTAGGTAAAGCAGAAATTAATAATTCCTATAAAATCTTATCAGTATCCTAAGGAGTTAATTCCATATACATATCATCTGTAATTTTTGAAAGAAAACTGTCATAAACAACAGAGAAAGGTGTACAATTCATCTCATCCATCATACACCTCCTAATTTATTATTTAATCACGCGGCGGCCTTTGGTTTCCTCGGCTGGACTAGACTAAGCCTTTTTTGTAACTCGTCTCTTAATAGGACCGGCCGCAGGTTTTTCTATATCAGCCTAAACCTCTTTTTTAATTTCAATTGCATTAGTTACATTAAAACCAGTTTTATTTAAAATAGCTTCTCTTTTAGCTACATCATTTAAAGGTAACTCAACTGCCAAATCTTTTAAAATTTCAATTACTCCTTCTGGAGCAAAATCTAAACAATCAAGAAGTTCATCTAAAGAGCCATTTAATAATAAATTTTTAATATCAACTGGAGTATAATTATATTCAGGTTCAACTTCTCCTAAAATCATATTAATTGCTTCTTTATTATTGAGAATGAAATTATTTCTAAGTAAATCCATTCCACCTGGTTCATAAGATAATTTAATAAGTTCTCCTAACGTAACTTCTTTTACTTCATTTGGCTGAAAAACTCTATGTAATCCATTCATTTCTGGAATATCATAAAATACTGCCGCGTCATCTCTATTACAAATTTTAATTATTGTATTTCTATCCATTATAAAAACTCCTTTTATCTCTAGTAAAAAAAGGGCTTAAACATTATACCCTATATAATATTTAAGCCCTTATAGTTCTTTTTTAATATATTACTTAATAAAATTAATAATTGTCAGGAAGTGTGTACCAATTTGTATTTGCATCAAAAGTTGCAGCATTAGCGCCAGTAAGTCTAGGTAAATTATCCTTTGTAAGAGAAGTATTCTTAAATACGCAAATACCAGGATTTATATTATAAACTGCAACTCCCATTTTCTTATAAGTCTGGATTTCTCTTGACCAATCATCATTCTCCACTTCTCTAACAGCAGAGCTTCCTTCGAAAGCAACCTTAACAGGTTTTTCTGCTCCAGTAGGAATAATCCAAGCAATGGAAGGGTCCATAACTTTGACTAAGTTATTAGCATCCTCAAAGCTCTGAGGAAGAACAATAATAGTATGTCCCTTATAGTTCTTGAAAGAACCATTATTCCATAAATCTTCCTTCATACCATCAGAAAGGTCACCAGAATTTGCAGGGCGAATAGTTGCTGCAAACTCATAAGTACAATAAATTGTACTCTTGCCATAAACATCAGCAGTAGCAACTAAACGGTCAAATTCAGTTTCATTCCATTTATTTCCCTTAACCTTATTAGCTTTAGGAATACTTGTACTGTCTGCTAATGATTCCATTGCCTTAGCAATTTCTTTATAAACTACTTCATCAAGACCTTCAAGAACTAAATTATAAACATCAGCCATTGTAATACGGCCATCAAGGAATTCCTCAAAGCCGATTTCAGCTGCTCCGCCGTATGCAGCCATGTTGACTTCCATTGTGTATCCATCAAGCTTGAATGTCTCATATCTACCAGCAAGACCTACTCTTGTTACAAAGCTCTTTGCTCTCTTCTTAGAGTATTCACTAACTCTTACACGGAACACAGGCTTGTCACCTTGTGCATAGGTCTTAGTATCAGCAAACTGACCATAATTCTGCATAACCTTTGCAGGAAGGATTTCATCAAGACCTTCTTCAATCAGTCTGAAAATTGTATTCTTATTCTCACGGTACAAAGCGTATGTACCAGCAAGTTCATTCATTTCTTTTTGAAAAACTTCATTAAGAGCTTCAAATGTTAATTTCTTATCGCCCCAAGCGAACGCAGTTGAAGGATTTAATGAAGCACGTGCAGTAGCCTTAGCTAATGCTAAAAGTTGATTTCTATCTAAAGCCATCGTTATTTCCTCCTTATCAGCGTATTCTTTGAAGCTTCACAGCCCATTGTCCATCAGGTAATGTATAAGCTGGTCTATCAGCAGCCGCCATACCCATTTGTGTAAAATGAGGAATAACCTGGAAAACAATACCAGTACCAGTTGGAGGATTTACTCCATCAGTTCCTGTACCCGTACCTTTTACTAACCAACCATCATCACCAATTACTACATAATCACCAATAGCAAGATCCGGAATATCATCAATCTTACCTTCTTTATCTGTTACAGTACCCTTAGGACCCTTAAAAGTATTTGTTGTGAAAATATCACCAACAAAGGTTCTTAAAAGTCTAGGATAGATAGTACCATCAGACATATCTGCTGCCTTCATAGCAAAATCTTTATGATTTTGGTATCTCTCGTCATATAACTTTTCTTCATTATAAACAAGGAACCATTCTTTGCCATCACCAGATGTTCCAACTCCAGCCTTACCATTTGCATAATCATATTTTAAAAACTGTCCATTCTCAAGCTGAGCGATTGGAGTACCGTTAGCATTAAGAGCAGGAAGTTGAGCATAGATTTGACCGTTATGTGGAGCAGCCATGTGTTGGCGTTCTACTTGTCCATAGCCGATTCTTTCTTTTGCCATATTAAGTATCCTCCTAATTAATATCTATTCATTGCAGATTCAACCGCCTTAACCCATTCAGGAACTGTTGAATCTTCAGTTGCCTTAATATCAAAAGTAGTAACAGGATTTTCATCCTCTTCTACTGTTGATTCTTCATTTTCAGAAGAAGTGTCTAAATTAAAATTGACCTTCTTTTCAAAGCAAATCACTGCTAATTTAGATTTAATATCTTCTAATGAATATTCACTCTTATGTTCAATAACATCTTTCTTATCTTCATCAGAAAGCATATAGAAATCTTTAATAAGGTCGTCCTTCTCTTTGTCCTCTATTTTTTTCTTGAAAGTTCTTAGTTCTTCAACTTCTTCCTTCAAAGAAGTATAACTAGTTTGCAACTCATTATATTCCTGTTCAAGGACAGTGAATTTCTTCTTCTTATCTTCTTCATCTTTCTTTTCTTCATTAGCAGAGTCATCATCTGAATCAGAAGCACCTCCGCCATTGTCTTCATCCTTCTTATCATCCTCATTTTCAGAAGGATTTTCTTTTTCTTTTTTGTCCTCTTCATCATCCTTTTTAAATTCTGAAGCAGGCGCTTGCTCACTAGATGAAGACTCATTCTCATTAACTTGATTCTCAGTAAATTCTGTTGTTACTTCAGGTTCTATAGTAGTAACAGTCTCATTTACTGAAGCTTCAGCTACTTTTGCCATAGTATTGCCTCCTTCTAAAGCATACTTTAATTCTTCCATCATAGTGAACAGAGTATGCTTAAAATTATCATCAAGAGAAAAGGTTGTACTAACCTCTGGAGCAGTTACACCACTACCCTAGAAACAAGGTTCAACCTCATCTCCTAAAATACAGAGTTTCTCAAATATTGCGTCATTAATTATAAAAAATTCCATATTATTATTTGGGTTTGTTGCCCAATGTCCTTTTAAACTTTTTTCATCTAATTCCATTGAATGAGGTTTTCCATCATCTTCAAAAACTTTTTTAGCTTCTTCAAATTGACCTTCCCACAAATATCCAGTGGTCATTAGATAAGTTCTAATTATGGAATTTCCAAAATCATCTTCCTCTTCAAAATCTTTAAACCAGACTTTCGCATCTGGAGCTACAAATCCATATGGCTTAGTGTTATTTTTAAAATGAACACCATCCCCATCAATCGTTATTTCTTCACCATGATCTGTAAAATCCTCTTTATCTGGTTTATAATACCCAACAATAGGAGCACCTCTAAGAGTCTTTGCCATCTAAGTAGCAACCTATTTAGAAATAAAACTCTTATTACGGTTTTGTCCAATATAAAAAACTTTAATTTCACATGCGGACATTAAGGGATTAATATCAAGAGGAGTAAGATTAATGAACTCTGGACTTTTTATCGTCGCTACACTTTTATGCGCTAAACTCATATTTTACCCCCTTACATACTTTCTCTATTCTGTAATGTTTTTTCACTTTTTTGATTATCCTATTTCTAAGGGCGGCCGGCCCCTTCTCCAGATTGACCTGGAGTATTTCCCGCTTGACCCGAGCCTCCGCGTGTAGCCGCAGACCGCGCTTGTAGTGCTTCAGCGTTCATTGTATTAGAAGTAAGCGGAGGAACAAATACACGGACAAGATCTAATATATCATTTTCAAAGTACGCATTAGCTAATACTGAGCTTTGAGTTTGTCCAAGTGCTACCTGAGGTAACATTTTGTTGTATCCCATTTGCGCCTGTTCTTTATACAACTTTGCTAAATCTTTATAATTATAGATAGTAGTTGTTAAAAACTGTGCTTGATAATAACATTTCTTTGGAGATTTGTTAAATTGTTCAAGCATTAAATTTAAAAACGACTCAAATTGTACTAAAAGATTATACATAGATGCTTCATCATTAAGAATAGAATTATTTAAAGCAGTATTATTATCACTATTAAATTGTTGCTGTGAAACACCAGCTTCATTATAAACTCCTCTTTCTACCTTTGCTAATTCATCTACAGTAGTTGTAGTACCTCGATCTGACATATCAGCGACATCAACGTCCGCAAAAGTAGTTAAAACATCTACTCCTATCGCTCTTGTAAGCATTTTAACTGCATTATTATGAAATTCTCCAACTTCATCAATATCAAATACTAAATCACCATTTTTATCTAATGGCATTTTTTGAATAATAATTTTCATTAACTTTTGAGCCATTTTCTTTCTATCTAAATCTTTAGCATTATCTAAGTCGATAATAGCAGGGATAACAGAAATAAAAGCTGGATAATCCTAATCATTAAGATTAAATTTAATTGTACTCTTAGGGTCTAATAAATACCATCCTGGAGTATCACCAGGAAAAGTTGGCATTAATTTACCTTTACGATATAAATTATATCCCTTTTTAAACTCTGGCGGGAACAATTTTAAAATTGCTTGCCGCTGTCTCTCATCATGGAAATGATCATCAAAATAGTGCATATTAAACTAAACAACTGGTCTATTGTCAACCTTATAACGAGTACGACAGTATCTAATAGGCAACTCTTGAATAGTCATTTTATTTGGTCTAGGAATTAAATATCCATAGTAACAACCATGTCTGATGACTTTTAGAGCAACTTCACCACAAAATCTTTTTACCTAAAATGCTTCAAAATATTTTAATACTTTAAAGAAATTAGCAAATTGTTTTTTGCGGGCTTTATTATCTGCCTAAGTCTAGCCTGCCCCGACGTCACCCAGGCCGCTATCCTGATCAAGTAAACCTTCACAATTTTCAATATATGGAGTAATAAACCAATCATATTTATATAAATATGCCATATATCTACATAATCTAGCATAGATACCACTAGTCTTATAAAAGAAATTAGAAATCTATCTCATTCTTTCTACATCACCAGTATTAATCGCCATTAATACTTCTTTTTTATCACCAAGAATAGGATTGATTCTTTTATATTCTCCAATATTTAAAATTGCATCTTCAAGTGTTTTAGCTCCAACTCTTATTTTTGAATAATCTAATCTCCCATTGCCGGTGCCTTCTAGCATTAAATTTTGTTTTCTTATTTCTGCTGCTCTATTTATCAAAGAAGTCACCTTAACCTTTCATCAAAAAATATCCGCTTTTTCCATAATGTAATCATATGTAATTAAATTCTCGTCCCAATACGGAATTAAGATTAATTTAATCCCATGCTTCTTACAATACTAACGTTTCTGCATATCATAATACTGTTGCTTATTTAGCCCAGAAACGCCGCCAAAGATACTTTTTGCTTTATAATGTTGGATTCCCTGATACTAAATCAAAAATTCCAATTCATCATCATCATCAAAGACAGCAAAGTCAAACCTTAAGGCATGACCTCCCTGTCCTATTAAGTCAGGAAAACTATACTCTTCTTTAAAGTTAAGACCTGCATTTGACAAAATTTCTTCTATCTTTATTTCTGCTCGTGAACTTCTCATAAAAATATATTTCTCCTTTCTGTTTTACATTTATATTTAAAAAAATATAATTTTTTCTTTTCAAAAAATGTCCTCAAGAAAATAAGAGAAGTTTACTAATATCTCTTCCTTTTCTCTTTTTTCTTCTATCTTCCTATTGTTTAATATAATATAATCCATAAACAAAAGAAGAGAATTTATCCTTTTTAATACCTCTATTCTCTTGTTTTAAAATAATATTAACACCTTCGTTATCTTCAACGAGATTCAATGTTTGTTCTCTTAAAATAGTAGTAAGAACAAAAGGCTTCAAATACTCATTTCTCTTATCAGGCGTCATGTTTTGACCTTGTTTAGTTTCCATTAACTTAGCTTTTGCTTCTGCTTCATCAATTAAAAATTTAATCTTCCCACTTGACATTTGAGTCTGAGCAAATGAATATGCCTATGTATTAATAGGAGCATTAGCTTTAATTTGGAAAATAGCATCTTTTTGAACATCTGTTACACCTTTAAAATATTTCTTATAAATACCCTAATCATCATTCTAAATACCAAAAGGTGGAAGATACTATCCATCTGGTGTCTCCTGGGCCTTTACCATAAAGTCTAAAAGACCTATTCCAAGACCATTAGTATCTAATGCAATTGATCTAGCTTTATATCTATAAAACAGTTGCTTAATATTTATAGCTTGCTATTCAAAATGCTATGCCTCATAAGTATATATATTTACAAGAGACTTCAATGCAACTCCTTGAGGTTGCGGCGTCACCTTAAAAATACAGGCCTAGGTTGTACATCCAATACGACCTACATCAACTCCAATGACATAGTAAGCATTTTTACTGGTGCGGCCGCTATATTCGTACTACGGTTGTCTAAGTGTTCTATACTTGTCAAATTTCTAGGCAGAGAAGAACGCATTTTCTGCATCGCCCGACCATATACTTCTATACTATCTATCAAATGAATCTTCATTGAAAGTGCCAGCCATTTTTAACTGCTATACAAAGTCTTCATTTAACAATCCTTCAATAATAGGAGTCTCATAAGTTCCTCCCATTATCATAACTTCATCAGGCTATATTAAACTTCTAATTAAAAGTTCTATTAATTTGTCATACGCAAATGAATTCTTCCAACCCGCCGTTGTTCCTTGTATTCCATATAGTTCGCTAAACTATATGCGTTCTCTTATGAACTGCTGCATCTTTATATATACATGCAGAGTAGACTATATCTTCACCCTCTTTTTCAAGTAGGGGGCCACCGCTTCCACTCGCTTGAGTGTACTCCCTTTCAGGATAGTCGTTGAACCTTCTCTTATAAAGAGCTTGGCTGCTGATTGCCCTTTTAATAAGGGGTTCCCAGCAATTCAATGGCTTACAATTATTCATTACTGAATAACGACACTATTTTTTGTTTTTCTTCGTTATTAAGTTGATTATATTCATAAGAATAATCTTTATAGGTTAATCCTTTTTTTATACAATCTAAAGTATATGTGCTTGCTACTCCAACAATTTCTGCCATTTTTTTGTAAGTAACAACTTTATTTTCAAAATTATATAAAATCATAAAAACCTGCTGTTTCGTAAGCTGTCTTTTAGACTTTATAATAGTTTGTTTAATTTTCTTTTCATAAAAATTAGAACTTTCACAAAATATTTTATATATAGCTTTTCGATCTTCTAAAGACATATTTTTATATTCATTTATATATTGATTATGGTTTACTTCTTGTTTTATTCTAGAAATAGTAGTTAAAGAAACTTCAAACATATCTGATAGCACGCCTCCTGGTCTAGAACAAAATTCTAATGCAGAACAAATATTATAAATATCCGATTGCGTTAAATGACTTCCACCATTAGACGGTCCAAAATTTCCACCTTCATTTTGATTATACCCATTTCTATAACTATCATATAATTTAATAAACTCTTTTTCTTTCTCTCCTATTTCTTTTTCTGTAATATCTCCTTCAAAAATTTTTTCAAAAGAAAAATTATTTTCTCCATAAATATTAAATTCTTTTTGAAGAAAACCATTATCATGTCGATTACATCTTAAATCAGTAAAATGTCTAGCTCTTCTTCTTGCTATATTATTAGTTAATCCAATATATTTTTTATGATTTTGTAAATTTTCTATTTTATAAATATAATACATAATAGAACCTCCTTTTTTTGTTCTATTATATATAATTTTTAAGCACATATTTTTATAACGCTTTGTTCAAAAAAGTTAATGTAAATCTGTGACTTATTAATAATCTATTCTTTATGTCGTGTTCCATCTGGTAGTAATCTATCTACGTTTGTAGTAGGAATAATAATTTCGTTTAAAGCCGTCTGGTCAATTAAAACACATTCTTCCATTAATCCACCAGTACGTCTTTGTCCTCTACTGCTTTCTTTAGCAGCCAAGATATTTATAACGGAACCATTTTTAAATACATAATTAACATCATCCTTAGATTTTTTAGATACACCACGATTCCAGTTTATCTAATTACTTAAAGCTGGTATTAACTTACATATCTATTCTATCTTTGCCACGGTAATACTAGCCGCCTGCTATTTCAGTTTTGTTATCTTAAAGGTTTTTTATCCTTTAATTCTTACATTTTTTAATTCATGTAAGCTCAGCGTACATTTTCACCCTCGTTTTAACGTTAGGTTTGATTATTGGTGAGATAATCTCAAAAGATTCTATAAATCTTTGTGTCGCGGCCTCTTGGGAGGATTATATCTTTTCACCTCCTACGCGTTGCCCCTGACCAGTTTTTTAACTAGCCTTCGGTTCAGATTAGCATTTCAGCCTTCCCGCTTAATTCCGCGATAATCATATAATATATTTCTATATTATACGGCAAATTTTATTTTATATTTTTATGATATTTACTTCCATTATTTATAAAATCTAAATAATGTTCATATTTTCTATCAAGATAAATTGTTGCATCTTGATAAATCCAATTTAAAAAATTTAAAACATCTTGATAAGCTCCAAAAACATATCTTTTAGCTCCTTCTTCTCGATGACAAATAAATATTTTATTATCTTTATTTATATCATCTATATTATTAAGGAATCCCCTAATAAAATCTTCTGTTCCAATAATTCCCACTTGAAAACAAGATTCTGTGTTTGTAAACCATCCATCTCCATCAAAATACCCTCTAATAAAATGTCTACTTAATTCTTTAGGAACTTGCTCATAAGTAGGATATTTTAAAACTAAAGATTTTTTAGGAACACATCCTTGTCTAATTAAATCTTGTTTACAATTTTGACTTTTAAAAGCGTAACGATATGATTTTGTTTTTTCTCGATAAGAAATTTTATTATTTATACCAATAAAATCTCTAAATTTTTCAATATGATGAAAATCTCTTTCTGCTAAACCTAATTCAATTCGGTCATCTTTAGACCCAACTGAACCATCTGCATATAAAAAACCTAACCAATAAGCTTTTTCCTCTGTATCAATCGTTTCAAAATTATATAGGACGTTTTTTGCACTCATAATGCTCCTCCCTTTTTTATAAAATTATAAAATAATACTTTTACCACCAGTAGTAACAAATAATTGCGCCCCAGGATATAATATACATCTCAACATTAATGCCATCATTGACAAAAATGATTTAGAGTAAGCACGCGGAAACGTTGCATAAACGTATCGGTGCCGCATAACTATTCTAAGGAAAACTCTTTGATAAAAATAAAAATGGAAGGTACTATCTGGTCCTTTCATATAGTCTACCAAAAGGTCAGGATATTTTCTAAAAAAACTAATTAAATATCTTAGATTGTCTAATTGATCAAGAAGCCTTTCTTCAGATAAACCTTGTTTTTTAGTGTCATGCTAAATATATTGATCTAAAATATTACTAAGACTCATTGTTATCCTCTCCCTTCATTTCTTTTTCTGTCCATATTTTTTCACTATGAAGGAAGTCTTTATAATCTAAAATATCTTTATCTGTAATTGTATAATAATCCTAGCCTCTCTTCTTAGCCTATTCTCGGTCTTTCTTTCTAGCAGCTGCCGCACGCGCTTCTTTAATATAATCTTCGATTTGTCTAGCAAGGGCTTTGTCTTCATAAATCAAAGATCTATTATAACCCTTCATATCATTTATGACTTTATCAACTATATCATGAGGAGCTTTTATCTAAAATTCAGGTATCACATGTCCATGTTTCTAACAAAAGGCAACTAACTAGCCAACTGAATCTATAAACTAATTATTCTCTTCTTTCTTTTGCGCGGCCGTTACTTTCATAGACTTACGTAACTGATCATAGACACGGGATAGTTTTTGATAACTTTCAACGTCACCTATATCAATTGCTTCATCCATTTTTAAATATGTTTTACAAATAAACATTAATGTATTTTTACTATCTGCATCCTGAATGTCAAATGAATTCATCATTTCGGTGTACTTGGTTTCAAGCAATAACCATTGACTAGGTTTATAATTTCGACCCCATTTCATTGCCAAATATTGTTTATCTTCTTTTGTTAATTCAGCTGCGGGATCGGGTAAATCCTCTTCCGATAAGAAATATTCCTATCTAAAGGCATTATCTTTACCAACCGGGTCCTCTTCCTAACCGGCCGGCCGCATCATATACTAATGCTACTTCTGAAAACTAGAAGAAACTAAAGTTCGATATTGTGACTAAGTAATCTAACCCTTTTCAAAATCTTCTTTTAACTTCTACTCTAATTGTTTTTGTTGCTCTTCTTTAAACTACTTGTTAAGATTAGCTTCCTCTTGTGCTTCCGCACTCGTTGCCCAATTATATTTCTTCCATTGATTTAACCTCATTTTGGAAAAATATTTTCCGACAACACTCATTCCATTCATTTTTCTGCCTTTTTTGGCATACTATTTCTATCTAATAGCGTTCCATTCGCTAGGTACCCAAGGAAGATCTGCCTATTCTATTATCCATAAAAAAGTATCTTCATTATAATTATCAACGTGCATAGTTAAACACTACTTGCACATATCAAATTTATCTCCGTTTTTTTTAGAATAAAATTTTAAATCCTCCATTACTCGCTAACATTTGCTACATTTCTTTTTCGCCATATCTCCTCCTTTACTACAACTCCGTTTTCAATTTCTCTATATTTTATAATTTCTGGTTTAGGAGTTATGCGTTTCTTTTTATTTCTGCACTATTTACAGATTGAATAAAATCCATCTTTGCTAGAATTATTTTTAGAAAAAAATTTATTATGCGCTAATTTTACTTCTCCACATCGAGAACATTTTTTCCATTTCCCTTTTTCTTTTTCTAAATAATACCAATGTAAAAAATCAATTTCGGCCTGTTCTGCAATTAATTTTGGAATTTTATTTCGCCAAAGAGAAGAAATATATTCAACTGAATGTCTTATTCCATGTTCTTCTTCTAATAGTTTTTGAATTTCTAAATTAGACTTCCCATCTATTTTATATATCAATAAACTATAATAAAGAGGATATTTTTCTTTTAAAGCTTTGTCCACTAATTCATCTAAAACTTCCATCATATAATATCCATCAGTATAAAATTTTCCATAACAATCTTCTTTTAATCGGGAATAATTTCTCAATAGAGCAGAGATATGTTTAGGATTTATAAAAGATATTAAACTCTTATCTTTTATTTTTCCATCTGGAGATATAGAAATGTTATCTTCAAAACTCATTGAACTGAAATTTTTTACGGCATTAAGACAAAAGATCGGTTGTTTATAAGAAGTTTTAATAACATACTGATCTTGCCGCATCTAAATAATTTGTTTTTTAAGAAGATATTTACGTTTACCACGAGCTGTTTTCTAAAGTTTCTAAACCTCTTCAATAGCTGCACGTAATTCTCGTAAGGCTGGAATCTCCGCCAAATCTTCTTCTGTAATTGAAATCTTTGGAGTAAAGATAATGTTCTTATCTTCTGTAAATAAGTTATATACTCCATCTTCTCCATTTTCAAATTTTCCTACTAGTCCCTAAAATGAAGTCTACCGTTTATTTATTGTTATCATTCTATTTTCAGTATTAATAGACTCTTGTTTTTTTCTCTATTCTTTCGTTTTTGCAAATATAATATAATCCGCTAATATTTCTAAGTATCTATTCGTTAACTTCTAGGGAGGTAAGGATTCTACAATCTTTTTTACTAATTCATTACGTTCCACTGGTGACTAGATCGTATAATCAAGTTTTAACTCTTGTGTATCTACAGCGTCATCTTCAGTAGGAATAACGTTATCTTCTTTTTCTTGCATTATAGGAACTCCTTTCTCTCATCCTTATGTCTTATTATACCAAAAAAATTTTTGGTTGTCAAGTTTCGTCCAAAAGATTTTTATTTGATTTTTTAAAAAAATAATGGTATTATATTTATAGAAATGGAAAAGGAGAAAAGAAATGGTAGATTTAATTCCAATGCTTTATGGTATTCCTATTGAAGGAATTGAGAGAGATATTAAAGATGGAACATATATTTTAAAAAGCCGTGGTAATATTAATAGTAATATTAAGGCTCAAACTGTAATTGTATATGGCAATGTAGTAGGAAATATAAAAGCAGACCAGGTAGTTATTATTAATGGAAATGCTACTGGCAATATTAATGCTGAAACAGTTACTAAACTAGAGTCAAAAGAAAAGAAAACATGTAAATCTTGTAAATATTACTCTGCCCCATCTATTTTTTATTGTGAAGAAAGAAAAAGTATGTTTGCTAATAATAAAAAGATTTGTGGAAAATATCAAAAGAAAGAAAATCCTGCAAAATAGGTTTCTTCTCCTCATTTGCCTTTAAAAAAAGTACGTTATTAACAAAAGAGAAATAAGATAGAAAGGAAAATAAATATGGAATCAATTACTAATATTGTATTATCAGTTTTACTTGTAACCATGTGTATCTCTGGTGTACTTACAATTGCAGTTTTCTGGTATCTTGTTTTAACAAGATTATTTGACGGTATTGTAGGTGTAATACCAACTGATAAAGAAATTGATGAAATGACGAAGTGATAAACAAGAGTAGAAAATAGAAAGGAGATGCGGGAGCCCGATTAAATCTAGATTTAACTAGATAAATCGTCGTGTGACCGCCGGCCGCATGAATTATATTTTAGCAATTTGGGATTTTATATTAGGTTGTATAGATTTATATTTGTATACCCAAAATGGTTCTTTTATTTTTTTATTATTTGGGGTTATACTTATTGCTTTTGGGGTTTCTTTTTGGGGAAAGGAGTAAAAAATGAAAATAGTAGATTGGATAGGTTTTATAGTTATATTAATTATTTGTTTTTGTTTTTTTAGATATTGTATTGAGAAGGCAGTAAAAAAATATTTTAAGGAATTTAAATATGATATAGAAAAGATTGAGACTAAATTAGATAATTTAGGATATGATATTACTAAAGTAAAAAATACTAATAAAGAAGAATTTGAATCAATTCAAGAAGAATTAAATCTTATTAATGAAAAACTCGTGGTTGGGAAAAAGAATGAAAAAATTTGTCAACTGGTTGATGAGAATAAAGAATTAAAAGAAGAGATTGAAAGATTAAATAAGATTAATCAAGAATTTGCAAGAGATTATTGGGATAGGATAAATAAGATCTCATCTTGTCCTCTTGTTATACCTGGAAATTGGAGATATTTTTAAAGAGGTGGAGAAATGGCTAAATATAGAAAGAAACCAGTGATTATTGAAGCGTATCAAACTAATAAAGAAATGGATATTGAGACACTTGAAGGAACAATGCACGCTTCTGTCGGTGACTATATCATTACAGGGGTAAACGGTGAACAGTATCCTTGCAAGCCTGATATTTTTGAGAAGACATATGAAAAGGTGATTGAATGATTAACGAAACATTAGAAGCAGATAGAGCTTATAGAAAAGATAAAGAAGAAGCATATGAAAGAGGATGTATGCAGGGGAGAGCAGACACGGAGTCAAAAAGGATAGTAGGAAAATGGATAGGCTCAGAAACACAGTGCGGTATTGCTTGTTCCAAATGCGGGGTTGCAGTTGATGATTTCTGTCATTCGATAGATTATATTGAGTTAGATTATGAGCCAAATTTTTGTCCGAACTGCGGAGCAGACATGAGAGGTGAACAGGATGGATGACACGATTAGCAGACAGGCGGCGATTGATGTAATTGACAACTTTAATTGTTTTGAGTTCAGAGCCGACCAAATAGCGTTAGAAATCAAGATTAGAAACTTGCCATCCGCACAGCCCGAAATCATACGGTGTCGTGAGTGTAAATTTGCAAGTGGTGACAGTAGGATTTGTATGAAGTTTGACCATAGCCCGATTGGCGAACTTGATTTTTGTTCATGGGCAGAGAAGAAAGAGGATGCTGAATCGCGTTGGATACCAGTGACAGAGAAACTACCAGAGGAAGATAAAGATGTTTTGTGTAAAACATTAGCAGGAGTAATATTTGTGGCATCATATGGAAAATTGCATAGATGGACTGATGAAAAAGGATGGATAATAACACCAAGTTTAGAAAGAGCAGGTATAAGTTTTGTTGATTGGTGGATGCCATTGCCGGAATTTTATAAGGAGGGGGAGAAGTGATAAAATGAGTTATATAGTACCAAGGGATAAACCTAAGGAATGTTATAAATGTCCATTTATGGATAAGATTACGTATGATTGTAAATTGATGTACAGTAATAATTATCCTGACTTTAAGAGTCAGTATAAAGATTGTCCATTGGTTGAGATTTCATTTGGGGAAGAACAAATGGAGGCAGTTAATGAACAGCTTAAAGAGAGATAATAAAACAAAGTGCTGTGATAATTGTATCTTTTATGAATGGTATTATGGCAGATGTAAGAGGTGGATGTGTTTTATAAGCAATTAGCGAAGTGTTTGTGGGTTTTGGTTAGGGCGGCCTACGATTAAGAAAGGAAATTCGGAAGCGGAAGGAGAGACATGAGCGCAACAGAAATCAATATATTTATAACCGCAACGTGTTCAGTGGCTAATATCGCAATATTGGTGGCGATTTGGTGGAAATTGAGATAAGCAGAAGGAGAGACAGATGGAAGGTAAATACACACTCAGAGTAGAAACAGAGGGCATGGAAGAGGCAACGGAGCAGGTCGAAAAACTTGCAGATGCCTATGACGGCTTTCCCGCACAGGTAACGATCAAAAACTGCCGTAATTGCACATTTAATATCTACCCTAGTCAGACACGGTTTGTAGAAGCGGAAGGGAGCGAGACATGAAGTACATTATAGATTCAGATGACGTTATCGGATATACACCGAAATACGCAATGTTGTTCGGTGATGGGTACATGATTCAGCCATTGGAGGATTTAGAAGAACTCAACTCCGACTACATCAACGAGCATTACGGCAGTTTGCAAGATGATGCTTATCAGCGAGGACTTGATGATGCATGGGAGGCAGCAAGGAAGATTATAGAAATGACAAGCCCTCCGTATTGGGAAGTGTTCAATGAATACAAAGAGGATTTGTTTGGGAAAATCTCTGCTGCTGAAGCAATCGCCAAACTGAAAGCCTACGAAGAGAAGCAGAAGGCAGATGATGAGATTAAGGTTGGGGATGAAGTAAAAACACAAGGGGGAATAATCTTTGTTGTTACAAAAGTAACTGTAGGTAATCTTTTGGTGGGATTAACCAATGACGGTAGTCACTGTATATTTGAGATGGACAGGGTTGTTAAGACAGGAAGATATTTTGATATTGATAAAATTTTTAAGGAAATGAAAGAGGAAGATTTTCCTGATTTTTAAAAAATTTGGGATGTCGTTTTTATTTTTTAAAAAATTTGGGGTCGAGGAGTTGCCGTTATTTAGTTTTTTAAAAATTTGGGGTGTCGGGAATGTCGAGGGCAAACCATTTTGTGAAATTTTTCACAGATTATCCCGAAATATTACCCCCCCGAAAAGTTTTTAGGTACGTTACGTAGAGAGAGAAAAATTTTAGGTGAACGCCGCGTAGTCTAGTCCCAACAAAATTCCTCTCTTTTGAAAATACCCTCTCATTTTTCATCGGCTCAGGCGCGGCGGTCTGAGCCGAGTTTTGGTTCAGAAGTGTGATTGTGAAATTTTTCACAGAGCCAGACCTTGTTAAAAATTTCACACTTAATCCTTCAATTCATAACAAACGTTATTTAAGTGTTAAAAGTTTAACACACTTCATCACGGTGAAGTGATCAAGCACCAGAGTGTGTTAAACTTTTAACACTTATTTTGTATTTACTTGGAAACGGTTATTTAAGTGTTAATAATTTAACAATCGCTTACTCGCCACTCTTTGTTAAAAATTTAACACACTTCAATGCGGTAAAGTGTTAATGTGGCACAGTCCTAAACTTGTTAAAAAAATAACACACTTTAATGCACTAAAGGACTGAAGTGTCGCTCACAGACTTGACTTCGTTAGTTATTTAACAAACGATCTTGTTAAGGATCTAACACACTTCAATACACTAAAGTGATAAAGAGTCAAAGTGATAAAGTGATGATGTTTTAACACACTAAAGTGTTAATGTATTAAAGTATTAAAGTATGTTAATTAATTAATTAACTAACAAACTATTGATTGTTAGTTATTTAACAAACAAGCATGTTAATTATTTAACATTTATTTTGTATAAAAAGAAAAGCCTTTTTCAAGGCTTTTCTACTAACTGTCTTACTACTGTTACAATTACGTTGAAGTCAAGTGCTACGAAATAAAGAGTTTCTTCTTTTCCGAGGTCGATCACGTTTCTTTTATATTCTTCTTTGAGAAGTTCTTTTTCTTCAGCGGTGAGAGCGTTTCCGTTCTTATCCATCATGTGCATGTCTTCGATGTACTGTTCTCTGTAAGTTGTCATTTTGTTCACCTTTTCTTTCAAGTGGTTGTTTTCTTTTGTTAAGTTTATTATAGCACTTTGATATTAGATTGCAAGTATTTTTGATAAATTTATTATTTTCAAACAATTTAAACAATTAACAGATAATTTCACGGACGTGAGATTGTTAGTTAATTAACTAACAATCTCATGACTTTAGCACTTTAGCGCATTACAGCGCTGCAGGCCGAACCATTATACCACACAGGCAACCAACTTGTCAATATCAAAAATGCACAAATTTTGATAAAAAATTTTTATCCTAAAATTTTGACTTTTTTTTGTAATGATCTTGTAACATTTTCTTAATGTTTTGTAACATGTCAAAAAAGACCTAAAACTTCCATAAAAAAGCCAAAATTAATTTAAAACAAGTCAAAAAAGTACCTAGTCAGTCTATTGGTTATGTAGTATCATTATATCATCGAAAGGAACAAAAAACAAGCACATAGGAGGATCGAACAATGACAACTTTCATCTACATCGTAAACGGACAGGAATTTTATGGCGACAGCGCATGGGGCGAGAACTGGAAACAGGCTGTAGCAGTTGCTAAAGCCGAACACACCCATATCGAGAGAACTGTTATCAGACAGACTTGGCAGGGTGAAAAAATTGAATATGAAACTTATCTCAAGGGCGGTGTTTTTCTTCCTGATAGAATGTACACCGAGGACCAGTTAAAAGAAAAAAGGTATATCTTTTAAAAAAGGGGGTTGACAAACCTCAATCCCTATGATATACTTAAACCATAGAAAAGCAAAGGAGATTAAAAAATGAAAGTTAAACTTACCGCTTATATTCCTTATGAAAGAGAAGTTGAAATGACACCTGAAGAGTTTTGTCGTTTTCATAGTGGAGAAACATGGAACAACTTTTTCCCTGAAGAGAGCGTTGGTCAAGATTATTTTTTAGATGAAGCTGGAGAGATTGAACTTGATGATTTTCTTTATAGAAAAGATAAAAATAGGGGTTGACAAATTACAACCCCTATGATATACTTAAATCATCAAAGGAAAGGAAGTAATAAAAATGATCAATATTAGAACAATAAGAAAATTAGCAAATAATGATGGAATCACACTTAAAAGCGGAAAGGTTATCGAGTACAAAACAGGATGGCAAGTAGCCATATACGGAGTTGAAGTCAAGACCGCAAGAGAAGCAATTGAAGCGGTCAAGGCATACGGCGGAAACTGCGGAGTTTGGTTCGCCGATGGAATCTACTACATTGATAAGAGTTTCAGAGTAGATACAAAAAAGGAAGCATTGAGAATCGGCAGAGAACACAATCAAATCTCCATCTTTGGATGGAGCAGAAAAAACCTTGCTTATTGCTAAAAAGTTTAAAAAAGGGCTTGACAAAAGCCAAGCCCTTTGATATAATAAACTTAACAAAAACAAAGGAGGATCTGAAAAATGATGACACACGAGGAGATGCTTACAAGAGTAATCAGAGTCAAAGGATTCGAACATAGGGACACAATCCAGTTCGCAGGATGGCTTGAAAGAAATGCGGACAAGCCCTATCAGATTAAACTGGACGCTATGGAAGCCGCACTCGATGATACAGAGTGGGATTGGGAAGAGGACTGAGGTCCTCTTTTCCTTTTGTCAGCCGGCGCGCGGGCGTCCACTTCATTCCGCCGCGCACCGAGAATCAACATTATACCACAGGTCGAGGTTTTTGTCAAGCAAAATCTGCATGGCAATCTGCACAAAAAGATCCCGAAATCTTTGTGTATTTTGCCTATTGCAATTGGCGGTGGGTATGGTATACTAGAATCAACAAAAGGAAAGGAGATACCAAGATGAACAGCAAGCACTATACCAAGGACCGCCAAGCACGTGAAACCATTATCGCCAAGATCGGAACAGGAACTGTTATAAAGAAAGTGGTTGTAGACCGTGGTCACAGAAATGGACCGGAAGTTCATAAAATCACCGATACTGCACTCATCCTTGTATATAATCAGAGAACCGGAATCCTTGTAACAAAACTCATCGCAAGACCTGCTCAGATCCTTAGATACTATAGGGAAGATGAGCCGAAACCGACAAAGGTTATAGAACTCGCAAGGGTGCACGCAAGAAATAAATATTATGAAATGTAAATAAAAGGGGTTGACAAACCTCAACCCCTATTATATAATAAAGAAAAAACAAAGGAGAAATAAAAAATGACTATTAAAGATCTTTATGATTGGGCAGTAGCAAATGGAGTAGTTGATTATGATATTCTTTTAGGAAAAAATCTTTATGATACATACACTTTACAGACAGATGACGTTGATTGCTTTGATGTTGATAATGATAATAAAACAATAACAATTTAAAAAAGGGGTTGACAAACCTCAACCCCTATTATATAATAAAGATACAAGGTAAGAGAAAAAGGTCTGAATAAGGTTCGATTCCTTACTTACCTAGCGAGGGGAATAGCAGACGCCTCCATAAAGCAAAAGGTAAAATATCTGACAATCCTAGGCTCAGTCGGAGAAAAAGCCGAGTAGTAAATAGTCGCCAGTGGAGAAGTTGAAAATCACTGAGAAACTTCTCGATCTTTTTAAAAAAACTATTGACACACTAGATTTTTTATAATATAATAAGATTATCAAAAGAAAGGAATTGATCGAAATGTTAGCAACAAAGACCCCTAATAAAAAAATGAAAAGAGAACATGATAAGCAGAATAGAGTTCTTGTAACTTTCAATACTGGAACTAGAGTCCATAAGGACAAAAAGAAATACAATAGGGCAGACGGTAAGAAAGCCCTTAGAAATTACTTCTAAGGGCAAAAAATTTCCTATTGACAAAAAAATTTTTTTATGATATAATATATATATAAAGAAAAAGAAAAGGAGTGGAAAAAATGACAGAAGAAAAAAGATATGCTCTCACTTATGATTTTGATCAATATGATGATGATACTCAGTGTGAAGAGTTTGACACAGTAGAAGAACTTCTTAAAAGATATGAAGAAATCAAATGGGAAGTCTGTGAAATTGAAGCATGGGATGGAGAAAAGAAATTCGCACCTTGGTACAGGAGATAAAAATTTTTTGGACGTCGCGCGGGCGGCGGTCCCTGCGCGCCCCGCGACGAAATTCCAGTATACCACATGCCGCCACATTTTGTCAATTGGCAATCTGCACAAACATTGAGCCTAGAAAATCCCGAATTTTGTGCATTATTACTACTTGCAATCTAGGCTAGGGTATGATAATATTATACTTGTCAAGGGGATGAGGTATCCGCCACCTACATGAACCAGTGGTATCCCCACTATGGAGTTCGGTATCCGCCACCTACATGAACCAGTGGTACTCCATAGGATCAAATAATCAAGACCGAGAGGAGAAAAAACCATGACTATGACTAAATTAGAGATGGCTCTGAATCGCAGAGGACTTGCACTGAATACTGTAGTCTATAAGACTATCACTTCCAGATTTGAACTGCCGTCTGCTACATTCCTCGGATTTTTCAATGGATTCGAGTATTGGCTCGGCTTCCGCTCCAATATTATTTATAGAATTGCATAAGGGGGTATAAAAATGGATTGGCTTTATATAATTTTTACTGCTTGCATTTGTTTCACAACTGTGCTGAAAAGTTTAAATGAAGATTCGGACAGTGCTATCTTCATTCTTCTGACTATTGTACTATTTTTAGTAGGAATGGGAATATTTCCCCAACTTTTTTCAAGTATTTAAAAATAAGGGTTGACATCCCCTATTAAATAAAGTATAATAATCATATCAACAAATAACAATATAAAGTGAGGTATAAAAAATGATGTTTAATGCTAATCCCCAAAAATATCTTGAAACTACTGCCAAATTAATGGCACATCTTTTAGTAAATAAGGTTCCTTTTACAATCACACCTCTTTTTGATGGTTATCAATTTACTTTCCCTTGGTGTGCAGGAGATGTTGTCTGCCATAATGGAAGTTATGGAGCAAATCAAGGTCATGTAGAAAGCATGGATTTTCCTTGGGATGAAGAAGATGTAACAGAAGCAACAGTAGAAGAAATGGCAATGAACATTATCTCTTATTATAAAGAGAATAGGGGTTGACAAAACTCAACCCCTATATTATAATAAGTATACAAGGTAAAGAAAACTTTTAATCATCAAGAGGAGAAAATCATGGAAAGAAAAAAGAACATGACCCAGTGGGAAAGAAATGCGGTTGAAGCTAGAGATACTTATGGCGCCCATGTAGATTGGGAAGAAAGATTCTATGAGTGCCCCGAATGTGGCGAACCGATTTATGAATATGACTGGACTGAAAGGGAGTTGGGAGAATTTCTTTGTCCTATCTGCGAAGATGGTGAGCATTGGGAAGATGAAGACTGGGAAGATGATGTAGACGAAACAGGATACGACCCTTACATGGGTTGCTATTCCGATGATTGTTAATCCTCTTGAAAATTGGCGGCCGGCGCTCGGTCGCCCACTACCGAGCGCCGGCGAAATTTCATTATACCACACGTAGCCCCATTTTGTCAATAAGAAATTTGAATAAAAATATTTAATTATAGATCCCATAATTTGTGCAATATTCCGATATTGTATTTTTAATAATATTCATTTATAATTATAATTGTCAAGGGGAGAAGGGTAGCCCAAGGCAAGCCTTGATGGGTGGGCGGTTCAACTCCGCTAAGGTCGCTCCTTAAACGAAAAAAAATTAACGGATTGCAGAAAAAACCCCTTGACAAAATCAAATAAAATGCTATAATAAAATCATCAAGAGGAAAACAAATCACAAAAAAGGAGATAAGATTATGAGAAGAGTATGTTGGACACCTGTTAATCAGTACGGCGATGCAATCTTTGCTTTTATTAATATCACTCCGCCCGATGAGGAGATGGCAAGACATAAGTATCTTGCGGAAAAGCCTAAGAAACAGGCGGAGCGTCTTGCCAAGGCAAGTCCCAAGACTTTGGCAAAAATCGCTGAAATCAAGGCAAGAATTTAAAAAAAGGGGTTGACAAACTCCAACCCCTTTGATATAATAAATATACAAGATGAGGGATACAGGCAAGGGAAAGACCCAAGACGCCAAGTTGTCGCAGTAAGTCCTGTTGATAAAGTCCCACCACCGCAAGCCGAAGTCCTACTTTGCGGTATATAAATGTGAGGCAACATGCGGGGAGCGTCTGGAACCCCCAGGCTGGTAGGATGGACGCAAATTAATAAAGGATAGTAAGTGACATCGGGAAGCACAGCCGAGAGATATGGATTCGAATTCCATTAAAGTAGTTTAATTGGGAAAACACTTGGCAAGATGTAGGTTCGACTCCTACCTATCCTATTTAAATAAAATAAAAAAATGAGGTGATAAAAAATGAAAATTGAAATGAATCGCACTTTAACCGTGTCTGAAGAATTAGTAAGTATTCTTTCTCAGTTATCTACAATTTTTGAGGAAGATGAAGATTTTACAAATGCTTGCTTTGCTATTGCCAATCATGATTATGAATTTGAAATGAAAGATGGCTATGCTGATATTGTCTATGAAGACTGAATTTTTGACCGCGCCGTGGTCCTCGGGCCGCGGCGAAAAATCCATTATACCACACCCGAGCCACTTTTGTCAATAGGAAATTTGCACAAATTTTTTTCTGTACAGATCCCGAAATTTGTGCAACATTCCCTCTTGATTTTTTGCTCCCTATCCATTATACTATAGTTACAAGGTAAGGAAAGGAGATAACAAAATGAAGGTATTAGTATTCGATATGGATGGCACAATCGCTAATCTCTATGGTGTAGATGGATGGCTTGACTGCCTTATGGCAGAGGATGCCAGACCGTATACAGAAGCCCGCCCTTTTTATGATATGTTCGCTATGATGGAAGTGCTGAACGAACTGAAGAATGACGGATGGCGTGTTGTTGTTACTACATGGCTTGCTAAAGATGCCACTAAAGAATTTGATAAAGCAGTTAGAAAAGCAAAACTGGAATGGCTTGAAAGATTCGGTTTTCCCTATGACGAACTGCACATGGTTAAATACGGCACAACAAAAGCCGATTGCACAAGAAAATTAGGCGGTCATCAGATTCTCATTGATGATAATGCCAAAGTAAGAAAAGGGTGGACGCTGGGAGCAACCTTTGACGCAAACAAAAATGTTTATGAATTTCTGAAAAATTTGAGATTTGGGGGTTGACTTTTCAGCCCCTATCCCCTATAATAATACTTGTAAAGAACAACAACACAAAAGGAGAAAACAAACATGGACAGAAGAATTAATTACCTTATGGGGCTTGACACTGAAACTTGCAATGGTATTCTTGTTAATGATAAACTTGATTTAAGTCAGTCAATTGTGTATGACATTGGTTGGGTTATTACAGACAAACAGGGCAGAATCTATGAAACACGTTCATTTCTGATTTATGAGGTTTTTGTAGCAATGAAGGATGTTATGAATTCTGCTTATTATGCTGATAAAATCCCTATGTATTGGGAACAGGTTAAAAATGGTCAACGTAAACTTGTAAAGTTTTCCACAATGTATAATCAGTTTTGGGAAGATGTAAAAAAATACAGTGTGAAAAATGCGTTTGCCCACAATGCTAGATTTGATGTAAATGCACTTAATAACACAATTAGATTTTTAACAAAATCTAAAAAGAGATTTTTCTTTCCTTATTCTATTGAAATGTGGGATACTCTGAAAATGGCAAGACAGACCATCGGCAAGCAGAAAAGTTACAGAAAATATTGTGAAATTAATAATTTTGTAACAAAACATAAAGTGCCTCAGCCTCGACTTACCGCTGAAATTCTTTACAGATATATTACAGGCGATGTAACATTTGAGGAATCTCATACAGGGCTTGAAGATGTACTCATTGAAACTAAAATTATGGTGCATTGTTTTCGACAACATAAGAGAATGGAAAAGCGACTTTTTACAAAAGTCGCTTGACATTTCCCCTTCTATCCCTTATAATTAACTTATCAACAAAAGTAAAGAGGTGATAAGCATGAAATACAATTTTAATGGTAAGGAAATCAATATTCCCGATGCGGAAATTGAAAAGAACATGAAACTTCTTGATATTTCCAAAGAGGAAGCAATTGCAATGTGGCTTGATGATAACGACTATACAGAGAATGAGGAAGTTGAAGAACTGACTGCAAAAGCAAAATCTGTTAAGCGTTACGAAAAAGCCGAAAAGCCTAGAAAAGCCACAAAGAAAGAGCGCAAGGTAGATGAGGAAAAGAAAGAACTTCTGAACCTTTGCAGAATCCCCATCGAGGGAGCAGGCGGAATTGTTACAGAAATTAAAAACGAGGCGGAGTTTTCGTTCACATTTGGTAACAATTGTTACACCGTCAAACTTGTAAAGCACCGCCCCCCTAAAAAGTAAAAATCAGCGGACTGCACAAAAGCAGTCCGCTATTTTTGTGCATAATTTTTTTCAAAAAACTCTTGACAAAATCTGGCGGGCGTGGTATAATGGCGGGCCGCGGACTGGCGCTTGCAGCTGGTCCGCGGCCAAATTTCAATTATACCACACGCCAGCACTTTTGTCAAGCACTTTTTCATCGGCATTTTGCACAAAGATCTTCCCAAAATTTGTACTTTACAAACAAAAAAAGTTTTGATATAATATATTTACAAGGTAAGGGAAAGAGGAAATGAAAAAGCCTACTCAATCCCAATACGCGAAAATGCAAAAGGCTTGCTCCCACGTGTTCCTTGTAAAGTCAAGAAATAAAAAATAAAAAAGTTCTTGACAATTTAAAAAATATCTGCTATAATAAGTACATAAGATAAAGAAAGAAGTACAGGGCAAGGGGCTGATGCCTAAAGGTACGGTCGAAAGCCTTCGGAAAACTTCAAAATCTTAAAAAAACTGTTGACAAATAAAAAATCTTGTGTTATAATAAATACATAAGATAAAGGAAGGAAGTGAACAGAATGAGAGACCCTCCGATATAAAGGGCAGTAAGACCTAAAAAAAGAACGGCGGATGCCCTTCGGCAGTAAGTCCCACAGTAAAAAATTAAATTAAATTAAATTTTTAACGACAGTTCCAGTTGCGAACTAAAAAAGTCGGGAAAGGAGTCAATGGAAATGAATTGGCATGAAAAATAAGCGCCATGTAGGTGGCTAGGGCGCTATAACATAAATACTAGCATCCATGCGGTATAAGGCGCCAAATCCGCGAAATAATCATAAAAAAATAAAATTTCATATTGACAAACTTAAAAAAATAAGATATAATAAATATAACAAATAAAGAAATAAACAAAAGAAAGAGGTGTTATTTATGGCAAACAAGATGACTTACGCAGTAGCAATTGACAACGCAATCGCTGGCAACATCAATGAGGAAGTGCTTGAGAGGCTTGAGGCACTGAAGGTTCAGCTTTCCAAGCGTGGTTCGGGTCACAAGGGTCTGACCAAGACCCAGAAGGAAAACGAGGAACTCAAGAACGTGATTCTTGAGAATCTCAGAGCCGAGGTTGATGGCATGACTGCCACTGAGGTGGGTAACTCCATCGCAGTTACTTGCCAGAAGGCTTCCGCTATCCTTCGCCAGATGGTCGAGGGTGGCACTGTCCGCAAGGACAAGGTAGGTAAGGTCGTCCGCTTCTATGCGGTCGACTGACCTACTAGGGTACTGGATTCGGTGGGGTTCGATTCCCCACCTACCCTATCAATTTTCAATATTTGGTTTCCTCCTTTCTTGTGCGGGCACCCCTTCGGGGGTGCTTTTTGTTT